TCGCGGGGTTGCCCACGATGGCCGCCGAGAGTCCCCACATCGTGGCCGTGAGATCCATCGCTGCGAGCGCGCCAGCCGCCATCGCGACGCTCAGGGCTGTGAGGCCCGAGACGAGCGCGCTGATCACGGCGGGCGCGGCGACGATGCCGATGGCCACGGAGAGGGCTATGAAAGCGGCGGAGTGCTCCTTGACGAAGCCGATGGAGCCCATCGTCGCGCTCTTCAGTGCGTTGATGCCGGTCAGAATCGCCTCGACCGAGGCGAGCACGAGGGGTGCAGCGGTCACGGCGAGGGCAGTCCACTGCCGTCCCAACTCCTCAGCGGCGAGGTTGTAGCGGTCGGTCATGTCGGACGCTTGCTGCATCTCGATGGGCGTGCGGGCGAGCACGCCATTCGCCGCGTCCATCTTCCCCTCGAAGTCCTTGACAAGAGGGATGAACTCGCGCCAAGCACGAACGCCGAACAGTGCCGAGCCCGCCGCGTTCCGCGTCTGCTCGTCCATCTTTTGAAGGCTGCCGAACACGAGCGGGAGCAACTCGTCCATCTCCATCGCTTGCGCGTTCGCATCGCTGAGGCCCGGCACGAGTTCGCGCAGGGCGTCTGCCGCTCGCGACGTGCCGCCCGCCATCGCCTCCTCCATTGAGTTGCCGAGGCGGAGCGTGATGAGGGAGAGGCGACTGGAACTCACATTCGCGAGGTTCATCGCCGTGGACCAGCGGTCAACCTCCTCGATGGCGAGGCCGGTCATCGTGCTGATGCGCGCTTGCTGGTCCATGTAGTCGATGCCGGACTTGCCGAGGAATCCGACAGCGGCGGCAGTCGCGGCGACGGCTGCGGTGAACGCGGTGACCGTACCGATCAAGCCCGTCTCGCTGTTGAGGCCGGTGACGATGCCCTCCATGGACGTGGCGAAGTTGCCTGTCACACCGACCAGCGTGTTCAACTGCGGGGCGAGGTTGCTGACGCCCGACGACAGATTGCCGAGTGCGTCAGTCATATCGCCCGAGGCGGCGGCGCTCGCCTCAGCGGAGTCGGCTTGGTCATTCTGCTGCTGCGTCAGACCGCCGAGCCCGTTGTCGGCGAGGCCTGACAGCGCTTGCGAGGCCTCGGTCGCGGAGCCGACCAACAGGTCAAGCGCCCCATACAGAGCGCCCGCCGTGAGCGCCGCCTCGGACGTGCCATTGGCGACCAACAGCGCCTCTGACTGTACCTCGCCGAGCGCCCCCACGCTGTTCGTGAGGTTGTTGTTGAGTTGGGAGAGGATGTCGCTGAGGAGCGCTTCGGCCTGCATCAGCTCAGAAGAGGATTCACGGGCAGAGATGTTGCCCTCTTCAAGGTCGCTCACGGCAAGGCGCGCGTCACCCACCTGATCACGGAACGTGTCCATGATGTCGCTGAAGTCATCTTCAGCCCGCAGACGGATGACGATGTCGCCGTTGCCGCTGACCACCTAGTATTCCACTCCTAGTGAGCGCAGGATTTCGTCGCCGTCCTCTTCATCGTCCTCTTGGCTGAGAGCGCTTCCGCCGCCGGAAGCCTCTGCCCTGACTCGCGCCTCGATGTACTCAAGCGTGACCAAGTCCGCGACCAGCTGTACGGGCATCACCCCTACCGCTTCCGTGTACGTTGGCCGCACCTTCATCCTTCGGAGGAGTTGTGCCTCATGAAAGTCCGCCGGCAAGGGCTCGCCATACCTGAGGGCTGCGTACAACTCCTCCTCTAGGATTTTGACTGGGCAGCCGTCCGAACGGGGTTGGCCGCCGTCAGCGCCTCGTTCAACGCCTTGATGGTGTCCTCGTCCAGACGCCCGATGTACTCCTTGGTCAGCGGCACCGGGTTGCCGGCCATCGGGTGCCCCTCGGGGAACCGGAACGTCCAGCCCTCGATCATCCGCTCCGCCGTGGCGATGGCCATCGCGCTCATGTTGAGCGAGAGTTCCAGGTCAGGCTGGTCGTCTCCCTCCACGATGGCGCGGCGCACCTTGGTCGCCCGCTGCGAGATGTAGTCACGGTCAGCGGCGGTGTACTTGGTGCGGTAGGTGATGGAGTCACCGTTCTCGCACTCAAGCACCGCCGTCTGCGCCCAGACAAGACCCATACCCATCTTGTGCCAATCCTTCCCTTGCGGGGCAGAGCGCCTCCCGATTAGGAGACGGTGCCCCAGACGAAGCCGGTGGCCGTGGCGGGCACGAAGTCGGCTTGGTAGCCCACGATGCCCTTCAGGCCCATGGTCGGCGAGTAGTTGTGGCAGAGCGCCGTCCCGTGAAGGAGCGGGTAGCCCGCCGTGCTGCCTGCCGGCATGATCTGGATGTGGTAGCCCGCCGTACCGCCGACGATGGCTGACAGCACCGCGTGCGCCCGGTTCGCGGTCGTGTTGAACTGGCCCTTGATCGACACCGGAGTGTCGAACTGGCCGAGCAGGTAGTTCTTGCTGTTCTCGTTGAAGCCGGTGGCCTCAGCGGTGTCGTACTTGATGGGCGCTTGCACGTCGTCAGCGTCGCTGCTGATCTCGCGGTCGGCGGAGCCGTCGTTGACCCAGATGCGGAGGGTCTTGGCGTGGAACTTGGGCACGTCTCTGTCCTTTCGGTCGGTTTCAGTTCAGTCTCTACGACAGCGGGCGGGCGAACGAAATGACCGCCTCCGCGCTGCCAGCGGGGATGTTCCGGCGGAGGTAGCGGTTGACCGTACCCGTCACCGACTGTCCATCACTGTACGGAGCCGTGCCGCTCGCGAACGTGATGAGGTCAACCCACGGCCCCGCCGCCGAGGTGCCGTGTTGGATCACCGGTGCCACGGTGCCCACGACTGTGAGGGCGTTGAGGTAGGCCCTGAGCCCGAAGGCGGTCGCCGCGCCGTTGTCGTCCAGCACCGCGCCGTCAGCCGTGCTCCCCGGCGGCGTGTACTCCAGCAACTTGCTGATGGGGTCGATGCCGTAGGCGTCAAGGGAGTGGAACTCCGCCGACGCCTCGACCGCCGCGTGGAGGCCGTTGTGAACGTTGTAGTCGCTCATCACGACTGCCGAGCCCGCGAAGCAGGGCGCGCCCGGCGTCGCCGTGCCAATCGGGGCGACCGTGAGGACACGCCCGGTCTGCGCTGCGTTCAGGTCAGCCGTCGCGACCGCGTGCTGGGCGGGAAGCGCGCCGGTGTTGAACCACCCCTTGTAGGAGTACATCGCATCGCGCTGGCCGAGCACATATGACTTGCTCGCGTCCGAGTAGGACGCGACCTCAGCCGTGTCGTGCTTGAACGGCACGCTCACGTCGTTCAGGTCGCCGGAGAGGTTGTACCCGCCCCAGAACACGCGGACGTTCTTGCCGTGGAACTTAGGCATCGGGCGTCACCCCATCTTCCTCAGCGTCCGGCACCGTAGGAGTGCCCTCTGCTGGCGCATTGGCCCCGGCGAGGGCGCGAGCCCGCTTGTCCAGCGGGGTCACAGCGCCGAGCCCGTAGAGCGCGACCGCATCCTTGTCGTTCAGTTCGACCTTCTCGCCAACCTCGTGCCGCTCCTCGGGCTCGCCCGGCGACTTGACGAGGTTGAAGCCATTGGTCACTTCCCACTGGCTCACTCGGCACCTCCGTGATCCTGTTGATCAAAACTGAGCAACTCCAGCGCGTGCACCTGGATGATCTCCTTGAAGAACTTGTTGCTCCCCAACGTGACCAGCTGAGGCACTGCGCGACCCCGGAGCGCTACCGCATCGATCACGTTGGCCGTGCCGCCGAGTTCGTGATACTGGTTGATCCGGTCGATGATGTTCTGGCGGAATTCATCGGCGTCGGTGACCACTTGGTCTTCATCAATCCAGCGAACGAACGTCGCGACATCGATGATCCAGTTGATCGACGCCTGTCCCTTGTACGCGAAGTCCTTGCGCTCGAATGAGTTGTACTGCGTGATGGCCGCGCGCTGGTGCCCCTCGGCGAGGAAGGTCATCTTGTTGCTCACCGACTGCTCAAGGCCGGTGATGCCCTGAAGGGTCGTGATGAGCGCCTCCTCGACCAGTTTGTACGACATCAGGAACCGTCCCTGACCGCCGGGTCGGAGCCCGACTGCGGGTTGCGGAACTGGCCGCGCCGGAAGCGATTGGGGATGTCATCCGTGTCCTCGGCGCGCGTCTCGCGGTCGGCCACGCTGATGCCGCTCGCCTTGGTCACGATGTTCGTCGCCGAGGAGCCCGCCGTCGCGCCGAGGTCAGCGAAGGCGTTGGAGTTGACAAGCGCCTCCAACTCCTTGCGCATCGTCATGAAGGTCTTGAAGCGCTCATTCGCCTCGCCGGTCGCGGTCGTGGGGTGCGCCAACTCGATGAGGATGGACACGTCCAGCGCGTTCAACTGCTCAAGGATGGCGAGCACCTGCGCGTTCGTCTGCGTCGCCGAGTAGCCCGCCTTGGTCAGCAGACCGACGATGCGCGAGTACGACAGGTTGATCCACTGCTCCACGACCTCCAACGTCGGGTGAGTCTGCGCGCCAAAGGAGCCGCTCAACGTGAGGTGGCGGTTCAGCATGCTCACGTCGGTGAGCAAGGCTCCGGCTGCGGTCTCAAACCCCGTGTAGGTCATGGCCTAGTTGCTCCGCCCGCGAACCGACAGGGTTGCCGTCCCCGCCCCGCCGCCGTTCCGCATCTGGACGCCGATGTACGGGTAGTTGCCGACCGACACCGCCGTCCCCGCCGCCGTTCCCGCGCCGAGCGCGAGCGTGGCGACCGTCCCGGCGAGCACAGCTGCCTCGGTGTAGCCGAGGACGTCAACCGAGCCCGCGTTGCTCAGGAGGGCGTTGATCGCGAGCGTCTGGATGCCACCCCGCTGGATGACATCACCCGCGCCCACCGTGTACGAGCCCTTCCAAGGGCCGGGGAACGGAGTGGAGTACGTTGCCGCACTACCAACCGCCGCAGCGCTCAGACGGTAGAGTTGGACCTCACGGCCCTGTGAGAGCCGGAACTTCGCGGGCAGCACGTTGACCATCTTCGGCCTCCTCAGCGATCAGCTGATACTTGCGAGGGGTGAGTTCGTCGCCGAGACGTGCCAGCAGCGGCGACCAGTGGTTGTTCCAGACGACATCCCAGTCGTAGTCGTGGGCGAACTCGGCTGCCTGCTTCTGCATCGCAGCCGTCTTGCCGGATTGGTAGGCCTCTCGCAGCGCCTCTGTCGTGGCGGCGGCGTTTGCGTACACCTGCCACGAGCCGGTCGGCACCCAGACCTTGTGATCCCACGGCACCTTCCAGCCGACGCCGACCAACTCCGGACACGCGGTCGCGTCGGTGACGATCACCGGCGTCCCGCACGCCTGAGCCTCGATGATCGGGATGCCGAACCCCTCGCCCATCGTGGGCAGGAGGAGCACATCGAAGGCGTTGTACAACTCGGCGAGCGTCGAGTCGTCCAGCCCAAGGAAGGCGTAGTAGTCCTGCGTGAAGCGCACGAGCCCGCTCAGGCCGTAGTGCCGGGCCATCGCCTCAAGGTCGGGCCCGCCCATGTGAGGCGTGGACGTCGTATGAACGTACATCCGGGCCTCGGGGTGCGCGTCGTGGAGCGCCTTGAATGCCTCAAAGGCCTCGGGGAAGCCCTTGCGCGGCGGGTTGGACTTGTTCGCGGCGACCATCCCCACGAGGTAGCAGTCATCCTCGAAGCCGAGCATCCGCTTGGCCGCCTTCTGGTTGCGCTTCGGCCTGAACACCTTGGTGTTGACGCCGTGAGGCACGTAGACGTTCTCAATGCCCTGCTCATTCAGCAGCGCCTCGGCGTGACGGCTGTACGTCAGCGGCAGGTAGGCGTTCTTGAGCCGGGGCAGGAACGCCTCGGGAAGGGTCAGCGTGTCGACCGGCATGTACGGGCACCACGTGAAGCCGTCGCCGTAGTCGGGCCGCAGCACCCAGATGTCCATGAGCGTGATGACGAGGTTCGCGTCGAAGGCGTTGACGTGCTTGTTGATCACATCGTTGCCCCAGAGGTCGTACATCGCCGGGTACACGGTCACGCGCTTGTTGCCGTTGCCGATGGGCCACTTGGCGATGCCGCCCTGAACGCCCCAGTACGCGAAGATGGCAACGTCATCGACCTTGTCATGCTTCATCATGCGCGGGAGAATCTGGTTGGCTTGGACGCCGTACCCGGTCGGGCAGTGAGGCGCGTTGCTCTGCCAGAGGATGCGGAGCGGCTTGTCGGTCATCGGGCGTGCCTCCCAATTTCAACGGGTTGAATAGCCTCTGTCGCCCGAGACGAAGTGCCGTTGGCACGTCGGCCCTCCGCCCCGGACGACAGCGGCGAATCCGCAAGACGGCGAACCGTGTTGCGGACGTTCATACGAGGGCCAGCCGGGTGTTGTCATCGACAAACATGTGCTGGATGATCTCGTTGCGACGGTTCCAGACGCAGCGGGGACACTTGTCCAACTCGCCGCCCTCTCCCGCCGTGATCGTGTCCACGAGGCGTCGGTGCTCATCGCTGAGCCAGACGTCCTCGAAGGTCGCGCTGTGCGCGTACTCCGCGCCGAAGCGCAGGTCAGTGCGGTCTTGGCAGACCGCGAAGTCGCCGGTGGCGGTGAGGCACGTGCCGCTGATCACGGCCCGGCACTTGTCGTACGAGCGCGGCGTCCAGAACCCGTCGAACTTCTCACCGAGGGCGAAGATGTCCACCGCGTGGCCGTACAGCCGCTTGGCCTCCAACCCCATCTCGTACACGGTCGGCATGATCGCCCGCGTCGCCGCGTCCTCTGCCTTGTCGTACCAGAACGCCGGGCGAATCTGGACGAAGTCAACGCCGAGGTCTGCGGCCACTCCGCAGAACGGGATGATGTCGTTGTAGTTGTAGTGGTCCACCACGAAGGCGAGGCCGATGTCGCCCTTCTTGTGAGGCACCGCCGCACGGACGTTCTCAAGGATGCGCGGCCAGTCAGCCGTGCCCTCGCCGCCGTGATTGGTCTTGAAGTGCTGCTCCGGCGTCCCCGCGTTCAGGGAGATGCGGAGGTAGTCCACCGTGGCCGCGACCTCGGGCGTCAGGAGCGCGCCGTTGGTCGACAGCGCGACCTTGAGGCCCGCCGCGACCGCCCGGCGCATCGCGTCCGGAGTGCGCTTGTTGACGAGCGGCTCGCCGCCGCCGCTGAAATGCATCAGGACAGCGCCCGTCCGGGCCGCGTCGTCCACGGCCTTCATGAGGATGTGCTCGGGCATCAGGACGTGGTTGACGAACTGCTCGCCGTTCTGCCGGAACATGCACCACCCGCACGAGTGGTTGCAGATGTTCGAGGGGTACACGTGCCAGTCCACCGGGAAGGGCATGCCTCCGGCGGCAATCTCCTCAAGGCGGTCGCCATGACGGAGAATCTTCCACGAGTTGAATCGGTCGAAGTTGTCGCTCATCGTGCCACCTGCTGAAGAACCGGCGCGGTGCGCAGTCGGCGCTCCCCGCCAAAGCGTTGATCGAGGCGCGCGACCTTCCCCTTGTACAGGTCGTGGAAGTGCGCGCCGTTCTGCGCGAAGCGCTGGTTGAGGTTCGGGTCAAACCGCTTGGTCGCCGTCTCCTCGTGAACCGCCTCGCCGGGAAGGTACATCACCTTGAAGCCCTGCGCCCATGCATCCACGCAGAGCGCGACATCCTCCCACTGGACGCCCGGCCACTGGACGAGGCGCGGGATGCGCTCGAACACGTCAGCCTTCACGTAGCAGAGCGAGGCAGTGACGTAGCGCACGAAAGAGGGCTCACCCTCCCGTCCGTCACGGATGTGACCCGCCACCATGTCTGGCGTGACGTAGCCACCATCGTGCTGGATCTCGCCGGTCGGGTATCGCAGGAGGAATCCGAACACGTCGGCGTCGGCGTAGTGATCCCAGAGCGGGTTGAACGTCTCGGGCCCGACGAACACATCGTCATCGATGATGAGGCAGTCCTCGCCGCGCTCGCGCTGTGCGAGGCAGTCGTTGATCGCCGCCGACCAGCCGGGGACGCCGGACTGGATCAGGTTGACGTCGAAGGGCGCGTGCTCGCGCAGGGCGTCCTCGGCGCGAGTGCCGAGGCGACCGAGGGTGGGCATCAGGACGTTTACGCGGCGCGGCATAGCAGTTGAACCCTCCCCTCGATGTCTTCAACTCGCCACCCGGCGCGCTCGGCCATCTGGAGCGTCGTGGGCCGGACGGACTCAAGCAGGATCACGCCGAACGGCGGAACCCGAGTGGCGCCCAACTTGAACGTCTCCCACGAGGCGTCGAACAGGTACAGGATGTGGATGCGGTCGCGCAACTGGCGGAGGAACGCACCCGCCTCCATCGAGTAGACCTCGATTTCATCGAGGCCCGCTGCCTCCAGCGCCGCATTCAAATCCTCGACCAAGTCCGGGTTCGGGTCGGTGACGTAGCACTCACCCTTCCCCAGCGCCTCGCCGATCAACTCCTGCATCGCCGTGTGGTCAAAGGACACCCCGGCGATCACCACCGTGAGGTAGTTGTCGCGCGAGTTCACGCCCTTGTCCACCCGGTCGAATGCCTTCTCGATGATCCTCATCGGGCCGTGCCTGCCCTTCCGTAGTCGTCTTCAAGTCGTTGGATGTCATCCTCGCGGATGTCGTCTCCCGTCGCGACCTCGACCACGATGAGCGCGGTCAGCGGGTTCGCTTGGAGGCGGTGAATTGCGCCCTTCGGGACGTCCACGACCGTGCCCACGTTGAGGCTGAACGTCTTGCCGTTGACGAGGGCAGAGCCCGAGCCCCTGACGACCAGCCACTTCTCAGAGCGGTGCTGGTGCAACTGGAGGGAGAGCCTCTGGCCGGGGTCGATGACCAACCGCTTTGCGCAGTAGCCGGGGCCCGACTCCATCACCTCGAAGATGCCCCAAGGACGCGGTGTGATCGTGCTCACTTGGCCGACCTCACGATGTCCCAGAACTCCCCGGCGGCGCGGTCGCAGCGGTCGAGCAACTCGACCATGTCGCAGTCGTAGGACTCGATGCCCACGCGGCCCGTCATCTCGACCTGAAGGCCAAGCGCGAACGCCTCCATCACGATGTACGGAAAGGGCTCGGGCACGCGCGGGAAGTGGATCAGTTTCGAGTACCGGGCGAGCGTCGGGTACCAGTCCGCCTCGGGCACGAAGCCCTTGAAGTTGCAGAACTGGGCCGGCACTTGATTCGCCACGTCCATGGACGGCGAGTAGAAGTCCACGCCCAGACGGTGGTCGGCTGCCCATCGCATCGCGAGGTCTGCGCCCTTGTCGACGCTCCACTCGCCCGCCCACACGATGCCCAAGTCCCGCTCGCGCGGGTCAAGCGCGTGCGCCCGAATCTCGGCGACCGGGATGGGGCAAGGCAGCACGTACGGGTTCGAGGGGGCGACACCCCAGCGCTCCGCGTAGAGTCGCTGGTGCATCGGGCTGTCGTAGAGCGTCGCCACGGCGCGCTCGGACAGAGCCTTGCGCCACTCGCTGTTCCCCGGCTCGGCCCACAACCCCGTCTCGATGCGGACGTGCGCGGGGTGAGACACGACTGCCTCAAGCGCCTCGGGCCGGGCCCGCTGCGCGAGGTAGGACACGACCACGTCGGCGGCGGCGATGGCCTCGACGGGCTGCGAGTGCGAGGGCTGGATGAGGTCGACAACGATGTCGTCGGGAGCGACGCCAAGGAGTCTGCCGAGCATTCGAGTCGCGCCGCCCGGACGTTCCGAAGGCGCAAGGTCACTGATGACTGCTACGAGCATGGTACTCCTTGGCGTCTCTGAACGGGCGCTTATGGCGCCTACTGAACGCTATGGTCAGGGTTCCGACTATCCAGAGCCCTCTTCCTCAACTGCTACGCACTCGACGTAGCCGTGAGAGCCGTCACTGCCGGTCAGGACCAGACGCGCGGGGCCGACGATTTCAAGGTTGCCCTTGATGATGCGAGGCTCGGGGTCACCCTCAAACCTCAGAACTCGCCAACCCTCGCGCGTCCAGTCCACCAGCATTACGTGTGATCGATCCAGGTCACGAGCAGCTGGTTGCCCGTGTTATCCACCGCGTTCGCGCCGACGGTCATCACGTTCGCCCCGGCGGTGAAGTCCGCATTGGCACGCTGCGCCGCCGTCGCGATGCTCGCCGCCGTCGTGAGGACGATGACGCCCACGATTTCGTCGCCGGCAGCCATGCCGGTGATGTCGTAGGTCGTGTCCATCGTCTCATCGATACCGGCGATGAGGTTCTGCTTGACGATGCCGGTCGCCATCTTCGCGCCGGTGACCGCGCTGGCGGCAATCTTCGCGGTCGTGACCGCGAGCGCCGCCAGTTCGTTCGTGCCGATGACCGTCGCGTCGGTGATGTACACCTCCACGATGTCGGTGGCGACGACAGCGACACGACCGATGATCTGCACCTGGTCGTCCGCGCCGGACGGGGCGGCGAGAACGCACTCACCCGCCGTCACATCGAGGTACACCGGGTCACCGACCGCCGCGCCAGAGAGGTCGAGGGCGGCGGAGCCGGTGCCGTTGACAGTGCCCCGGTAGACCTTCGCGGCGAGGCCATTGGTCGCGGTCGCCAGCGAGGCGGTCGTGACGAACTGAGCGATGCGCCCAGCCGCGTCCGCGTCCGCCTTCGTGATGAGCCACTTGTCCTCGGAGGCGTTGTAGCCGCTGATGTAGACCGGCGTGCCGGCAGCGAGGGTGCCGCCCGTCTCGTTGCGAACCTCGACCAGCGAGCCGAGCGAGCCGCCCGCGCCGATCGGTTCCCACGCGGGAGAGGCCTTGGTGCCGCCGTTGATGTAGATGACGCCGTTGGTCACGTCGGCGCAGAGCGAGCCCTTGCCCGCCACGCCCGCACCCGTACCAGAGGTGCCGTCAGTCGGCGCGCCCTCGTTGGACATGATGCAGAAGTCGATGTCGCCGCCGTTGACGCCGGTGGCAATCCGCAGAAGGCCACGGATGACCGTGTTCCGGCGAATCTTCTCCCAACCCATTTTGAGGCTCCCAGTTCCAGGACTCTGCGGCGACCCGCGCCGCTACCTCCCAGTTATCGTTGGCTTGCTAGCGGTCGGCGCTCATGTCTGCCGCACCGGCCATCCCGGCGATTTCGCCCCGCTTCATGAGGTCGAGGTGCGTACCGCTCGGCGGCAGCACCTCCTCGGCGGCGGGCGGCTTGGCGAAGCGCTCCTCATCCGTCAGGAGCCGGTTGGGCTCCTCGACGCCGGGCTTGTGAGTCCGGGCGTGACCGGTCAGACCGCTCTGGTGAGCGAACTGACGCTGGCACTCGCCGCAGACCAGCGCGTCCTCGCCCGTGAAGGGCTTGGCGTAGTTGTACTTCAGGAGGGCATCGTCATTGCGAAGCCCCTGAAGCCGGAACAGTTCGCCCTGAGAGAGCGGCTGGTCGCCGTACTGCTTCATCTGCGGCGAGACCACGAACATCGTCTTGCCGTCGTTGATGACCTTGGTGCTACCAGTCACTGTCTTGCCTCCTCGGGCGGTTCCTTCAGTCGCGCCGCCCTTGGCGGCTCGGTTGCGGGCGGCGAGTTCAGCGGGCCAGCAAGACCGGCAGAACTTCCCTGTGCACTCGCCGCCGCAACCGTTACACTTAGCCATCTTCAGACCTCTCTGGCGTGCCCCAGAGCGGGCTGCGGGTTACGCAGCCGCCCCGTCGAAGAAGTAGCCCGACTGCGCCTCGGTGGCGACCATGTCGAGGTACGAGTGCGACTCGATCCAGTCCCGGCGCGGGCGCTCCTCGCGGCCCTTGCGGATGTACTGCACCGCGCCCGGCGAGACCATGGGCCGCCAGACGAAGGTGTAGCCCGCAGCCGCGACCATCAGGCCGGGAGCCGGGGGCGTGTACAGGAGCAGGGCGTCCGCGCCGACCACCCGCGCGAGCGTGAGCGAGGCACCCTCGGCAGACGAGCGGTAGGACGCGCGAGCGACCATCACCTCGTCAATTTCGAGAATCTCCGCGAGCAGCTGACGCTGGACGATGGCAGGGTTGCCGGTCGTCGCACCGCCACGGATGCGGTCCACGAGGTCGGGGTGGTGCTTCAGGCGGCGCCAGACAAGCGACCCGAGGATCAACTTGTTCGGGCGGACGCCGGTGTTCTGCTCCACCGTGTCCAGGCCGTCCTCCAGGTCGTTCAGCGGGTCAGAGCCGCCGAAGTCCGACCAGACCACGAAGTCGGTGCCGCCGACCTTGTCGGTGCCCCAGACGCCGGTGATCATGAACGAGGCGGCGAACTGCCGCTCACGCCGGATCAGCTGGAGTTGCGTCGTGAACAGCGTCGCGTCGTTGTCGAGGTTGAAGACAGCCTCGGCGTTGGCGCGCAGTTCGTCCGGAATCTCGGTGCCGATGGCCCAGTTCCGAGCGAAGTACGTGTTGCTGTTCGTGATCTTCCAGCCGCTGGTCGGTGCCTGGGCACCGGGGGCACGCAGCATCGCGCTCCCCTCGTCGGCGAAGAAGTAGCCCCGGTCATACACCGGGTAGATGTCCGACTGCTTCTCCACGAAGACAATCGGGAACGCCTTGTCAGCGATGTAGGCGTCCATCTGGTTGTAGTGCGCAATGCTCATGTTCGTGAGCAGGGCGTTGACGTGAACGTCACCGACATCGGGCTGCGGCATCAGGGACTCTCCTTCAGACTTGTTTCACGAACGCGTGGCGGGACTCAGTCAAGCCCCGCCTCGCGACTAGGCGGTGCCGGCGAATCGACCGGGCTGGACGGACATCATGAACAGCGAGCCGGAGCCGCCCGCGACGGAAACGGCGTAGCCGCCGATCCAGTCGCCCGCGACCACGGTCGCCGAGCCACGGCCACCGGTGACGGCGCGAATCGCGTCGCCCACGGCAATCTCCGCACCCGCCTCGACCTTGACGATGGAACCGATGCCGGCGACGGCAGCGGCCCGGCCTTGGGCGGCGGGCTTGTTCAGGAGGACGCCGACGATGGGCGAGAGCGCCGCCGTGGCGCTGGTCGCCGCGACCACGTCGCCGTCCGTCTCCTGCGTCATCAGACGGAACTGGTTGCTCGACAGGTCGCCACCGGCGACGTACGAGAACTCGTTGATCTTCTGCGAAACCGTCATCTCAGACCTCCGTGTCCGCGCCGCGCCTCGTGCCGGTTTCCCCGGTGTCTATCACGTCGCCAACCCGTTTTGTTCAGCTGGGTGGGTGCTACTCGCCGCCGGTCGCCCGCCGGACGCGCTGCTTGTGGGCGCGGTCGTACGCCTCGTACAGCGCGGGGTCGTTCTGGATCGCCATTTCGACACCCTCGCTGAAGTTCTTGACCTGGCCGGACGCGACCAGCTCACGAGCAGCGGTCTTGATGGCCTCGTCACCCGCGACCGTCACGCCCGAGCCGCGCGTGCCGCGCTCGGAGAACATCGGCGAGGACGTGATGACCTTCGCGGTCGCGTTCTGCTGCGCGACGTGGAACTTGAACTCCTCGGAGTCCTCGCCGAACTTGTCGGCCAGCGACTCCATGAAGGAGACGTGCGAGTCGCGGTCGCCGACCCAGTTGCCGTCATCGATGATCTCGCTGAAGCGGGTGACCCGCTCCGCGCGCTCCATGAGGGCGACCTTGCGCTCCAGCACCGCGTTCTGCTCCGCCAGCGCGATGAACTCAGGGTTCTCCGCGAGGCTCACCGGCTTGTCCATCTTGCGCTCCTCGTGCATCTTGGTTTCACCGTCGTCGTCGTCGTCACCGGCGTCGTCGGCGGGCTTGTCCTCGTTGGCTGCGGGCTTCTCGGCGTCCTCGCCGTCGTCGCCCTTGTCCTTGTCCTTGAGCCACGGGGGCCCGTCCGACTTGTCCGACTCGGCCCACGCCTGAATCTCGTTCAGGCTGACGGGCTCCATCTCCTTGAGGAAGGGGTAGTTGGTCAGAGCGGCGCTCATCAGGACGTGATCGAACTTGGCGCCCGTCTCCGGGTTGGTCCACGGCCCGAACTGCGGCGACATGTACCGGAACTTCTTGTTACGGATGTCGCGAGCGGCGTCCTCGCTCCACTCGGGCGTCGCCCACAGCGCGCCCTCTTCCAACTTGACGTCCTTGATCCAGCCGACCGCGCCTTGGTCGTTCTTGTGCTCAAGGTCGATGGGGATGTCCTGGCCACGGACGCGGGACTTGAAGTTGCTGGCGATCTCGCCGAGCATCTTCTGGTCGATGATGATCTTGCCGTACCTCGGGTGGTTGAACTCCCCGGTGCGGAAAATCTGGATGGGCTTCGCGGGCTCGCCCTCGTCAAGGGCGACCCCCACGCGCATCTGCTCGCTCATGGCGGTCATCTCTCCCTTGGGCTTGTCGTCGTCATCGGAGGCGTCGTCATCGTCGTCATCGCGCTTCTTGCGGAGCGCCTCGATGTCCACCTTGCCCTCAGACGGGTCGGTGGCGAACTTGTCGATGATCTCGTTGAGAGCCTCGCCAGCGGTGGCCCAGTCTCCCTCGGCGAGGGCGGCAGCCGCTTCGCGGGCCATAGCCGCCGAGTGGTCTTGTACGTCGATCACAGCCTCTTGGAGACTGACGATGGACTCTTCAAGTTCGGCGGTGTTGTCGGCCATGCGTCTCCCCAAACTCATATCTGTTGAATGAGCCGTTAGCGGGAAGGCTAGGGGTGGGAGTCATGGCCCGTCTATACCATGGGGAGGTTGGTCAGTCGTCAGACGAGTCGGGCGCGACCTTCAGTTGCGATTCCAACCACTTGTCGTACTCTTCCAACTGTTGCTGGTATCGCGCAAAGCCCTCGGGCCCGAGCAGGTCGATCATCTCTTCATCGGTCAGGGGCGCGTCGTCTGCGAAGACAACGTCCTCAGACTCATCGGTAGCGGAAGGTTCCGACATAGCCACTCTCAGCCTCCTCAGACCGCCAACCGATGCGCTGGTGGAATCCCTCGAACACGTGGACGTCCGCCGTCTTGGTGACGGGGTTGATGATCACGCCAATCGTCCCGCCAGAGAACTGCTTGCCCGCTTGCTCAGAGACTGCGGCCACCGCCTTCTCCTTGCGGGCCAGAGCGTCGCGCTGCGCGCGGGCATTGAAGCGGCGGAGCGCCTCGGGCCCCTTCGCTCGCGCCTTGTCGCGGGCCTCTGCCTGCCAGTTCTGATCGACGGTGATGCGGAACTGCTGAGCGCCGCCGCTGTTCGACACCTGCCCGCCCTTGACCTCGTACAGCGTCCGCCCGGCGACCACATCGACCGGGTAGTTGTTCTTGCCGTCGTGGCCGAGGAGCCGCGCGTTGCGGAGCCCGGCGCGCTCGGCGTAGGCGGCGGCGATTTGCTCGGTCAACTTGCTCGTCTCGGACTTGCTGAGTTTGAACCTGTCGGGGATGGAGACCTGCTCGCCCTTGAAGGCCCGCTGGCGGACGGGCGCCAACTTCAACTCTGACTTCACGCCACCCTTGCCGCTCGCGAGGTCTGACGCCCAGTTGCCGTGCTCGCTCTGGTCGTGCTCCTCGTGGAAGCGCAGACGAGCGCGCTCCATGTCCGTCAGCGGGCCGCGCTCACCCTTGATGATGGCATTCGCCCGGCGCAACTCGTTGGGCTGTGTGATGTCATACCACTCGTCCTGCGGAGTGGTGATGCTCAATCGCCCTGTCTGTCCAAGGATGGACTCCAGCAGGTTCACCTGCGAGTCTGACGCCCCGCCCGGCGGCAGGTTCACTGTCACGACCGCCTTGCCGATGCCACCCTGCATCTGGCCGTCCGTCTCGGGCAGGATGCGGATGATGCCGGTGTCTTGTTGGAGCGTCGTGAGGCCGGGGCCGAAGTCATAGTCACGCTTGCCGTCGTATTCAGTCCACGCCTCAGGGTACAACTCCTGCGGCATCGCGGCCCGCGCGAACTCATCGTGTGTGCTGCCGTTGGCGTTGCCCCGCAACTGAATCTGCGAGCCATCCTTCAGGATGTAGCCGCCCTTCGTCCAGTCATCGGTCTTGCCCCAGCGCGCAACTGCCGCCTCAAACGCGGCTGTCTTGGCCGCGCGGACGGCGGGCGTGTCCTTGAGAGGGTTGAACCACTTGCTCTTGCCGCGCTCGCCCGCAACCGTCTGCTCGAAGTCAGCCGAGCCGTCGGCCCAACTGCCGTGATCGGACTGGTCGTGGTCGCCGTGAAAGTTCATCGCCTCCAAGAGGCCTTCGCAGAACTCCCGCGATGACTCCTCCAGAGCCAAGTCCTCGACCTCACGCCGGATGCGCTCGCCCTCGGGGATGCCGCTCAGGTCAACGCCCGCACTCGCGCCGATGAACTCGACGCCGATGGGCTGGCCGCCCGCGTTGAAGTCCACGATGCGGGAGTCGCCGAACGCGCGCGAGCGCGCGACCGCGCCCGACCCGAGCCGGACATACAGGATGTCATCCTCGGCGTCATACTCCAGTTCGATCATTCGTCTCTCCAAGCGACCGTCTTCACGTACGGCGGGTTGGAATCCTCCTCGACGTACACGGCCAGCGGACGGCCACGGAAGTTGCCGAGGCGAATTTCAGAGCGCGGCGCGCCGGGGATGGGCGCGGCGGGAATCTTCATGCCGTAGTTCTTCAGCACGTACTCGACGGCTTCCTCTGACACGCGGCGCTCAACCATGCGCCCCTTCGCGTGACGGTTGATGCGGAAGCGGCGCGGCTGCTCGAACTCAGGGTTGCGGTTCGGCCCGCCGCCGAGGTCGGTCCAACGTCCTCGCCCGCGACGCCCGCCACCCTTCTCGCCTTCCTTGCCGCCGCCATCGCGGTTGCCGTGATCCTCTTGATCGTGCTCTGCGTGAAAGCCCATCGCGTCGCGAAGCCGCTCACGAAGCGGGCGGAGCGCGGCGAGGAGTCGCTCATGGAGACGCGGACGGTGCCCGTCGTCATCACGGTCGATGAGTTCATCCTCATCGTCGGCGGGCTCGAACTTGAGGACGCCGTCAACGTGGACGTCACCCGCGTCCGGCTCGGAGAGGTCGATGCGCTTCATCGCGTCAAGCCACTCGGCGTCGTCATCCTCGTCTGGCAGCCAGAAGTCCTCGTCAGAGCCCTCATGGGGCGCGTCCTTGGGCAGGATCACAGGGATCACTTCTTGCCGCCCTTCTTGGCCGTGGCCTCGATGTAGGCGCGTGAGACCTTCTGCGACGTGGAGTCAGGGTCGAGTTGCTTCACGCCATCCCAAGACCAGTCGGCGAGCATGAAGGCCTTGCCCAGGTGCCCGTCGCCCCTCTTGCTATTGCTGCTCCACTCGTACTTCTTGCCGTCGTCAAGCGCCGCGAACTCCCAGGCATGCTTCAGACCGCCGTTGGCCCGCGCCAATTGTGCGACCTTCGCCTCTGCCTGCCCGATGTTGAGGCCCGTCTCCTTGGCGACGAACTCGACAAGGCGCTCGCGCTTTTCAGTTGCCACGTGCGGGTCGGCGAAGTCGAAGCCCTGCTTGGCCCATGCGTACTTGCCCACATCGATGTTCGCGTTGAGGCTGAGGGTCTTGAAGCCCGCCTCGAACAACTGGCGCTCAGAGTGCGCGGCGATGCGAGCGGCGAGGCCTCCGCCCTGCATGTCGCCCCGGTTGATCCTGAAGTACGAGTTGTGAACGTCGCCGCCTTCACGGAACTCGCGCACAAGCGAGGCGAGGGGTTCGTCACGCGGGCCGCGCGGGCCATCCGGCCAAATCTCCATCTCGACAAACGGCGCAGAGCCTTGGTTGGTGATGGAGCGAATTTCAACCTTGACGCCTTCGGCCTCGTACAACTGCTTGGCCAGTTTGAGGGATGCCTCGCGCGCCTCGGGCGTCGGCGAGGAGTACGAGCGTGCCGTCATGAATGTGTCGATGATGCCCTTGCTCGTCAACTTGGGCGTTGCCCCGGCCTTCTTGGCAGCCTCGCGCTCCTTGCGCTCGCGGTTGGAGGCCGTCCAGCCGTTCCGCTGGCCGTGGTCGGCTTGGTCGTGCTCGCCTGGCAGGTGGAAGCGGAGCGCCGCCCGGAGCGCCTCGTGGAGGGTCGGGCGCTCGCCGATGGCATCGCAGACGAGGGCGATGTCGCCCGCCAACTCGCGCCTGAGCCCCTCGCCCGTCCGCATCGCGTTGGGCTCCCACCACGCAAGCGACTCGCGCCCATCGCCATCGGGGTCGTCAGGGTTCGTGACCTCGTCACGGTCGTTGCTGAACGGGACATCGGCCTCGGCGCGGATTGCGTAGACGTAGCCTTGGTACACGCCATTCGGCGACGTCCACTCGCCGTGAATCGCGCCGGGCGGGAGCGTGAGGCCAACTTCCTCCTCCCACTCGCGCCGGGCGGCGTCAAACGCATCCTCGCCGTCGTCAACGTGGCCGCCGGGGAACTCCCACGTGCCAGCCGCCTCGTCAACCTCGCCAGAGCCGTCGTGCGGGTTGAATGCCCGGCGGAGCATCAGGACGCGCCCGGTGTCGAGCGCGAGCACAGCGAGTCCGGCGGCGACCGGCCCGCCCTCGTTGAACTTCTTGACGTGGGAGCGCGTCTGCGCGTCTGACTCTGTGAACAACTCGCGGTTGCTCATCCCGCTGATGATGCCCCACATGCCCGTCCGCAGCGCCGTCTCGCGCACGTAGTCAGTCGTGAATGGCACACCGAAGTAGGCGTGGCCGTTGTCGTCGGGCTTGATGGTCGGGTCGATCACCGCGCCGGACTTGTCCACGACCCAAGCGTGCTCAATCGGGATGCCGTACACCGTCATGTAGCCCTCGACGTAGGTCAGACCCTCATCCGCCGAGGAGTTCAGCACCATCCGCCCGGCATTCATGTAGCAAGCGCCCTGCTGGCCGCGCGGCCCCTTGTATGTGTCAGGGCCCGGCTTGTACTCGCGTCCGTGGTCGAGGATGATCGCAGCGGACGACTTGGGGCGTCCGGGCTCGCGGCCCGACGTCTGCGCTACCATCTTCAGCATCTTCTGGATGTTCGTCGCGCCATCCTTGTCGTGGCGCGGCTCGCCGCCAGTACTGGCACCACGGTTCCCGTGAGAACTCTGATCGTGATCACCGTGGAAGCGCATCGAGTCGCGGAGGGCGTCGTGGAGCGCGGTCATGCGTCCTCGGCGGGCTTGTCCTCGCGGCGCTTGAGGACGTGCTTCTCGACCAGCGCGAGCGTCGCCGGGGCGAGGTAGGGCTTCATGGCGGCGACGATGCGATCAGGCAGTTCCATCTACAACCCCCTCCGCACAGCGAACTCGATGACCTCCGCAGGTTGGAAGTCGTCAGTCGTGACGTTGTACTGGATGAAGTACCGCTTCAGCACGTCGAGGGCCTTGCCGCTCGGCGGCTGGAGCAGAACGAGCATCGCGCTCGTGATCTGGAAGGTCACGCCGCCCTGCGCCTCGGTGTACGTCCCGCCGCCGTTCGTGACGGCGATGGTCTCAAGGCTCGCGTCGATGGCCGTGTTCGGCGCGTCCTTGGCGCGAATCTTGGCCGTGACAGTCTTGCCAGTGAGGTTGTAGGTCGCGCCGTTCTTGGTGATCTTGTTGTCGGCAAGCGCAGGGCTTCCCGAGACGACCACGATGTCCTCGCCCGCCGAGTCCACCGCCGTCACATAGATCATCTCAGCGCCTCCTGAATCGACTGTGCCACCGATCACGGTCGCGCCGTTTACGATACCGCTCACACTTGTGTCACCGTCGGCGGTGCCGCGGATGTAGGTATCGCCATCAGCCGTCCCGCCCATGAGGGGCCCGCCGACAGAGCCATTCGTCGCCGCCGTCCCGCTGAACGTCGCCAGCACGCCGCCGTCCGCCGCGAGCACCGTACCAGCCGTGTACGACACCGTCAGCGCGAGGGGCGGGTCGTGGTCTGCGCCGACGATTTGGCCGACCACGGTGAGGACGATCACAGAGGTGCTGTCGGGGTCGAGGGCGGCGGCGCTGAACGTCCCCGCCACGCCATCGAGGGAGTACGTGAACTGAGCGTGCTTCCCGGTCGGGTCTGCCATCGCCTTGTCGAATGTGATCTCAACTCGCGTCCCGGCGAGGTTGGAGGCGATGGCCGTGACGAGCGGCGCGACAAGCGCCGTCGTGAACGACTCTGTGGCGCCATAGGAAGTCCCGACGCTGTTGACGGCCTTCACGCGATGGTAGTACAGCGTGCCCGGCGTGAGGCCCGTCGCCGCCCCGGTCGAGGCAACAACGCCAGCCTCTGCCCCGGCGGCGCCCGGAGTCGCGGCGACCGTCGTGGCGCCGCTCATGTCGCTGTTGAGGCTGATCTCATATGACACCGTCGCCTCGGCGAGGTTCGCGTTGACCGTGCCGTTCAGAGTCGCCGTCGTGTCTGTGACGCTGGTCGCCGCCTCGGTCGTTGCGGTCGGAGCGGTGGCAGTCGGGTACGCGATTTCAGCGGCCAGACCTCCCCAGCCATCCGCATAGCCATCGTACAGGCCTGATTGCGCAGCCCAGCCGGGAGCGACATCAGCGCTGCCATACCATTCGGCAGAGCAAACGCCGAACGCTCCCGCTGCACCCGTTGTCGCAAATTGCGTGTACCCGGCTCCTTTTGTGAACGCTGACGATCCATAGCCTGTGACGGCCGCAATCACCCCATTCGTGGGTTCGGCGAATGCCGCAAGCGCGACCGTCGCCGGAGGGAACTTGTGAGCGACAGTCGGGTATGTGACGGAGCCGGTCTGTGTCGCTGACTGTACCACGTCGGTCGCCCCGACTGCCTCGATGAACTGCCATCCGCAGGATGACGGCGTCGCGGCATAGGTGATCGTCACCGTGCCCGGCGTCGGCGTGCCGATGCCCTTGTAGAGCGAGATGTGAACGAAGTTGAAGAAGAAGTTGAGGCTGGCAACCTTTGTCCAAACCAGACCGAGCCCTGAGAGCGTCGGGTCGGCGTCAAGGTTCGAGTGGTGCACCACCGCGAACACCACGCCTCCACCGGCGGGCGTCATGGATGCCGACGTGTAGTTGAAGGCATATCCGTTTGTGAATCCGGATGTGAGAACAGTCGGCGTCGCGTGAGCAGGCACAGCCTACTCCGGGTCGTCGTATGAGACGGCGACGATCAAGGTCTGGCCCGGAAGCGGTTTGATCACATCACCGTCACTCGCGATGATCAACCCCTCGCCGGGACGCATGATGGTGCGGAGCACACGGTTGATCGTCGGGAGGAACTCGGCATCCCTGCCTGTGATCACGGGTTGGTTGAGGTCTGCCATGCCCGGCCCCCTGTCTCGCTCAAGTCTAGCGTCGTGACTGTTACGGGCGGGAGCAGTCGTTGGCGTAGCAGATGCCGCAGCGCTTGTAGCGCGCGAGGAACACAGAGGCGAGGCGCATGCTCACCTCCTCGAAGTTCGTCTTGTTGACTTCGGCCTTGATCGCTTCGCAGCGCGAGTGATGGATCGTCCCCGTCCGATGGTTGAGGAGATGGCGCTGCGTACAGCGCTTTTTGACTTCCGGGGAGTTATCCACCATCGGTGTCACCGGGCATGCCTTGTGGCGGGGAAGTGGCTTCCGCAACATCCTTCACACCGCGCTTCCAGAGGAGATTCTGGAATTCAATCGGCGTGACCTCGGGCCCGAGGTCGGGCAGGACGGGCTCCACCGGCGGCGTGTAGACGGGCATGACCATCGGGTCACTCGGCATGCCGTCGCCGAGGTTGTCGTTCACGCCGGTCAGCGGCTTCCCGCCTTGGACGAGCGCAGAGGGGTCTTGCTCCTCCAGTCCACCGGGGAGCGGCACGGCGGCGAAGTGAGAGCCGCTCATGAAGCCGTTGAACTGCGGAGGTCTCACTACCAGAGCCCCGGATGGTTCATGCGCTCCTTGGCGTCATCCTTGCCGGACAGCGGCTTCTTGAAGGCCGCTTCAATCGCTGAGGTGCCGATACCGAGGGCCTTGTTGACCTTCCCGGCGAACGCATCGAACTTGGCGTGGTGCGCCTCGGGGAGCGACTTGCGCACATCGCTCAACACCCGCTTGACCTCGTCAGCAGACGGCTTCTCTCCAAACTCCGCCTCTGCGTTGACAGAGGTGACGAGGAAGTCCAGCCCACGCTCGACACGACCCGGACTGATCTTGGCGAGGCGTTCGGACTTGTGGTCCATCGCCGCGCGCATCAAATTCGCCTTCTCAGACCGGATGGTCGTCAGAGCAGCCTTGGCCTGCTTGGAGTCCCACGGCGCTTCGCCGGGCTTGCCCCAGCGCTCGGCTTGAATCTCCTTTGACACGCCGTCACGGGCTGCCGCCTCGCCGCCGCCGACACCGCCGCCACCGCCCTTGTGAGGGTTGTGGTCGCTCTGATCGTGGTCGCCGTGGAACTTCACAGCGTTCACAGCGTCGAGGTCGCTGAGGCGCTTGTCGCGCGCCGGGGCCTTCAGCGTCTCCGGGTCGATGACCTCGTGCGACGTGAAGCGGCTCGCCGTGACGTCGCCAGCGAAGTGCTTGGGCGGCTCGGCCTTGGGCCGGGCGGACGCCGGGCGCGGAGCGCTGTGCGGCGTGCCGGCCTTGAGTGAGCGAGAGGTCGGACGCATGATGCTACTCCCTTGCGAATTCAATTTCAAGGCCAAGGCGGCGGGCCTCGGCGACGTACTCAATTCGTGAAGCCCACAGACGCCGGTTGTAGGGCGTGTCCTCCACGCCGACATCCTCGAATGACTTGCCGTCGAGGGCCGCGCGCAGCATCTTGTTGCTCACTTCGGGTAGGCTCTCCATCAGTCGTACACCGTCCCGTCGCCGTCGTCCTCATCGGCCTTCGCCAGAAACCGCTTCCAAGCGGCTTGGTCGTGGACTGTGATCCGAGCGCCGCGCGCCTCGGCGATGAGACGCGGCGTGCGCCCGGTGGACTCCCAGACCTTGACCTTGTCGAACAAGCCGCGCTGGATCGCCTGTGGCAAGACCTCGCTCACCTTGCGATGCGTCTCCCGCACAATCTTGAGGTCGGGCAGTCGCCCGAACGAACTGCTCTCGGGGTTCTTGGCGCGGGCGAGCGCGCGCTGAACGGCCATCTCGGTCGGGACGGTCACATAGTCCGCCTCGATGCGCTTGGCGCCCGCCGCTCGCGCCGCCGCAATCTTGCCCGACAGACTCTCGATGGAGCCGTCGCCGGTCGAGTCGTACACGGTGTGACGACCGGACTTGAGCGCCTCATCGATGACGCGTTTGGACACGTGCGACGACTCCTCGTGGACGATGCCCGCCGCCTCAAGGTTGCCCACGGCGACCAGTTGGCGGTACTCGGGCAGTTCGCCCTTGATCTCGTCCGGGTCAACCCTCACCGAGTGAGCGGCGTCCGGGTGGTCCACGAGGTTGTTCTTGACGAGGTCGGACTTGCCGGCAGCGGGCCCGCCGCCCATCATGTAGAGCGTCGGCTTGCCGCCCTCGGCGGGCGCGACCTTGCTGATCGCCTTCTTGACCAGCCTCTCGTGAAGCGCCTTCCGCTCGCGCGTCCAGTTCTTGCCGTCAGGCTTGTGGCGCTTGAGGGTGTCGCCGTCGCTGACTCGCCAACTGCGGAGCGAGGGCGCGGGCTCGGACGGCCCGGCACTTCCGCCGTCACGATTGCCGTGTGTCGACTGATCATGGTCGCCGTGGAACTGGTACACAGGCCACTCGGGCGGAGCGGGGACAGGTGCGCCGAGTCGTGTGATCATCGCTTGAGCGCCTCGTACAACGCAGAGTCACCGATGGGCCCGGCGACCAGCGAGGAGATTGGGATGACGGTCGTGTGCGGAGAGCCGTGGTGCCGGGCGAGCAGGACGATGTTCGGCCCCACCACCTTGAAGACGGGCGTGGAGCACTCCCCGCACTTGATCGTCTCCGGCTCTGACATCAACGTGACTTTCGCGCGAAGATGCTCTTGGCCGGCTTCTCAGGTCTATCAGGCGACATGCCGAACACCTCATTCTTCGGGTCGGCGGCACGCTGCTCCCACTTGGCCAGCGGTCGCTGAGGCTTGTCGTCAATCTTGCGGAGCGAGAGGTCTGAGACCTCCTTCACATCGCCGCCCGCGACCTTGAGCATCACCGTGCCCTTCGAGCCGATGCCGACAACCTCGCCCTCGGTGTCGCCGGACTTGACCTTCATGCCCAACTTCGGCTCGGGCGGGTCATCAGGGTGGGTCGTGCCGTGCTTGCGGCGGACGGCGAGGTCTGCCCGCTCCACAGCCTTCCCGTCCTCGGCGATGGCGTGACGCCTGTACTCGCGGTAGCCCTCCTTGTCAGTCGCGCCACCGGCGGGGCCGCTGCCGTGAGGGTTGTGATCTGACTGATCGTGCTCGCCGTGAAACTTCACAGCGGCGACGTCATCGATCAACTTGCGGAACAGGTGGCCAGGCATGAGCGAGTCCTAGTTGTAGCGTGCCAGCACTTGCTTCTTGTCCGCGTGGACCATCATCGCGATGAGGTCGTCAAAGCCGACCTCGGGCTCCCAGCCCAGAACGCGCTTGGCGCGGTCGGGGTCGCCGCAGAGCCGGTTCACGTCATGCGGGCGCACGAGGGTCGGGTCGCTGACGAGCGGGCCGAACTCCTTGAGGAAGTCGATGCCCGCCGTCCGGCACGCGGCGGCGACCAACTCCTTGATGGAGTGCATCTCGCCGGTCGCCAACACGTAGTCGGCGGGCTCCGGCGCTTCCAGCGCGAGCATCATGCCCCTCATGTAGTCGCCCGCGAAGCCCCAGTCACGGTAGGCGTCGAGGTTGCCCAGCGCGAGGCGCTCCGTGCTGCCACCGGCGACGCGCGCGGCCCATGACGTGACCTTGCGCGTGACGAAGTGCTCCGGGCGGCGCGGGGACTCGTGGTTGAACGAGATAAGGCTGGAGATGTACATGCCGTATGACTCGCGGTAGATGTCGCATGCGTTGTGGGCGAACAACTTGGCCGCCCCGTACACGCTGCGCGGGTGCATCGGCGAGTCCTCGCTGAGCATCCGTCCATGGTCCACATCGCCGTACATCTCAGACGTCGATGCCTGCGCCACCCGCGCCTCGGGCGCGAACGAGCGAACGGCGGCGAGGACATTGATGAGGCCCTTGGCGTTGACCTCCACGACCTGCGCCGGGTTCTCCCAACTCGCCGGGACGAACGAGATGGCGGCGAGGTTGAACACGCGGTCGGGCCGGAAGCGCTGGACAAGGTCTGCCACGCTGCCGGAGTCGGTGATGTCGCCGTACTCGATCTTGAGGCCGGGCAACTCGCGGCAGAGCCCGACGATGCGCGCCTCGGATGTGCTCGACCGGCGGGCGAGCCCTCTCACCTCATCGCCGCGCTCAAGCAAGTGCTTGGCGAGGTAGTACCCATCTTGCCCGGCGATTCCTGTGACGAGAGAGCGCATGTGCCTTTGCCTCCTACGTGCGGCCTGTTCAAGTCGAGTCTACCGGCGGACTCTTGGGAGCGCCGAGGTCAGACGTGATAGGCGCAGACGAGGATGACGGCGTCATGCGGCTGGCCGAACATCGCATCCATGTAGCGCTTCTTCCAAGCGCTTTCGTCCTCGTTGTCGCCGCGCTCAATCCAGTTGAGGTTGGCATCGACCAGGGCATAGGTCGGGCTGAACAGCGTCTCGGTCTCCAGCGGTGCTCGGTAGCCGACGATGCGGATGGAGTCAAGGCGCGGCTCCGGGCCCGCCTCGCCGAATGACCCATCGTTGAACTTGGCCTCGACCTCCTTGAGGCGCTCCTCGATTGAGACGTTGTGCGGCGTGATCACCGACACTGCTGCGTGCATCTTCCCCTCCATCTTGGCGGCCTGTTCATCGACGGACGAGCCCGATATGCCGCGCGGGCGCGTCCATTTGACCTTCTCTGGCATCGTCATGATGAACTCGAACGAGTCGATGTCCGTGATCAGACGATGCCGTTGGCGCTTGTACTGCATCAGCCGCCGTGGGCGCGGTCTGCGGCCTGAACCTCGGCGTGGTACTCGTCCGCGTCCACCATGGCCACCGTCCGGGGCGCGTAGCGTTCGAGCACAGCGGGCCAGTCGGCCTCCGGCCCCCACCAGCACTCGAAGCCCCAGACGGTCTTGCCGTCATCCAACTTGATGCGGGGGTTCGTGCTCGTGACCTCGCCGAAGCCGGTGCGTGCCCAGCCCGGCGGCGTGAAGTCGCCCTCGTACTCGCCGAAGCCGAACATGTACACGTGCTTGTCATCGCTGTCACGGAGCGCAAAGACGCGCGTGCCCGGCGTGCGCGACCAATGCTTGACGGGTGCTGCCTCAGTCATTGTCCAACATCTCCTTGAATGCATCGCGCCCTCGCGCCTTTGCCTGCTCCCAGTACGTCTTGGCGTCAAGTCCGGCCTCGACCACCGGGAAGATCATGCCGCCTGTGAACTTGTCGAGCGCATCCAGGTCCATCCACGGCCCGTCCGGGCCCGGCGCGCTTTGAGGTCGCGCCTCGACCGACGATTGTGCCTCGCTTTCGATGAACTCGATGGCCTGGATCTCCAACTTCAGACGGTCGCGCGCCGCCTCAAATGCCTCCTCCGTCTCCGCGTCAGCCATCTCCAGCGCGAGGCGCTGGATGGTCAAGCGCCGGGCCCGCTCCAACTCACCGTCAGGTCGGGTCAGGTCGGGCCAGTCGCCTCCATGCTCGTCCTCGTCTGAGCCGCAAATGGCGCACCAGTCAGCAGGGTTGACCTCGTGCTGCGCCGGGTAGTCCAGCGAACTCACATACGGGTGGCCGTCAGGCTCTGTGTCGTTGCCGAGGACGCGAACACGACCGGATTGCCCGCCATTACTTGTGAACCTCCATCGGGTTGTCGCGGACGTAGATGCCGGACTTGGTCTTGACGCCGCAGTAGCAGCATGCGTCCTCGCGCGCATCGGCGAGGTGAGCGGGCGTCTGGTCGCCCCTCTTGAGGTACCAGCACACCTGGCAGATGGCGTGCGTCCAAGGGTTCGACGGATGGCTCACAGCGTCTCTGACTCCTGCGCGAGGTACTTGACGAGGTTTGCCTTCACCGTGTCGGCGTCCGTCCAGCCCCAGTCGCCGATCAACTCGCGGAGCGCCGTGTAGTGCGGCGTCGCCGTCCCGAGGATGCCACCGCCGAGGGAGCGCGGGACATGGAGGCCGGAGATGAGCCCGGCGACCTCCTCCAGCAGCGCGTCCAACTTCGCGCCGTCAACCTCGGCCATGCTAGGCCTCGACCGGCGCATGCTCGACCCGGTTGTGGATGATGACCGTCCGCTTCCCGAACGGGCCTGTTGCCTCCGTGCAGGGGACGCAGATGTGGATGGGCACCCCGAAGCGCGCGCTCAACTCCGGCGAGCGCTGATGCGCATCGTAGCGGTGTCCGCACTCGGCGGCGGAGCCGTCGCCGTCGTGTAGCACCTGCCGGCAGATGCGGGCGTTCAGCGCGGCGCGGAGCGCCTTGAGCGACACCGGCGGCGTCGCGCAGTCGTGGACGATGGTCATGACGCGTTGCCTGTCCTTCTTGTGCTGCATCCGCTTGGCCACTTGGCGCTGTGCGGAGGTCGGGCGGATGGGCCGCTCGAAGTGATGACCGTGCTGCGACTCGAACGCATAGCGGCGCGGCATGAAGCCGTCCGGGTTCGAGTGCCGGGAGTGGCCGCGCTTCATGCGACCTCATGCTTGTGAGGCTTCGGGCGCTTCCCAAAGTAGTCGCTGCTGATGAACCACTCGCCGTCGAACACGACCGGCAAGGCACAGACGTTGCACGTTCCGTGAGGCATGAGCGCCTCGCGCGCGTCGCCCTCGCGCACCCATGACGGAATCTCCGTGTCGCCGATCACATGGAATGGTGCGTCCTCGTAGCCGTTCAGTTCGCGCTCGATCAGCAGTTCGAGCGCCGGCAAGACGCCGGGCGCGGAGCGGTCATTGATGCCCGCCCGAGCGTACACGCCCTCCGGTATCGGCATGCCGTGCTTGTTCACGATTCTCATGATGCCTTCCCGATGATGCGCTCCAGAGCCTCCGTGTACGCGGGCCCCGCGCCGAAGCCGGTCGCAGAGGCGTCGCCGAGGGCACAGATGGCCCTGAGCATCAGGGCGTCGCGCGGGTCGATGAGGTTGAGGAACTCGACCGCATCCCACTCTGCCTCGGCGTCCTCGCTGCTCACGACCGGGTGCGGCCCTTCGCAGCCGCGCTCATCGCACTCGTCCTCCGGCTGCGAGAGGAGCGACCAGTACAGCGTCCCGTCCTCGCGCAGGGTCTGCTCCGCGAAGTCGTGCGCGACGGTGATGCAAGCGCCCATGATGTCGGCGCGCTCGAATGGCCCGTACACCTTGCTCTTTCGGTCGCCGCTGATCATGTTGAACTGGATGAACATCCGTCACCTCCAACGGGGCGCGAGCCGTCCCGCGCCCCTGCTCGCCGCTAGTAGGCCGGGGCCAGACCTCGCCAGATGGTCTCCAGCTGAGCGCGGACGGACGACCCGCCGCCATCGTTGCTCGCCGAGTTCAGGACGGCGAACTTCACCGCGAGCGCCGGGGTCAGACCGTTGGCCACGAGGCGGCTCATCGAGATGATCTCACGAGTCGAGATGGGGTTGAAGTCCGGGTCAGCCTTGGCCTTGTTCCGCGACTCCGCCGCGAGGCGGACGAACATCTGCGCGACTGCCTCGGCGACGCCGGTGGCCTCCATCGCAATCGCGACCTCATCGGCAGCCTCAGGGTAGTCGAACTCCACGACCAGCGAGCGGTCCATGAAGGCCGGGTCGATGGCGCTCGTGCCGGTGAACTGAAGGCCGATGTTGCCGCTCATCAGGATGTAGCACTCCGGGTGCTTCTCGATGACGAGGCCGGTCAGCGGGTTCATCACGCGGTGAGTCGAGTCGAGGAGCGGGAGCAGCACCTGGCGCTGCGAGTCCGTGATTCGGTTCATCTCATCGATGAGGATGACGCAGGGACGGGTCAGGGCCTCCACGAAGGCGGACGGCACGTAGCGGGTGACCGCCAGACCGTTCTCAGCGATGACCTCGCGCTGACCGAACCACGACTCGGCATCGACCATCGAGGCCGCATCGACCTTGACGAGGTCGAGGCCGGACTTGGCGGCAAGGAACTTGGCGCCCTCGGTCTTGCCCGAGCCGGACGGCCCCACGAACAGGATGTTGGCGGGGTGCTGCCCGTTCCGCGCGCCCTTGGTCACAGCCGTCCAGAGCCCGAGGAGCCCCGGCATCGGGCGGTACTTGTGCTCGCCAGTGATGTTGGCGACCGCCTCGGCGACCGTCTCGCTGGACGTGGCCACATCCTCCTTGTTGGCCTTCGCACCGGCACCGTGCGAGTAGTGGCGGTGGCCGCCGAGCCCCTGCAACTTGACCACCTTGTTACAGATGTCGCAGACGGCCATCGGCACGCCCGTGACCGGGTCAACCGTAATCTCCCCGTGGTAGGTCGTCATCCCCTGCGTGTCCTTCCCTGCGGCCCGCGCGTCCCGTGGACCGAGGTAATAGTACCTCGTACGTCGCGACTCGTCTACCCAGCCGTTGGTGGACTTCCGGGGCCATGACGCTCCATGGGGCGCGCTCCGCCCCGTTATCAACTGTTTCAACCGAGTATCAACCGCCATGATTTGCTGGCGACGGGCGTATAGACGGCGAGCGATATAGGAGGTACAATATCCGTGGAGGCCCTGCCTTCGCGGGGCGCTGGGACGGAGTGGCCGCCCGGTTCGCGGAGTGGGTAGACGGGATGCGACGTACGAGGTAGTATCGCCTCGTAGGGAAGGGACGCAGGGATGACCCAGCCAACCGACAAGTTTGAAGATGACGACCTCGACCTCGATGACGAGGATGAGGACTGGGACGATGAGGACGACTGGGACGACCTCGATGACGAGGATGAAGAAGAGGCCGACGCCCTGACGGGCACGGCGCTGCGCCCGGCGATGCCGCAGGCGTACGACGCCGTTGACCTCGACAAGTACAAGGACTTCGACAGCGCGCCGCTGGTCTCCACGAACTGGAACCGGCAGGTTGACCGCGACCACATCGGCGGGCTGTGGCGGAACTACGGCTGGGGCGCGGCGAACGGCATCGGCAGCATCGAGAAGCGCGCCATCGCGGCGAGCAAGATGGTCCAGACCGTCGTCAACGCCTTCAGCGGCGACGAGAACTACAGCGTGGCCTTCGATGACTCGGCGCTGACCGCCGGGACGGACATGAAGGGCAAGAAGGTGGTCATCACGACCGCCCCGCTGCTCGACAAGAAGTTGGACGTGGACGAGGCGGCGGCCATCCTGACCGGCCTCGCCGCGCACGAGGTGAGCCACCCGCGCTACGGGCGCGGCACGGCTGAGGCGGTCAAGACCGCGTTCCCCGGCTCGCAGACCGCTGCGACCCTGAGCAACCTGCTCGATGACTACCGCATCGAGCGGCGATTCACGACTGACTTCCCCGGATTCTCGGGCGTGTTCCGCCCGGTGCTGGAGTACGTCGCCAAGTCGCTGAACGCGCCCGCGCCGACTCGACCGATTGACATCGCCATCTGCGCGATTCGGTACGAGGAGTGGACTGACTGGACGGGCGTGGACGCTGCCGAGAAGCAGTGGTGGATTGACTGGGCGGAGCGGGGTGCCGAGCACGATGCGCCGCGACGACACGTCATGGCGATTCGCGAGGCCCTGATCCACATCGCGCAGACCGGTGAGACGCTGAGCGAGACGCTCGCGAACGCGATGGGCGTGACGATGACCATCGAGAAGATGCCCGCCGGGGCGGTGCCGAGCGGCGAGCCTGTGAAGATGAAGGGCCAGCCCGGCGACGACAACGGCGACGGCGAGCCCGGCGACGGCGAGCCCGGCGACGGGGATGGCGAGTCGCAGACCGGCAAGGGCCAGAGCGGCGGCGAGTCCGGCGGCGATGGCGAGTCCGATGGCGATGGCGAGTCCGATGACGCTGACGGGGACGGCGATGGAGCCGGGCACTCTGACGCCGAGTCCGGCGGCGATGCCGAGGGCGGCAGCGGGTCGAGCACCGGCGGCGGCGTGAACTCGTCCGCACCGCGCGCTGAGGGCGCCAACCGGGCCGGTCAGACCCCCACGGCGACGCCGAGCAAGTACGAGGACATCGAACTGGGCGAGGCTGCCGACCAGGCAGAGAAGAACAGCGGCGGGACTGCCCTGCCCCTGTCGCCCTGCTCCTCGGACGATGTGGACAAGTCTGTCGAGCGGAACGGATACACGCCCAAGAGCCGGGGCGACACCCTCGAAAGCATCGCGCAGCAGGTGCAGGCAGCGCTGGATGCCGACCGCGAGATGGAAGACGGCGGCAAGGGCAACAGCCGGGTCGATGTGGCCCGGTCGCTGAACGGCGTCGCCCGCCCGAGCAAGGTCAGCAACGTCAAGCCCTCGCCGAGCGTCACCGCGCAGGTGCGACAGGTTCTGATGCGGAGCAAGGGCGGGACGAACTCTGTCGAGCGGCACCAGAAGCGGGGCCGGGTGGACGGACGGAACCTGCACCGCATCGCGATGAACGACCCGCGAGTGTTCTCGCAGCGGGTCGCGCCGAGCCCGCGCAAGACCCTGATCTGGCTCATGGTCGACTGCTCCGGGTCGATGCACGCCGACGACATGCGGGCGGCGACTCAGGTTGCCCACGCCATCGCGGTCGCCTCGCAGGGTCTGCCCGACACGCGGGTCGCGGTGTGGGGTTGGAGCGACTCGTTCCGACACCTGCCCGGCGCGGACGCGGGCGTGGTGCTCGCATGGGAGTCCGGCGGGAAGCCCTCTGACATCTTCCGGCTGACCGGCGTCACGCAGGGCGGCACGCCTGACGGGGATGTGCTCGGCTGGGCGTGGCGGGCGATCAAGCGGGCCGTCAAGGGTGAGGAGAAGCCCGTCGTGATCATGCTGAGCGACGGCGACGGCGACTACGACCTCGACAAGCGCATCGATGAGGCCCGGAAGCGGGGCGTGGACGTCCGGAGCGTCGCCATCGGCAACATCAGCGAGAAGGGCCAGCTGGCGAAGTACGGCAAGGACAACTACATCACTTGGCAGGGGAGCATCGAGGCGGTCGGGCGACCGCTCGCGAAGATGATCGCCGACATCGCCAAGGCCCGGTAAGATTCTCCCCGCACGATGGCCCGTTTCAACGAGATACGAGGTATAATTGACTCGTTGGACGGGCCCGCGAGGGCGCAGGAGGGGATGGACAGGATGACGACCGCGACCACGACCGGGACGACTGTACTGACCGAGGCGGCGACCGTCGCCGCCCGCGCGGAGGCGCTGGCCCAGTACGCCGAGATCACCGCCGTGACCTACGTCAAGGGCGACCTGATCGAGGCCATCGGCCAGACGTGGCTGAAGCGCAACCGCTCGGTGCAGGTCCACGACCTGTACGTGATGGAGACGATGTAGCCATGACGGCCAACGAGGCCCGCGACATGGACGTGGAGTACGAGGGCCGGGCCCGCGCTCTGGACGCAGGGGTTGACCTGCCGCCGACCAAGCGCGCCTACCTCGGCTGGGGCGACACGTGGCCGCCGTCCCTGCGCATGCCTGACGGCGAGTACCACCGCAGCAACGCCGAGCGCGTAGGGCCGCAGGGAAGTGGCTCTGAGATCACCGGCATCTGGTACCGGCCCGCGCCGGGCGCGCCGGGGATTCTGGTGGAGGCATAAGCATGGCGAGCAACGGGCTGTGCACCGCCGTCCTGCCATCGGGCGAGGTCTGCGGCGAGCCTGAGGACGCGCTGGTCCACAAGGGCGCGTACGGCGGACTGTACTTCACCGTGGGGCGCCATCCATGGTCGCCCTGCACCGATGAGAACTGCGAGGTGTGCTGATGCTCGACCGCATCAGGACGCTCCTCGGCGTCGAGTCGCTCCGCTGCGCCTTCGGGCTGCACGCTTGGAGCGGCTGGGTGTTGTGGAGCCCCGGCGACATGTGGCTGCGAGGCGACCCCGATGCCTACCGCGACTGCGCCCGGTGCGGCGATCAGGAACGGCGACCGCTGTGAAGCAGATCAAGTTCCCCGTCACCATCGGCGCGCTGAAGGGGCTGGACATCTACCCGTCGTGGAGCCTCCTCTGGAAGGGCGAGGTCACATTCCCGCTCAACCATGAGAAGCGCTCTGCCGGGAAGTTGGCATGGGGCCCGCCCATCTTCTGGAAGCCACGCTGGTTCCGCATCGAACCCGAGCGCAAGTGGGCTCAGTACGGTTGGGGCTTCGGCTGGCTGTGGTGGGCCTACTCCTACGGTCGCGCCAACCCGCAGTGGCACAACGAGTGGTGGAGGGCCCTGTGACGAACGTGACTGCCGTCATCGACCGCGAGGACGCAGAGGCGGCTCTGACGGTCATCGTGAACGCGACGCTCGCCGCCGCTGAGAACGGCTCGCCGCGACGGCACATCGACCGACTGAAGCGGGTCGCCGTCGCCCTCCGGAGCGCCATCGATGAATCCGAAGGGGCAATCTGATGCAAGTGGTCGTGAAGTTCGAGATGGAGCCGAACTCGCCATGGACGCCCGCCTCCGCCGAGGACGCCGTGTTGGAAGTCCTCACAGAGGCGGGTCTGTATGACGCTGGCGGGCAACTCAGCGGGATGCGCATCGATGGCATCGTCGCCTCGCCCGAAGCGCCGTGGCTCGTGCTCCGGCTCCCGTTCGCGCACTGCAACCGCTGCGGCGTGGACGAGCCATCGCCAGCCCCGGTGAGCATCGATGCCTTCCTCAAGTACATCGAGTACCTGAACGCAAAGCATGAGGCGTGCCCGCCGGGCTCGCCGCCTGAAGGAGCAACGTCATGATCGATGCAACCGCCCTCGGCGAGGTGTTCAAGGACTGCCTGTTCACCGATGCCGAGGCCACAGCGATGCGCAACGGCGCTCGCATGGATGGTGTCGTCGCCGACGGCATCGTCGCGCAGTACGCCTTCCACGCCGAGCGGTTGGAGGGGCACCGCGCGGAGGTCGCCGAGTGGCTGTCGATGCTACACCCGAACTTCGCGGGCGGGTGGTCATTCCTCATGGCAGCCGAGTGCGCCCCGTTCGACACGGACGGGCGCGGGCCGCAGTGGGGCGAGCACCCCAGCATGGAGAAGTTGTTCACGCTCGGCGTCGCCCTCGGGCTCGCCAAGTCGATGTTCGACCGCTCGATGTGGAGCGCGCTCCCCGGCGGGATGCCGTACTACCTCGTGGAGGGCGCGGTTGGCTACGTGCCGGAGGCCGCCCATGCCTGACGCGCTTGAGATCATCCGGGCCCTCCGCGAGGAGAAGCGCCCGCAACTCAACTCCACGACCCTCGACAAGTACGCTGAGGCTCGGTTCTTCATCGACGCGTGCGATGAACTGGAACGGCGCATCCTCGCCGCTCGGGCAAATCCATGACCGCCTACCGAGTCGGACAGGTGCTCGTCAAGCGCGTCGGGCTCCACGTGACAGAGGACAACCGGGTGGTCGTGCTACGCGTCACGCCGACGAGCATCCAGGTCAAGCCAATCGGTCGGAAGCGCGGCCACAGCAGCAAGGACGGCCCCAAATGGTCAATCAAAATCGCCCGCGCGGACTCAACGCTCCGTCCCGAGTGACCATCCGGAGATACGGCCCGCCGTGGAGCATGGCGCTGTTCGTGTACGGCTTCGGCATGCTCGGCGTATCGGCAACCGCCCTGTACTCGCACCTCGCCTACGGGACGACCATCGACCCGATGGCGGTCGCGACGATCATCCCGTCAGGGCTCCTGCTCATAGCGTTCGGCGCGTACCGTCTGTTCTGTCGTGAGCAATGGGTGTACCGCGAGCCGCGATGGATCAGCGCCGGGTTCTGCGCCAACTGCGGCGACACCATCCGCAGACTCGAATGGACAGAGCATCTCGCTCATGACGGCCACCCGTCCGCAGACTACTGTCATGAGGCCGTTCGGAGAATGGAGAAATCCCGATGACCGTCCCTGACCTGCCACACGGGAAGATCACGCAGAACGGCGACCTGATCGCCGAGGAGACGAAGCACGGTTCGATGCGCATCTGGATCGTCCAGCGCGGCGGGCAGCCGCTTGGCCGCATCAACGAGCGCGGCCCCGGAGTCCTCGAAGTGTCCGCGAGCAACGGATGGTTCAGAGTCGCGCAGCACACGAGCCTCGCCGACGCCATGCGCGCCCTCGGCGACCTGCTCCCATCGGCCTCTCCTGCCCTCCCTGAACCGCCCGCGCCGACGTGGTATCGGTGCAAGGTCTGCGGGTTCCAACTCGCGAAGTTCAGCGAGTACGCGCCCGTAGACGGCGGGCTGTGCCCGAACCGCACTCCCGGCTCGCATGACGCCTATTGGGAGCCCGCCCCTGCCCTCCCTGTAGAGCCCTGCGATCACGGTGTCGGTCGTTCCTGTGACGAGTGCCGTGGCCCTGCTGCCCTCCTTGTAGAGGGAGACAGCGACCCGCCGTTTGCAGATCAGGCCAAGCCGTAGTGTCGCATCAGGGCCGCACTCGCCGTGTCGCAGTGCTCTTGGAGCCGGTCTAGCGCGCCCTGCACCATCCGTTGACCGGTGGTGCCGGGGTGCTGCACCTTCTTGGCGAACTGCTGCGTGCCCTCGATGCCGACGCCGCTCACGGTGGTCGCCCCGTACCAGCGCAGGATGAGAGCGGCGCTCGCCGCAATCTCGTGCGCCTTCGTGTCCTCCTCGACGTATGCGGCATACTCGGTCGGGTTGCGGATGACGACGTCCATGCCGTCCATCGTGTGCGACCACTCCCCGGCGAGGAAGCCGGTGCGCCTCGGCGTGTGCTCCACGATGTCCTTCACGACCTCCGTGCCGACCGCATCCATCAGCAGGGCAAGACCCTCGGCGGCCATGGCCGGGTCAAGCAGCGCCTCGATCCAAGCGGGCACATCCAGATTCGCCGTCACGTCCATCAGGGGCCCTCGACACTTCCTGTGACTCCACATCGGCAGTTCGGGTGGAAGGGCGGCGTGTCGAACTCCTCGCCGCTCGGCGAGACGAACGGCTCATCAACCTCCACGACCTGTCCGCCCATCGCCTCGCAATCCTCGCATGCGTCCGGAGCGGCTTGCCACTCCTTCCAGCGCGTGAGAGGGTTGCCGCGGAGCGCCTCGACGCGGCCCTGCGCCGTCGCCCGGATGGTCTCGGTCTGAGCGATGCGCCGGGCGCTGACCTCGCTGATGTTGTAGAACGCGGTCTGGATCGCCCGCGTCATGCGAGCCCGGCTCCAGCCCTCGGCGATGCCGTTGCCGATGATCGCCGCCACGCCGTCGCTCACGCCCGCCGCGACGCCCGCGCTGATGGGGCCGAAGTCCGCGTACAACGCGGCGAGCGCCCGCAACTGGAGGGGCGTCATGCGGCTGAGCACGAGCGGGCTGAACCGGCGCGTCAACTCGGGCGGTAGATTCGCCGTCCCTGCGAGAATCTCGGCGGGCGTCGGCTCCGCGAACCGACGCGGGCCGGTCATCGCCTCGGCGTGTCCCAGCGTGTAGAGCGGGATGAGCGAGCCGGTGAGGAACAACCGCAACGCCTCGACCGTCTCCGGGGCCTCGATGATAGAACGTGCCGAGAGTGGCGTCGCGCCATGCTCCGCCACTTTGCTACCCAGTTTCCGGAGATACGCTCTCAAGCCAGCAGCGATGCTTGCCTGGTGGTCGAGAATCGCCGTCCGGACAGGCCCGGAATACGAGCGCGCGAACTGCGTGCTCAGCCGCTCCGGGCGGTGCGCCAACTTGTACGGGGTCTCAACTCGCGCCATCTACCAACTCATCCCAAGTCGCGACGGACGGCCACCACCCGGAAGGGTTCGGAGTGTGGAAGCACCCTCTCATGTCGATGGAGGGCGTAGTCTGCACCATGCCATCTTTGAACTCGAATGTCCAGAGGCCCTTCGCACCGCCGCCAATCTCCCCACAGGTGCAGCGCACCATGATCGACCCGTCAGGACGCGCGAGGATGGCGGCAGGTTCGTGCTTCATCAGCGCGGGGCGAGCCACTTGCGCAGGATGCCTCCGGCGGCGACGGGCTCTGCCATCTTGCGGTCGCCGCTCCCGGCGTGACCGCTGCCGTCGCCGCTCGGCTGGTCGCCCTTCGCGCCGCCGGACGCCGCTTGACCGTTGTTCCCGTCGCCCGGCTCGCGCGGCGAATCAGGGTGCTTGTCCGTCTCCTTGATGGGGCCGTCCGGCTTGGTCTCTGCGACCTTAGCGGCAGTCTCCGCTTGGAGCGCAGCGGTCGGGGAGATGCCCGGCGTCATCGGCGCGGGGCCCTGCTCCTCGCGCGCCTTGTCCATCGCGTCAATCTCATCGGCGCTGATCTCAGGCAGGTCGAGGGTCGTGCGGAAGAACTGGAGCAGGTCAGAGTCCACCGGGCCGAGCAGCCCGGCGTCGGCGAGCGACTTGATCGCGTTGACGAAGTTGACCATCTCACGCTGGCCGACCTTGCCGTGCTTGATCTTCGGCGGGTTCTTGAGCCCCTTGAAGGCGACCTCGTTGAACTCGAACAACTTGACCACGAGGTAGTTGTTGATGACCTCCTCGATGGAGTCGAGGATGGACGTGATGCTGAGGTAGAAGAAATCCTTTTGGTCACGGCTCAGGGCATACGAGCCGCCGCCCGCCGCGCCGAGCCGGAGGAACTGCGCGAGGAACGCCAGCGCAATCTCGCCCGAGTAGCGGTCGATGCTCTGGTGCGTGTTGACCGTCCGAGCGCCGGACGACTGCGTCAGGCCGAATGTCCAGTCGTGGCGCTCATCGATGCCGCGCACGAGCACGAGGCCGGTGGACTCGTCACTCTTCAACTTCTGGAGCATGTCGAGGGCGATGTTGCGGTCAGAGACGGTCGCGCCCTGAGGCAGCGTCATGACGGGCATGCCCACCAAGTCGCGCTCGATGCCGATGGCCTCAATCTCCTCCAACTGCTTCTTGAAGTACCAAGGGCGGTACGCCCACCGGAGCATCGACACGCCCTCGGGATTGTTCTTTTCACGGTCGGTGCGGAACAGGAGGGCCTGCTCAATAGGGATGGTGCGGATGCCGCCGCCCGCGACCGGGTCAAACTGGAGCATCGCCCGGATGCCGCCAGTGTTGTCGATGTCCCAGCGGTAGAGCGTCTCTTGCCCGCGCAGGGCAATCTTGCGCCAACCGATGCGACGGTCATCGAACTTGGACTTGGGAAGCGGCTGGCCCCACGCGTCAGTGCCGCTCGGGTTATGCCCCTGCCGAACCTTGTAGACCACCTCGTGGTACGCCCAGCCGAAGGCGATCATGGAGAGCGCTTCATTGACCATATCCCACCACGAGTGGGACATGTCGTCCATACACTGACGGAGGAAGATTTCAGCCTCGTTGTCGACTGCCTCCTCGCCGTCTGCCTCCACGTCCCACTTCACAGAGTGGATCGCGTCCTTGGTGGCGCGGATCATGCCGCCGACAGTGGGGTCATTCCAGCGCATCTCTTGGAAGACGCGGACGCCACGCAGGCCCCGGAGTTCAGGCAGGAACTCCTCTTGGATGATGCCGCCATAGCGCCGAAGGCCGGAGGTGCCGACCTCAGAGAGGCTGACGGTGTCGCGCTCCGCGTCCGCTACCGCCGGAAGGCCACCTGTGAGGGAAGGGCTCGCGCCGTTGTCGTCGCCGGTCGCCATGTGCTAGGCCTCCGTGGATGAGAGTGTTCATACCTAGCCTACCGGCGCGACTCTTGGGAGGGCTCGTCAACCGGCTCCGCGCCACCTTGACGGTCTGTCGGCAGACGACACGATGCTCACGCCCGGCGCGGCCAGAGGCTCGCTCGTCATGCCCGGCGGCGACCAGTCGCGGCGCGACTCGCCCTCTGACGCTCCCCACTTGTCGAGGAAGCGACTGGTCTGAGTCAGCGCCAACAGGCGCTCTGCGCCTTCGTCCACGCCCGCATAGCCCTTGCGCACGACCTGCTCGCACATCCACATCGCCATCAGAGTGTCGCTGTAGGCGCTCGCCGGGTATGACTCCAACTCCTCGACCCACGCGCAGCGCGGGCACTCGCAGCCGTCTGCGTGATCGGCGGCGGGGATGGCCCAACCGCCGTTGACGAACTGCTGGTGCATCGAGGGAAGGCCGAAGTCCAAGTCCATCTTGTTCGTGCCGGTCGCGAGGCCCACCACGGGGATGTGAGCGGCATACTCCGCCAGCTGTTGAACGACGCTCGCCTGATACGCATTGGACTCGACGCCGATCAGCATGGGCTTGTAGATGTCCCACGTCTGACGGATGTCATTGATCGTCACCGGGAACGGCTGCCGAGCCCGGCGGATGTCGATGGGGATGCGCGTCCCGCGCTCATCAACCTCAGCCGTGAAGACGACAGTGAACGCGCCCTTCCCGCCGAGGCTCGCGGCGAGGTCAACGCCTGTGAAGACGGGGCGGTGCGGGACGTGCACGACGGGCCACCGGAGGTCATTGCGGATGGCGTGCTGGATGATCTGCTTGCCGAACATCACCTCTTCATCAGAGATGGGGCGCAACTCGTAGCCGCGCTGGAACGCTCGGACGCTCGCCCGGCGACGTTCCTCCAGCGCCTCGCGCGGCCAGTGCTGCGGCCAGAGGATGCCCTCACGGATGATGTGCGTGTCGGTGACCTCGCTGCGAATCTCATCGCCGATGTCGAGGTTGATCTTGTGGGTCACCACAAAGAAGTCCGACTGGCGCTTCATGTGATTCAGGAGGTCAGCCGTGTGCCACGGCGTCATGATCGCTTGGATGCGACCGTCCGGCTCCAGCAGGTTCCGCCACGTGTTGTCGAAGGTGTCGATGATCTGTTGACGGAAGGCCGGGTTGAGGATGGTGTTGCGCAGGTCAATCGGGTCGTCGAACAACTCAAGGTCGCCGCGCCCACCGACCGTACCGGCGAGGATGCCCTTGGCCTCGATGCTCGGGTCTTTCGAGAGGGAGCGGCGCTCCACGGTGATCTTGTGGTCGTTCCACTCGCGTCCGCGCTTGGGCTTGAGGTGAGGGAACACCTCGTGGACGGCTTCATTGTTGTCGATGTTCTCGCGGATGGAGCGGACGCGCTCAGCTGCCTTCTCATCGTTGTTGCCGATGATCTTGATCCGCAACTCCGGGTTCATGCCCAACTCCCAAATCGGGCGGGCAATCGCCATCTGCTCCGTCTTGCCGTGGTCACGCGGAGCCTCGATCACCGTGAACTTGTGGTTGTTCGCAGCGTCGTGCCACTCGCGGTGGATGTCGGCATTGTGGATCGGAGCCATCGTTTGATGGTCTCGGAGCATCAATTCAGCGAAAGTGGCAGCCCCATCGGGGCGGCGGGCACGTTCGACCTTCAGGGCGTGAAGTTGCTCAGCGCGGCTGAGGGGCATAGGTCGGCCAGTCGCCCTCGTTGAGACCGATGGCGGCGCGGGCGCGCTTGATCAGGCCGGGGTGCTCGGTGTCCACCTCAGTCTCGGGCGGCTTGGGGTTGATCTTGAAACGAGGCCCGGCCTCGTCCCTCTCATCTTCCTCATCGCCATCCCACACGACTTCAATCTTGGGGAAGCCGACCTTGGGTTGTCCGAATGCCTCGTATCCGACGCGCGGCCCTGCCGACTTCTCCAGCACTGGCCGCCTCTGCTTCGGGCGGTGCTCAGCGCGATCAGGGGGCTGCTTACGGTGGCCCGGCGCGGAGCGTTCCGCCGTCGCCGTGCCTGCCCGGTTGCCGTGATCCTCTTGGTCGTGGTCGCCGTGGAACTTGATGGCGGCGAGGCCATCCATGTCGTGAGCGAAGCGTGCGAGGTCGAGGCGCGATGCGTCCATACTTCGAGTCTAGCGGCGAAGTCATGGAGACGGGACTAGCGGTTGAGAGCGTCCATCGCCCGGCGTATGTCATCAAGCGACAGAGACGCACCTGCGGAGTCCGCCCTGACAGCGAAGATGTTCATGCCGGAGCCGGTCGCGCGCATGCTGTCTATCAAGCCGGGGTCGATGGGCGGCAATTGAACCATCTCGTTGAGATAGGCCTTACTCACATCCGTGAGGCCCAAGTCAATCTTCAAATCGTCGCCAACCTCGACCTCTTCACCTTGAAGGCAGGGGTCGATGTGAAGCGCCGCCAAGAGGTCGAACACGATGCGCTCGACGTTGCCGTCGTGAATCCCGTCCCGCACCTGGATGCGCATCTCGAACACGTCGCCGGGTTGAAAGAGGTTGTTGTGACGGACGACGAGCCCTGGCGTGAATGAGATGCCCGGCCCTACGTACCGGATGTCCACGCCGCATGCGAATACGCAGCCCGCCGTCCGTACAGTCCTGTCGAATGGCCAAGTGATGTGACTAGGCCTCGTCATATCCGGGCTCCGCGTGGAATGCCTTGAGCATCTTCGTGATGAGTTGCGGGTCGGCGGCGAGCGCCGACTGCGCCACCTCAAGGTCGAACACGTCGCCGGGCGTGAACGGGTCGTTGTGCTTCACGCGCATCATGCGCGAGGCTCCGTCAAACTCGACCGACGCACCGCACTCGGGCAGGCACCCCGCCGCCTTCACCAGCGCTGCCATCGTCACATTCATACCGCGCCCCCTCGACCGAACCATGTAGATGCTGCACCGGCAATTGGGATGACTGGCTGGGGCGGTAGGAGTCGAACCTACACAAGCAGATTCAAAGTCTGCCGTCCTACCGTTAGACGACGCCCCAACGCTCATGCGACGCCCGTCATCAGGGCCACGACCTCCCGGCGCATGTGCACTTCCCACCCGGTGACGGTGTGGAAGGCCCCTTGCGCGACCAGCCTCTTCACAACCTCATCGAGGATGCTCTGCGGCACCCCATCGGCGAGGAGTTCCTTCACCAGCGGCTCGGGCGGAACCGTCATGTCGGCCTTCAGAGCGACGCCGGTGGCGTTGCTGCTGCCGTCGAGGCCTTGCCTCTTCAACTTGTCGAGTTCGGCGGCGAGGTGCTTGTTCTGCGCCTGCTCGTATCCGAAGCGCTCCCTCCACATGTCGCGCTCCAGCAAGGCGTTCTTCAGCGCCGCCTCAAGGTTGTTGCGCTCGCCCCAAGACATCTCGCGCTCACGGTAAATGCGCCCGTCCAACCGAGGCATGCTGTGAAGACAGAGGCAACCGCCGCCGGTACAACCGAAGCACGAGCCCCTCTCGCACATCGAGCAATTGCCCATCATCTCGCGCCCTTCGACATCACCGTTGTGACGCGCTCCGGCAACGCCGTCTCCCAAGGGATTACAGCGCCGGGCGGATGCTTGTCGGCATACTCCATCTCGATGTGCAGCGCCGCATCATCGATGATGCTCTGCGGGATGCCCTGTTCGATGAGGACGGCGATGGCGGCATCCTTCGGCGTGAGCGGCGCGGGAGCGATGCCCATCGCCTCTTGCGTCTCGGGCTTGAACTTGCGCATGACGACGCGCTGCTTGTCGGCGAGGGTCGTGACGTCAACCATCTCTTGAGGGGCAATCCCCTTCAGCGCAAACAACTCCTCGTTGAGCAGGTTGCGCACCTCGTTCAACAGGGTGTACTTGGTCTCCCAATCGTTGGCGCGCGCCGTCTCGGCGGCAAGTTCCTCGCCCGCCACCCTCAACGCCTCTGTGAGGGCCGCGACCTCCGCCCGCAACTCGGCGACGCCCTCACGCGGCGTCCGCCACTGGCGCGACTTGCACTGAGGGCAAGCGACCGGGCGACCGTCCGGCGTCATGGGGCGAGCGCCCTTGCTCGGCACCCAGCAATACGTGCACCGTTGACACTGGAGCGTGTCATTCTCCATGGCGCTCCCCCTCGGCTGCTGCCGCGACCTCGCGGCGCTTCAACTCTTGGTCAGTATCTGCGTAGAACGCGAACATTATCTCACGCATCGCGCTGAGCACTCGCGTCGGCACGCTCTGGAACGTGCCGTACGGAGCGATGAGATGGAGGATGACACGAGAGATGGTCAACCTCGCGATGGCGGCCTCGACCTCGATGTCCAACGGGTCTGCCATCACTTGCCTCCACAGACGCACTTCATCAGCGGCAGGTCACGCTTGCACTCGGTGCAGCGGTTCGGCTCGATGATCAGGGCGAGGGCGAGGGCGTACTTCACATCCCACGGCAACGGGTGACGCGGCACGATGTCCTGCACCCTCTGTGCCGCCGCCTCAAGCGCCCTCTCACGTGCTGTCATCAGCGGCTCCCGCACTTGGCCGTCCCCGGCCTGAGGTTGACCTCGATGTCGAGGTTGCGCATCGTCGCCCCGCATGCGCAGCACGTCCCCAACTCGAAGGGGACGCGCGCCGGGCGAGTGCCGAACGAACGCTGCCAGCATTCCTCGCACGCTCGGTGCGTCGGCCAATGCTCAGGGTGTCCCACGGCGCAACCTCTCGATGTGCTCGACATGCTCGTACAACGACACGGTGAACGTCAACGGCAAATCCTCGGGCGGCTTGCTCCCGCACGACGTGCAATAGGGGCCGCACTCCCGACACGAGGCATAGTAGCACTTGTGGAGCGGTGCGATGCCGACAACCGGGCCGTCACCCTTCACGTGCGGTCTGTCGCAACAAGCACGCACGTGGTGCACGCCGGGGAAGCGATGACCGGGGCAAGAGCAACGGTTGTTGAAGATGCTCATCGCAGCCACCCGAGGGCGACGGCGACAGCGATGCCGAGCAACGACAGGCAAGTCGAGGCGAACACCCGGACTTGCGGGCGGCGGTGCCACGGCTCCTTGAGGCGCTCCATCGCGGCGACCGGCGCATGGTCAGAGATCATCTGGTGGGTGTACGCGCCGAAGCCGCTGGAGAAGGTCGCGTTGCACGTCATACACCGGAAGCCGTAGCCGGGCGGAGCGACGCTGAGCAGGAGGGCGGCAGTCGCGGCGAAGCCGTCATCCGTCTCGGCCATGAAGCGGTGCGCCCAGTTCTGCGTGTAGTTGCAGTCCTCGCAAACCCAACCGGCGGGCGTCGCGATCAGCACGCCATAGTCGCCGCGTCCGTGCGCCTCGTGCGTCGCGGGGTCGCGGTTCGCGCAGGTGAACGGGTGCCACGCGCCCGACGTCTGATAGGCATTGAGCGCCTCGACCTGTTCCGGCGTCCAAGGGGCCTCGATGATCGGAGGCGTTGCGTCATCGATGATGGTCATCGTGGGCTTGAACACGTGGTAGGCGTCGGCGTTCGAGCGCGCCATCGTCTCGCGGCATTCAACGCAGTAGTCATCGCCGGAAGTCTCCTCAGAGTGCGGGCCCTCGCACTCGCAGACGTGGATGGCGTCGCCGTTCGGCGCGAACTCGGCGTGCCCGCAAGTGCACAGGGTCATACGTGTCCCTCGTCCAAACTCTCAGCGAGGTCGCGCAGCCGCTTGGCCACATCCTCGGCGTTGATCTGCATGTTGTCGATGCGGTTGTCAACCTCTTCGAACAACTCTTTCAGCGCATCCTCGAACGCGTGGCGGGCAAGCGGGTCGGCAGGGCCGAAGCGGGCGATGAAATCCTCGCGCGTCACCGCTTGTCTCCTGTCAGCATGTCCAGCACGTCCTCGATGATACGGTCGGCACCGCACGGAGGGCCATCAGGGCTGTGCTCGCGCAACCGCGTGTAGACCGCCGCGAGCGTCTTGCCCATCTCCAGCCGGTCGGCAGCGGCCTCCTCGCGCGTGAGCCGGTCAATCTCCTGCCGGACGATGTCAGCCTGCGCCCGGCGGCGGCGCGCCCAGTCATCGTACATCGACCCGGACGCGGGCCCGCCAGAGAGGTTGCACAGGTTCGTGTAGATGGCCCATAGGTTCGGCAGCGTCCCCGGCTGGTACACGTGGCGCGGCAGGACGCCGCCGTCCAGCGCGACGACAGAGGCGGGGCCGTTCACGCTGTGGATGACGCTCCCCTCGGGCTGGGCGCAGTCGGGTCTGGCGCACGGCTTTGCGGACAGCGAGCGTGTCGTCTGGCCGTACGCCGAGGTGCCGGTCACGACCACGGACTGTCCCACCTCGATGTGCTCAGCGTCGATGAGTCGCTCCGGCTCAACGAATGGATGGCACGTTCTGTGCCCCGGCGTACCGGGCGGTGCATCGCACTCGTGAGGAATCGCGTGGCGCGTCCTTTGACAAGTGGCGCAGAGGTCGTCACGCTTGTCGATCAAGTGCGTCCTCGCATCATCAAACTCCCGCTTGATCCACGGCGACATCATCGCCCGCGCTCCTCTTGGATGTAGCGCTTCACGGCGGGCGGGACGAAGATGGGCAGGCCCCTGCCGCGCAGCGGCTGCTTCTCGTCCGGGTAGCGGATGCGGTAGAGGTCGCCGAACGTGTTGGGCCCGCGCGTGTCGTGGTCGTAGTCGCCGAGCGGGACGTCCAGCCAGACGGTGCAGCCATCGATGTTGCGCGTGGAGCGGTAGCGGTGCCAATGACGCTCGGCGACCGTGGACAGCGTGCCGATGATGAACCCGGCGAGGACACTCAGCCAAGACACGTCGATCATTCAGGGTACTCCGAGCATTCAAAGTGCAAGCCCACCGGGTCAGCGGCGAGGGCGGCGAGGTCTGCCGCCTTGAGGTAGGCGAGCAGTCGCGCGCCCTTCGGCTCGATCCACGAGCCGGTGAGGATTCCGCCATGAGCGAGCAGCCCGGCCTCCGTGAGGACGGCGAGGATGAACGCATACTGCGGGGTCTGGTAGCGCTCCCGGCGTTCGGCACTCTCATAGAGCGGCATGTCGGCGAGCAGGTCGCGGAGCATGCCCAGCACGTCGGCGGGCTCGCCGCAACCGCATGGCGCGCCAATCTCGGCGAGGACGCCCGCCGCCCAATGGCCCTCGCGGTGGAGCGCTTCAGTCATTGACGTCCATCCACGCCTTCAACCCCTCGCGGAGGCACTTCAGACACGTGACCGCGTCAACATCGTCCGTCGCCGGGCCGTCGCCGGGGAACTCCTCGCCGCACTGTGAGTAGGCGAGCGTGCGGACGCCGCCGACGTACACAGCCCCATTGGAGAAGTGCATCAGCGGCGCGGCGAGCGCGGCCACGTCCTCCCGCGTCATGAAGGGGTGGTTGACGAGCACGCCGCCGTCGCTGCGGTGATAGCCGCGCGGCTGGAGACACACCGTCTCGTAGTGGCAGATCATCCCGTACTGCTCCGGCGTGGCGGGCCCCTGCGCGGTCATGAGCGCACCTCCACCGTGCCATCGCCGAGCGCGTGGCGCAAGGCGAAGATGAATTGGCAGCCGTCGCACTCGCCGTCCGGCGTCGCGTGAACCGGGTATCGCCCGTCACGCCCGTTGGCGTAGTACGACACCGCCGCCGTGTAGTCAGGGTGCGCCGGGCAGCGGATGGGCATCTCGGCGAGGGCGGGGGGCTGTCATGAGCGGACTCCGTGCGTGAGGATGATGATGAACCTCTCCTTGAGAGTGAAGGGCCGCATCACTCCGCCCTCCCGACCACGTCGCCGGTGCGGATGACGAGCGCCGGGTGCTCGCTCATCGTGAGCCACGGCTCGCCCTCGCCCCGGTGCCACTCGATGCCCTTGATGTGGCCGTCCACCTCACGCTCCAAGGCGGGATAGACAGAGGCGTGGAGCCTCACCTTGTCGCCGATCAGCATCGGCGTCCCGTCCGCGTACCTCGGGTGCTCCATCGGGCGTGCCTCCCCAAATCACTCGTGGTCGCCGGGGCCTTGGCCCGGAGCGCGTCGTGCGCTACCGCTGATGAGGCGACGCAACACGAGCCTCGCGCCCCAGACCAAGACCCCGACTGCGCCGCCACCCGCCTACCGAGGCATCACCCATTTCAACGGGTGGCTGACGGTCTACTGCCGAGGGCCGGACGGGAGACTGGTGATCGCAGTAGCGGGCCAGTGCTGATCTTCTCAGCCCGCTTCAGCGTCCCGTCCTGTCCCTCGGCGGAACGGCGACAAGACGGGGAGACGCCGGGAGCGACCCGGACGTGACCGTGCTAGTCGCCGTGCCGGGCAGGGCTCGGGCGGACTCGAACCGCCACACCTCGCCTCCCTGAAATCCTCCACGAGGGAGAAGCAGGGAAGCGCCGCCACTACCATTGGGCTCCACGAGCCCCGCCCGGCATCCGCTCCCCACCGCTTGCCCTGCTACGGGCTCCTGTTTCGAGCCTGAGGGGTTCGCCGGGGATAATCGCGATACTACTCCCATCCGGATAATCGCGCTACTACTATCCACCCCAAATTCGCCCGGATGTATGGCAAAATTTGAAGCGGTTTTGGCAAGGCGCTGACCGGCTCGTGGCAAAATCCTGAAGGCCCGGCCCGCTACCGCCAAGGCTCGGCTCCGTCCGGCGAGGGCGCGGCGACCATGTTCATTTTGACGGAAATTTGGCACGCTACTGCGCGGGGCCAGCGCTACCTCGCATGTGCGATGTGCGAAACGGCGCGGATGATGGCTTTGGTCATGGCTTGGCGTGGGAGAGCCAGCAAGATGTGTATTCGTACGAGCGTATTACCACGTGTGTGGGCGAGGTAGCATATATACGCTGTATTGCTTCGCTTATCCCGAGCGTGTCATTGCCAGTGTTTTGCTGGCTTTTTTGGACACTGGCACCCTACTCCGGGGTGAATTCGCCTTCGATCACGTCCTCCCCGGCCTCCAGAGCGAGGATGGCGGCGTCGAGGTCTGGCCCGGAGAGCGCGGCGATAGGCACCTGCTCCCCGCTCGGCAGGGCGATGAGGATGTTGTTCGTGATAGCGGGCGTGCCCTGCTCTCCCCTACTCGGGGCGGCTCCTTGGAGGCCCTCGATAGCAGCCCCTTCAGCGCCAATCGCCTGTAGCACCTTCGTGTCCGCATTCACCAGCTCAACGAGGTCGTGCGCGAGGAGCGGGAGCGGGGGCGGCTTCGCCGGGTCGGGCTCGGCGTCCCCTACCCCCTCCCCTATCCGGTCGCGGAGCAGGGTGTGATTAGCGAAGTGCTGGGACATCAGGTATTCGTGGCGGGCAATGGCTCTCCGCCTCGCATCAAGCACATCGCCTTCCTGAACGTGCTGGACGAGCGCCTCCCCGCGCCGGGCGGCGGCGGGAATCTGCCGCGTAGATAGAGAGAGGCGCTTGGCGATGGCCGGGTCGGTGAGGCCGAGCAGCCTCAGGCGGTAGACCTCGATGTTCACGTCGTCATAGCGGGCGAGGTCGTTGGCCACGCGCGTCCGCTTCTTACCCATCGTGCCGCTCCTGCCGTGCTCCGTGCTCGTCACGATGCGAGCCTCGCCGAGGGTAGCGCCATCACCCATGGGGCCGCCTCGCGTACGGGCTGCCAGCTCACATCTGGGGCGCACATGTCAAAAGCAGGTCTTCAATGGGCGACGGGGCAGGCTCGGGTGAAATCGTGTTCTGAATGAGCGGAACGGTCAGACGGAAGGGGCGGGGTGTCGGGCTTCCGGTTCTATCTGTCGTCGCTTCTCTTCAGCCGGACGCACTTCACAAGCGCAAATTTGACAAGCGTGCTTCCGCCGATCTGTGAGTTGCGTACGGGCTCGGTTCGCCGATCTGCTACACGGGGAACGGGGTCATGGCGGCGAGGAGTTCGTGATTATCAGCGCCATTTAAGACATATGTCAGAATTAGGCCCGGAAGTCCATTGCCTGCTGGGTAAGATTTCTGGCGGTCTAGAGGCACATTTGATTTAGTGTTCCGCCTCATGGCGCGCCATGGGGCCAAATCAGGTACTCCAGCCAGCAAGCATAGGGCAGCGCGTATTCCATCGACCGTATCGACCGACCGACCGGCTCACGCCGGGTCGTCAGGGATGCCTCTCTCAGCGCGCAGGGCGTAGTACAGGATCACGGCCTTCAGCGCGGCGAGGTGCTTGGGGTGCGGCACCTGACCGCGCCGTTCCCAGTTGTAGATGGTCTGCCAGCCGACACCGACCTTTTGGGCGAGTCGCTCCCGCCCCCACCCCATCGCGGCCCTGAACTCCGCCGAGGCTTTCCCGGCGTTTTCACCCGCGATTTGGACGATACCTACGCCACCATCTGAAACACGATACTGTTCAGGCATCGAGGCGCTCGCATTTCCCGTCGCAATCGGCTGCGCGGTGGATGTCGCGCGGGTAGATGTGACCGTCCGCCGAGCGGGGTTGGATGCGCTCGATTCCCACGCTCGGGAGTTCGGCCCGGTTCAGCGCGACGAGGACACGCATCGCCGCCGCGCCACAGAGCCCGCGCCTCATCGCCGCCCTGACCTCGTGCATCACGATCAGGTCACGGAGGTTGTCGATCATGTGGAAGTCGCCGCCCCAAGGGGCTTCCGCTTCGAGGTAGCGCAGACGGTCGATCAGGGCGCGGGCGACCTCTTGGTTGGTCGTCCCCTCCGCCCCGTCGCCATCGTGGAGCCGGGCATCCTTGAAGAACTGGAGGACGGTAGGCCCGCCGCCCTTGTTCCCCTGCAACTCGTATCGGTGTCCCGCGTCAAGCACTCTCATCGTGTTACTCCTTGCCCTTCGATACGCCAGAGGGCGTGCCCCGTATCGCGCTTGTGCCGCTCTACCCAGCGCCACGCCGCGCCCGGCTTGCCGAACCGCGCCCGCTTCCGGCAGGTGTCGCAGGATGCCGTGAGCATCGACACGCCCTTCACGCTGCGGGCCTCACCACGTCGAGCAGTTGCCTAGCAGCGCAGGACGTGCACGACTTCCATCTCCAGACACCCGACCAGACGAGGACGCCGCGCTTGTACTGCGATGTCCCGTACACGGCGATGTCGCGTCTCCCCGGCTTGCGCCTGAACATCGACTTCCACACGCGCAGTTCGGTCGCCTCGACCGTGACGAGGCGGAGATGCACCTTGGGCCGTCCTGTCCGCTCGCGCCACGCGCTTCGGGTGAGCGGGCCGCAGTGCGGGTCGAGATGTAGCGTCATCAGCTGATTCGCCATGTTCGGCGGCCACGCCACGAACCCCGTCACCGTCACAGAGATGCTAGTTGACTCGTGCATCGCCCATGTCGCAATTCCCTACGAGGTCGGGCCCGCTTTGAGCGGGCTCACCCCTACGCTTTGAGCGGGCCTACGCCTCAAGCCCCGCCTTGTAGAGCGCGAGCGCGCGAGCGAGGACAGGCCAACGGCAGCGCTCGCTGTGCGCCCACTTGTCGTGATTGAACGTCTGCCGGTAGACGTGCCGTGCGCAGTCGTTGCACCAAGCGCTGTCATGGTCAGAGCCGAACCGCCGAGGATTGAAGATGCGCTGCATCTCGTCCTCGACCGCCTTGACGAGCGGAGCGGCGATGGTCTCGACCGCCGCCCGGAACGTATCAACCTGCTGCGTCATTCGGTCAACCTCAATTCCAGCGTCGTGAAGCGGTCGCCACACGTCGGGCACTTCCGGCGGCGGCGGATCGTACCCTCGCCGGGGCGCGAGTCGATCACGATGGTCTTGGCCCCGCAGCACTCGAACACGTCGGCGCTCAGCCCCAAATCGGGCCGTACGCGACTCAGCAGCGGAGGTCGCCCTGTAGGGCGAGGCGCGGGCTCGCGGATCACGCGGGCCGGGGCGCGATGCTGCACCAACGTCGTGTCGGGCACCGCCGGGGCGTCGATGTCGTGCTCGTCCTTCATGTGAGGCCAAGCCGTCTCGACGCGGGCGGAGCAGATGATGCACTTGATCACGGCACCCGCCGGTCGCGGGACGGCACATCGTCCTCGAACAGGCCGTATGCGTTGTAGAGCGTCGTGATGGGCACGCCCTTCTTGCGCAGACGGGAGATTTGGACGCGCAAGTTCGAGCGGGCCGACATGTCGGCATAGCCCCACACCTCGCGAGCGATGTTGTGGCTCGCCACCGGGCGGTTCGGCTGCTTCGCAAGCGCCAAGAGCACCAACCACTCGGTCGGACTGATCTGGATCACGCTTCCGTCCACGGTCGCGTAGCCCTTCAGGAGATAGACCTTGAAGTCGCCCTTCGTGAACTCCTCGGGCGCTCCGCCCCGCATCTGTCCGCACGTCGGGCAGATGTGACGGTCGACATCGACCACGACTCGCGGCATCACACGACCTCCACCTTGTAGAGCCCAACTGCTCTGACCAACTTGTCGCACTCACGGCAGACGCCGAGGTCAGGGAACCGCTCGCGGTACAGGTACATCGTGCACCCGCGAACGCTCACGCCTCGGGCGGCGGCATCGGCGAGGGCGTTGACCTCGGCGTGATTCGCCCGCTGGCAGTGCCCGTCCTCGATGCGGCAGCCGACCTCGACGCACTCATCCTCGCCGGGCGCTGCGCCGTTGTAGCCGGTCGCGATCACTCGGTGGTAGGCGTCCACGATGACCGCGCCTACCGTGTCGCGAGGGCAGGACGCGCGAGCGCTCACGGCGATGGCGATGCCCTTGAAGTATTCGGGCCAAGGCATCCGACCGTGCCCGGACGGGCAGTGCTGGCAGGGCTCATTCCAGTACGCCCCGCTCGTGTAGCCCTCGCTGTAGGAGAACCACTTGCGCGGAAGGCCGCAGGCGATGCACGGCTTGTCGGTGATGCTGCTACTCATCGCGGACGTGCTCCACGACTCCGTCAGCGTCCGGCTTGCCCCACGTCCGGGCCCGGTTGATCGCCAACTTGCGGCGGAGTTCGTACTTCATGTCGTTGCCCGACAGGTGCGCGGCGTGGAGGAGCAGCATCAGCGCGTCGCTCTGCTCCTCGCCATCGGTCGGTTCGTCCAAGAGTTCAGCGACCTCGCGGGAGAGGTGAACCACGGCACTCGTGGGCGTCGCCGTGGGGAACGTCTCGTTGGCCCATTCGAGGTACTCGGCGATGACCTCTTCAAGTGTCGGCTCGGGCGCGACCTTCAGGTGCGGCCACGGCGATTCGGGCGCGTGGTCGTGCCAGTCCTTGTTGAACATCGCGACGGGGCAGCCGGGCGGGCAACGCCAGATGCCGGGCAGTGCGTGCCCGAGCGGGAGCGACAGCGTGTGATAATCGTGCTCCGGGCTCCCGTGCGCCAGCCAATCTTCCCACTCGCAAATCCGCAACGTCATAGCAACTCCAGCCATGCACTGAACGCGAGGTCACACTGCTCGCAGCGATGTTTCGTGTACATGATGTTCTCGTCAGTGTGAGACGAGAGCAGTTTGACGAAGGCGTTGAACGCCGCCCGGCGGGGCGATTGGACAGTGGCGGGCGCGTCAGACGTCTGACGGGACTCACCCTGTCCCCACACGCGGGCCCGAGGGAGCGCCATCAGGCCTCCCACAGCGCGTCGCGGAGCGCGAGTGCGTAGGGCGCGGGCCCGACGTACCTGTCCTGCCAGTTCTGCTCTCGCGCCTTCGCACGGAGCCTGAGCGACAGGAACCTCCCATCCCTCCGCCGAGTTGCCTGCGCCCACGGCGAGCGGGACAGCACCATCGGCACGTTCTCCTCGGCACGCGCGGCGTCGGTCATCCCCGGCGTCGCCTTGCCCGTAATGAGCCGGTCAACGTACACCTTCAGGCCGTGAAGCGCCTCCATACGCAGCCTGAACTCGCCATCTTCGAGGCGACGAATCTCAGGGTCAACGTACCCCACTTCACCGAGCAGGATGGACTTGTACAGGCGGAAGTCCGCGCTGTTCGCGCCCGACACCCACCGCCCGCCGTCCGGGTTCTGCGCGAACCACATGCGCGCGAAGTAGGTGATGTTCGAGGAGATGATCACCGCGTCCGGGTTCGCGTCGAAGCCCTCAGCGGCGTGCTGGAGGGCGAGCGGGTCGTCCAACTCCACGTCGGCGTCGAGGTTCGCGACGTACCGGCACGGCGAGAGGGCGACCTGAAGCGCGTGGTATGCCCCGCCCGCTCCCCGGTTCTCCTGCCGCGCGTAGGCCCATGCGACGTTGCCTAGGATTGGCGAGAAATGGTCCACGTCCACGGGCGCGGGAGAACCGTCATCGAGCAGGAGGAATGTCGCTCCGGGGTTCGCGGCGGCGAGCAGCGCGAGCGAGGCATCGAGGCGCTTGAGGTTGTTCTTGCGCTTCCGCTCGTCCCCGTAGTAGATGGGGACGCCCACAGCGAACTCGCCGGGCTCGTTGTTCCAGTTGAAGCGCTGGAGGGTGAAGGGGTGGCTCGCCGCCGCCCGACTCTTGGGGTGAGTAGGCGAGGGGCCGGGACTCCCACAGTCCACGCTGCCCCCGATGGAACGGCGAGCCTCTCCGAGCGTACCTGATTCAGTCAATGTTGGCTACTCTCTGCGGGTTCGCCGCCCACCCCTGAACGTCCCACGGCGATGCGTGCAACTCGACTTGTTGACCGACCTCGTGCACGAACTGGTGCCCCGCTCCGCAGTTCTTGCACAGGCCCATGAGCGCGTCGTTGATCTTCCAGTGGTGCACGGTGCCAGCGATGCACGGAATTGAACTCGTCCGGTTCACGGACGTGTCACGAATCGGGGCCGCATCCTTCGGCGGGAGCGCCGGGCCCTTGCGAGCCGCGCGGATGCGGTCCAACTCCTCCTGTGTATGCTTCCGACCTTTCGGCCACGACATCGGGCACCCTTTCTCCAAGAGCGCAATGCCTACTCGGCGGCGGGGTACTTGTTGTACACGCCGTCGAACTCGGTTGATCTGCACTTCGGGCAAGGGACGGTGTTCGTCCCGCTCGCCGTCAGAACGTCGAGGGAGCGCTTGCCGCCGCAGACCTGGCAGGGCGGCTCCACCGGCTTCTTGGGCGCCAACTCCTCCATCGGGGACTCCTCGCCCTCGGTGAAGACGCGACGCCAGATGATGCCCTTGTTCGTGTCGATGCGCTCGACAAGGCGGTGAACCGCGTAGAGCGAGTCCAGCGCGTTCGTGACGGTCGCCCGCTTCATCCCGGTCTCAGCCGCGATTGAGGCGGCTGTGTAGGACAACGGGTTGCCGCCCGAGGCCTTCATGCGCGAGAGGATGTTGCGCTGTCGGTCGGTCAGTTCCTTGGGAGGGGTCAACGTCCATGCCTTTCGGTCTGCCGGGTCTGCTCGTGCTCGATGCGCAAGAACTCGACCTGCCTGCTGTAGGCGTTGTACGAAGTCTTGTAGCCCTCGTACAACCGGGTGTGCCGCTTTACGAGGGCGTTGACGATGCGCAACTCCTCTGCCATCCCGATGAGTTCCGGGTCGCCCTCGATCACGAGCGCCCGGATGCCGTCCACGGTGAGTTTCTTCACGGCGTCCGGCTGGTCCTGCCGCATCTTCGCCGAGGCGAGCGCGACCGCATGCTCAAACTTGTCCTCGATGTACTCGACCTTCGCCTCTTCAGCGCTGAGGACGGTCGCCGCGTACGCGGTGTATGCCGCGTACTCCTGAAGGCCGTTGCTGAGGTCGCCGAGGGAGAGCCCATCCGCCGAGGGCGGCATGTGGATGGTCAACTTGTTCTGGTCGCCCTCGACCGCGATGTCGGGAAGGCCGGAGAGTCCCACCTCATTCCAGATGCGAGCCGTGGGCCAAGCGTCCGAAGCGGCCATGCGCTACCTCGCCATCAGTTCTTCAACGGCGGCGAGGGCGAGCGGTCGCCATGACTCGTCGCCCGAGTTTTCGGTGCGCTCACAGACCGTGTAGAACGGGCATTTGGGGCAGTCAGTCCTTGACGGGGGCGTCCGGTCGGCCAGCACCCCGTTCACGGTCGCGATGGTCACCTTCTCGGCTTCCGCCGCCGACTGCTCCCACAGCGGGCGGTACGTCGCCCAGTCGACATCGAAGCGCTTGTGGTCGCCGTTGATGCGCGAGATGTACATCAAGGAGCCGCGCTTGCGCCCCTTCATGTACATGTACCAGAGAATCTGCTCGGCGTGATCTTCCTTCAGGTCACGCGGCAGGTTGCCGACCGTCTTCCAGTCGACCACCGTATCCACATCGTCATAGTCGATCACGTCAACGTCGAATGTGCCCAGCACGGGCACATTCGGCTCGTTGATCGTGACCTCGGCAGAGTGAATCCGGGCGAGCGGCTCCGCGTACTTGGCCCTGAACTCGTCCATGATCGGGTCGGTGTTCGAGACGAGATGGGCGAACAACTTGTGACTCGCCGTGCCGAGGAAGGCGGCATACGTGCCCTTCCCGCCCCACGAGTCGTCTGTGCTCGGCATGCCGATGAACGCGAACTGCTTGGCCCTCAGACAGCGGTTCGCGAGCCCGGACGGGTGGTGCCAAGCGTTCCCGCCCGTCACATACTCGCTGTTCTGGAGGCCGATGGTGATCCATCCGGGCGCGTCGTTGATCGCCGCCCAGATGAAGTTGATGAGCCAGTCCCTCGGGTCAACAAGGATGCGGCGCTTCCCGGTCGGCATTACATCCCCCTCCACTCGGGCGCGTGACGGTCAGCGTGCTTCACGCGCTTGAGGTACGTCCCTGTCCAGAGCGGGATGCACTGCTCGATTTCGGCGAGCACCTCCACTCGGCGCTTCTCGTTGCGGAGCCGGGCGAGCGGGACGCGGTACACAACCAGCCCGTACTTCTCGGCCAACTCCCCGTCGCGCTTCCTGTCGCGCCCGCTGAAGCCGTGCGTCGGCCCGTCCGCCTCGAATGCGACGTGCAACTCGGGGCAGTACAGATCAACCCTGTAGGGGTCAAAGGGCCTCTCGTCCACGACGATGAGGTTGAGGTGGCGTAGCAGCCCGCGTAGCGTGCGCTCGATGCCCGTGCCGGTCGCGCCCGCGCTCATCGCGGCTTCCTTGCGTTACAACGAGTCCGGCAGAGGGTGCAGTAGTCGCCCTGCCACCCCTGCGCGTTCTCTGCCATGACGTGCTCGGCGGCTTTGTGAGGGCACACCACGCACTGCGATGAGTTCGTCACGCGACCTCCTCCTTGGCGTACGTCGCCGCCTTGAGGCACTCAAGCGCCTCCGGGTTCTGAGCGAAGATTTGATGCACCTTGTCGAGTCCCTGCACACGGTGCGCCTCGGGCAGGAGCCCGTACCCGGCATCAGGAACGATGGCCACCGGCCATTCGGACGGGAAGCGGTACCACGCGCCCGAGTGTTGGATGATCTCCTTGTCGATGGCCTCCGCCACGACCACGGTCACGTAGTCGAACAGGCCATCGAAGGTGAACGGCAGCGTAACAGACCTGTAGGCGCGGCCAGTCTTGTTCTTCATGACGTACACGCCGACCTTGAAGCCCATCTTCTCGCCGCCGGTCTCAATCCAGCCGCCCTTCGACACTCGCATCGTCAGGCTGGACCAGAAGCGCTGCGCCTCGCCGCCGGGGAACGACACGGCGCTCGGGTCGGGATTCCCGATGGCGACCCTGAACTGGTTGGTGGCCAGAATCGCGGTCTTGCTGAGTCCGAGCGGAGCGATGATGCGGTCGAACAACTTCTTGTGGACGCGCGAGAGCCCGGCGACGTTGTTGTCCTCCGCCGACTGCTCCATCACCGCCGAGGGGATGAGCGCTGCCATCGAGTCGATGAGGATGAGGTCAACCTCGCCGACCAGCGCCATCGCAACATCCACGGCCTCCTCGCCATTCGACGGGCGGCTGAGGATGAGGTCGCTGACGTTCACGCCCGTCCCGGCCCACCAGTCGCCGTCGAATGCCTGCTCGGCATCGATGAGGGCGACCGTCCCGCCCTGACGCTGCGTCTCCGCCGCCGTGTACTGGCAGATCAACGTCTTGCCCGCCGACTCGCGCCCCACGGCGAGGCTGACGCGTCCGCGCGGGATGCCGCCGCCGGTGATCTCGTCCAGCGCGCCGATGCCGGTCGAGAGGTACTTGATGACCAGCCGAGGGTCATCGCCCTTCATCAGCAGGTGCTTCTTGTGAAGGTCTGCGATGCTCGTCATCTGCTTCTTGCCGGCCATTACAACCCCTTCCGCATGCCGTAGTCGGCGATCAGCGCTGCCTCGGCGCGCCCGTCATCCTTGACGCGAGCGAAGCACGCGGCGAGGTCAGGGTGCAGTTGCTGAGCGAGCGCCCGGCTGCTCGACTTGTCGGACGACAGCCCCATCTCTTTCTTCCAGATGTGAGGGCGCACGATGGTGTAGGGGATGCCCTCCGCCAGCAGGATTCCCTCCCAGATGCCGAGCCCACGCCCGCGCTTGGCGACGTGCGCCGGGTTCTGCCCGGGCAGCGTTACGATGTCCTCGATGCACGCGTGGACGATGCCGTTGCGCTCGACGCTCTTGATCAGCGCCGCCATCGACGCGCCGAGGTAGTTGTGGCCTGACGTCGCCTTCTCGACCGGCGTGTCCTCGACCCATGAGAATCCCTCCGGGTTGATGAACGCGATTGCGCCCGTCACTCCGGGGTCGATGCCGATGTACATCATGCCGTCGCCTCCTGCGCCAGTGCTGCGGCGGCTGCTTCAGCCTCCTCTTGCTCCTCGACCCACTGGTCATAGGGCTGGTACGTCCGATCAGGCCGCTGACGGTACATGATCTCCATGTAGTCCACGTCCACGCGGCGACGCCCGGCTGACTTCGTGCCTTGGAGCAGGACGATGTCGCCGTCGCGAGCCGTCTGCCAGATCAGTTGCTTGAACTTCGGGTAGCGGAAGCGGTTGACGTATCCGACGATGATGCCGGTGTCGTCCTCGACGTTGAAGATGCAGAACTCGTCAAGGTCGGGTCGCGACAGCGCCCGGCGCTCGATGATCTGCAACTCGCCCGTCACCGGGTCAACGCGCCGGGAGCGCTCGTGCTCCTCTTCAGCGGTGGAGCGCTGGTTGCGACGCGAGAGCACGCCCGCCACGAACATGTCGCCTTCGTCGGCGTGTTGGATCAGGCCGATCTTGTGCGTCGCCCCGCAGTTGTCAAGCGCATCGGTGAGCGACTTGAGACCGAGGAAGTCATCCATCGCCTCCTCGTCACTCCACGCGCCCACGCGGTCGAGGGCGGCGATGTGAGCCTTGTTCGCGACCACGGCCATCCGGTTCGGGTTGGCGATGGTCGGCTGGTGAGTCCGTCGCCCGGCGAGGTCGGCAGCGTCGGCGTACGGCTGTCCCGCCACGATGCGGGCGGCGACCGTATCGCCGATGCCGTCGATGGCGGCGAACCCGGCGCGAATCCGCATGTGGGAGTCCACCGTCCAGCCGGAGCCGGACTTGTTGATGTGCGGCGGCAGGATCACGCCGCCCTTCCGCTGGAACTCCAAGAGGTACATCCGCTTGAGGTTGTCGTCCGGCCCGTTGTTCAACGCGGCTGCGTAGAACTGCGTCGGGTAGTGCTGCTTGAAGTACATCGCCCAGTACGCGAGGATGGCGTATCCGACGCTGTGCGAGAGGTTGAAGGCCCACTGTCCGAACGAGACCATCGACTCCCACGTGGCGATTGCCTGCGCCTCCGTCAGGCCGGACTTCACAGAGCCCGTCACGAACTCCTCGCGCATGGAGTTCATGTGCTCCTTGCCGTACTTGCGGGCCATCGAGTTGCGGAGGTCGTTGATCGACTCCCAAGTCATCTGGCCGACGTAGCGGGCGATGTTGAGCAGTTGCTCCTGATAGACCACCTGTCCGTACGTGTAGGCCAGTTGCTCGTCCACGGACGGGTGAAGGGTGGTCGGCTCGCCGATGCCGTTCCTGATCAGGACGTAGTTGCGCGTCATGCCGCCGTGGAGTGGGCCGGGCCGACAGAGGGCGACCATATCGGCCAACTCCGCGAACGTGACCGGCGCATCGAACTCGCTGAGGACGGAGCGCATGGCGTTCCCCTCGAACTGGAAGATGCCGAAGATGTCCTGACGGCTGAAGCCGTCGAGCACCATCGGGTCGGCGAGCGAGTCCGGGCGCGTCATGTCATACAGGTCGCCCATCGACATCCCGGTCGCCGTGAGGCACTCTTGGATGACCGACAGCGCCGAGATGCCGAGGATGTCAATCTTGATGAGCCCGAGGTGGTCAGCGCCCTTCTTGTCGACGCTGACGATGCCGTGAGGGTCGTCAGGCTTGTAGTAGAACGCGCAGACCTCCTCCAACGGGCGCGAGGAGACCATGAAGCCGCAAGCGTGAGTTGACCACCCCTTGTACTGTCCCTCAAGGGCGACCGCTCGCATGATGTCGGGGTACTTCTTCGCGACCGCCTCTGCCGCAGGGAACGCTGAGAACGTGTCCTCAATCGTCGCCCCGGCGCGAGCGTCAGCGCTCGAACGGTCGATGATCAGGTTCTTCACTGTCTCGACGTCAGTCTTGGGGATGCCGAACACGCGGCCTACCGAGTCGAGGGCGTTCTTGCCCTTCCACTGCGTGAAGGTTCCGAGCATCCCCACCCGGTCGTTGCCGTACTTCCGCGCCATGTAGTCACGGACTTGCTGGCGCTTGTTCGAGTCGAAGTCGATGTCGATGTCGGGCAGATCGGAGCGCAGCACATCGATGAAGCGTTCGAACAGGAGCCCGAAGTCCAGAGGGTTGATCTCCGTGATGCGCAGGAGCCAGCAGATGAGCGAGCCCGCCGAGGAGCCGCGCGACGGGCCGACCAAGATGCCTTGATCCTTCGACCACCGCACGAGGTCACCGACCACGAGGAAGTAGTCAGTGAAGTTCTTGGACTCGATCAGCCCCGCCTCGTACAAGATGCGTGCCTTGATCGTCGGGTTGTTGAAGTCAACTCCCCTGAAGGCGCAGCCATCGTGAATCTGCTGATAGAACATCTCGGCATTCGACTTGAAGCGCGGGACGTACCCGCCAACACACTTCGAGCCGTCGTGCTGAACCTCGTCCTCGCCGCACTCAAGGCACGGAATCGGGAAGTGGATGAACTCGGACTTGGGGATGGCCACCGTGCACTTCTCGGCGATGGCCAGCGTGTTCTCCGCCGCCTCCTTGAAGATGGGGAGCAGCCCGGCCTTGTCAGCGAAGTGCTCCAACTCGTGCGGGAGCAACTGGTACTCGGACAGGTACTGGAAGTCACCCGCGTCCTCGTCATACCAGCCCTTGCCGTCGCGCACCTTGTGGAGCAACTTGCGAACGTCGCGCTGATCCTCCGTCATCATGTGGACGTCGCCGGTCATCACGAGCGGGATGCCGGTCTGCTTCGCCAAGTCCATCACGCCGTAGTTCACCTTGCGCGTGTCGTCAAGGTCGAACAACTGGGTCTCAAGGTAGTAGTCATCGCCGAGCGCGTCACGGAAGGCTTGCGCAGCCTTCAACGCGCCGTCGAAGTCGTTGATGAGGAGTCGCTCAGCGATGTGACCCGAGAGGCACCCGGACATCACGACAAGGCCTTCAAGGTGATCGCCGAGGTTCTTGTTGTCCGTGAGCGGTTTGTAGTAGAAGTCACGGTATGACTGGCTCACGAGGCCGAGCAGGTTCTGGTAGCCGCGCTCATTCCGGGCGAGGACGGACAGGTGACGGTTGACCCGCTTCTTGTTCGCCTTGTCGCCCGCCGCCGAGCCGGTCTGGTACACCTCGCAGCCGAAGATGGGTTTGATGCCAGACTTCCCGGCGGCAATCTCGAAGTACGGGTGGCCGGAGACGCTGCCGTGGTCTGTGATCGCAATCGCCTTGCGCCCCAACTCGGCGGCGCGCTTGATCACGTCGGCGGGGTGCCCAATCCCGTCGAGGTATGAGAAGGTCGTGTGGACGTGGAGGTCAACGAAGTCCTCAGGGCCGATGAGGGTCATCGCAGACCCTCCGCTTGGCGCTGCCGCCACGAGGGGCCGCCAACGGCGGACGGCGGCGAGGAGATGGGCGCGGGCGTCCGGGCGTCTGACACGGTGACCTCGACCGAGCCCACGCCGAAGTAGCCCTGAATGTAGCCCTCGATCAAGGGCCGCGTCGCGTCCTGCGTCTTGCCGTAGGCCTTCAGCGAGGCCTCGTCAACGCGCCAGATGCCGGTCTGCGGGTGGGAGAGCATCGCCGCCCTCATCCCGATGATGCGCTTCAGTCCGTCGAGGAACTTGAAGAACTCCTCGCGCGGCAGTTCGATGCCCTGCCACGACATCGTGAGCCCCTCATCGGTGTGGATGAAGTCCACGACCACGGAACGGGTGCCCTCTTCAATCTGCGTCAACTTCAACTCCTCTGGCTCGCCCAACTTCATGCGGTGCGTCCCGCCAACAGCGTTTCGATGTCGCTCACGGCCTCTGAGACCGAGTACCGAATCGTCAGGTTCGGAGTCGGCGGCATCAGCGCCGCCGAAGGGGTGATCAGCCAAGTGCGGATGCCCGCCGATGCGTAGTCCATCGCATGCTTCGGCGAGTCCTCGACGGCGAACACCGGCGCGAAGTCCTCTGCCGCCGTCCGCTTGTCGAACGCGAAGATGAGGGAGTCATACGGCACGGCGTGCATCTTCAGCCAGCGCTCCGTGTCAGTGACGACGTTGCGATAGCGCGTCTCCTTGCGAGCGGTGATGATCACGACCCGCAAGCCCGCCGCCTGCACCTTGCCGAGCAGCGCGCGAGTCGTGAGGTACGGCTCAGCGCGGAGGAACGCGCCATCGGCAATCTCCTCGGCGCTCGGCGCGTTGTAGTGCGCGATCACGCCGTCGAGGTCGAAGATGGCGCAAGGCTGCGACCTGTCCTCGTTGCGCTCGCGCAGGTAGCGCTGCTTCACGACGTCTGACTTGCTCCAGAAGTCCGAGACCACGGCTTGGACGTTGAAGCCCGACACGACGCCGATGGCCAGCGTGTACTTGAGCATGTCGACGTACTCGGCGCGGGCATTCGCCCAGTTCGGCTTCACGAACGGGCGATGATGCTTGTAGCCGAGCGCGTTGAGCATGTCCACGCCCTCGCCGGTCGCGAGCAGGGCGAGTTCACCGAGGCGCGCGATGCGGTCTGCCTCGGGCAGCGCGTCCTCGCCCATCAGGGCCTGAAAGCCCTTCTGCTCATCCCACATGTCCTCGAACTCGGTCATCGGAGGAACTCCAAGACCGCCTCGTACACGTTGTGCTGCTCGATGGACTTGTCCCAGCGTCCGAACCGACCCGTGAAGAGCACGTGGTTGGTCGCCTCCCACGCGTCGATGAACGCTTGCCCCTCGGGCGAGGGCTTGATGGGCTTCACAATGCGGCGCGCGCCGGGGTCGGGCTGGTCGATGTGCCCCGGCCACTCAAGCGTGAAGCGTCCGAAGGCCGCTGACGCCCGGTACCACGCGAGCGCCGGTTGCGGCGCGTACCAGACGTATGACTCGCCCTTATTCGAGCCGTGCTTCACCCACGCCTGGACATGCGGCATCTCGCCGGGGTGAAGGACGCTGAGCGGGACGGTGCTGATCACCCGGTCGTTGTTGTTCAACTCCGCGATGAGCGTGTCCAGCGTCACGTCGCCCTGCACGATGAACGGCTTCACGATGTCGAACAGGAGCCAAGTCGCCGCCGTGCCGTCGTACTCGATGCGAGGCCCGGCGAGGCCATACTTGTTGATGCTCGTGTCGACGTTCGGAGCGCCATACACCTTGAGCGAGTATTCCCGCCCGAGTTCAGACGTCCGGCGAAGGTCGCCGCCCATGACGCCGTAGATCACCGGCTCGTCACGCCCCCAGAGCGGCAAGAGCCCGCAGCGGTCGTGGAGCAGGAACACGCCCGCGTTCAACTGACCGCTGGCCAAGCGCTGGCCGATGTCGTACGCGATGGCCTTGTCGATGACCTTGACCTCGTGGCCCGCCTCGATGGCGGCGTAGGCGGCCATCAGGCCAGCGGGGCCCGCGCCGAGTACGCAGACCTTCATTCGAGCACCAGCCCCTTCTTAGCGGCGACGGCGGCATTCACCATCGGCTCCGGCCTCTTCCACGCCGGGGCGACGGTCGGCGGGGGTGCGTCGTCTGCCTTCTCGCCGCCCAGAGACATCGCGCCGGTGAGAACATCGGTCACGGCTTGACGGAACTCCTCAGGACTCGCGCCCTCGGCGAGGGTGTTCCTGACGTTCTCCAAGATGCTCAGCGGCACGCCCTCGCCCGCCAGCACCGTCTGCATCGCCTTGATCGCCTCGACTTGCTTCGCGCGCTCGGCGGCGATGACCTTCGGGTTGCGCTTGGCGTTGGACTGGGCCGTCACGGCCTCGGCGAGCGTCTCCATCGAGTTGATGACGGGGACGTTCGTCGGTGTGTACGTGCCGACACGGTATGCGTCGCACTCGTCCGACCGATGGCCCTGAGGGAACGGGCCTCCGCACACGCCGCAGGTCTTGGGCTTGAGCGCGTTCACGACGCGCGGCTGGCCGCCATAGCGGTCTGCCCTCACGTCGGTCACCGCGTCGTCAAGGTGTCCCAGCGCCGCCTCGAACAGACGTTCGATGAGGGGCTTCGCGTCTTGGATCACCTGCTCGATGTTCGCGGGCGTGACGTTCAGGAACGTCACATCCGCCCTGATGGACTCGTACGGGGCAGGGCTGACGGTCAGTCCCATCCCGAAGTTCACAGCCGGTTCTGCCGGTTCATTCGTCACTTCAACTCCATTGCGTCTGTAGTCCGGCTCCGGCTTGCCGTAGCAGCCAAGGCCGAACTCGTGCCAAGCGCCGCAACCGCAAGGGCCCGAGTGCGGGGTATCGCAATCCTTCGACCAGCCATACCCGCACCGGGCGCACTTCACGGTTGCTATTCCGGCATGAAGGTTCGGCGCGGGGCCGTGGCCTCGGGCTCGAACCGCTCCAGCCCCTCGGACGCGATGTCAGAGGGCGGGACGGGCGTGGGCGGCGGCGGCGCGTGACGCGGGCCCGAGTCCGGCACGGCGGCAACCGGCGGCGGAGCGACGGCGACCGGGGCCTCGACGGGCGGCTGGTACACCGGGGCCTCGGCGACGGGGGCCGGGGCCTCGTACACCGGCGCGGGCGGCGCGGCGACCGGCTGCTGCATCACGACCGGCGGCTGCGGGCCCTCGTCCACGGCCTCGCTGTCCTCGTCCTTGAAGAGCGGCCACTTGAAGTTGTCGAGGAAGAACTCACGCACCGGGGGCAGCGCGTCGTACAGCCGCATCATCTTCGCGCGGTCGGTGTCGTTCAGCGGGACGTTGCACTCCACGATGCCGTCGGGCGCGATGTCCAACGTGATGACGGGGTTGCTGATCTCGCCGTTGGACTTGACGTCCTCGATGCGACCGTTGATGAAGTGGAGGCCGATCTTGCCGTCCGGCTTCCGGGCGATGAGGACGTTCTTGGCCGACAGGTTCTGGTTGGGCATCATCGAGGCGATGGTCCAGAGCCGCTCGGTGTAGTAGCCATCCTTGCCGGGGCCACGGAACCACACCTTGAAGCCGGGCCGGTCTTGGAAGTACCGGACGCCCTTGTCCACGGTGTTCATGTCCTGCGGGTCGTTCATCATGTGGACGAGCGCCTGCGAGATGTTGACTGCCTGCCAGTCCTTGGCCCACGAAGCCGTCTGACCGTTGTTCCCGGTCGGCTGCTTGAAGTGGTACTGCGCGAGGACGTACATGTAGACGCCGAAGCGGTACGAAGGCTGCTGGTCATCGCGGAGGTTGCGACAGTTGCACTTGCCCTCGGGGTCATCGAACGAGGTGGGGCAGGACTCCCAACCGCGCGACGCCCGGTTGAAGAACTTGTCGCCGTGGACTTGGGCAGACCCGAGGAACGGGTCATCCTCCTCGCCGGTGGCGAGGAAGCGGACGATGGCGAAATCCCGGTCATTCAGGATGAACGGGGGCGGGGAGTCGGACTTGCCGCCGCCGGTCGCCTTAGCGCCAGCGGAAGCGGAAGCAAGTGCGCGTGCACCTGACGGCATGATCAGTCTCCAGACTTGGTCAAGGCTTGTGCCAACGGGGATGTAGCCGAGTCCAACAGTTCGATCAGAGCATCGGCATCTTTCAACTCTTGGACGTCATTCACGCTCGCGAAGTCCCCTGTCCATTGGACAGCCTTCACCGGCGCGACGCCGCTCAATCTCGCGATTCCCTCTTGGGTCGCCTCCCTTCCTGCTTTGTCGTTGTCGAAGGCGAGCGTGATGCTCGCGGGACGGAACTGACGGATGATCTCGGTCTGACGCTCGCTGACGTGCGAACCGAGAATGGCAAAGGCCTTGCGGCCCCGCTTCCAGCACCACATCGCGTCAAGCGAGCCCTCGACCAACACGAGCGGCTCACCCGTCTCGATGGGGTCGTGGCGGTTCGCTCCGTACAGGACGTGGGACTTGCTGAACCCGGCGCTGTAGAGGTACTTGGGCCCCATCGCCTCGGGCGGCTGGCGTTTGATGTCGCCTCGCAGGATGCCCTTGTGGTCGTACACAGGGATGAGTATGCCGCCCGTAGGCCCCATCCACAAGTCCCATGCCTTCCAGTCATCCCGGTCGAAGCCCCGCATGATCCACCACTTGGGGAGCCGCGCTTGCGTCATCCCGTCGATGTCGAGGTGGTGCACCGGGTCTTCCGTGCCGACGGCGGCATACAGGCGCGGGGCAAGGCGCTCGCGGAGCCGCTCGGTGTCGATGTCGAGCGGGTGGCCCTTGTCCCAGTTGACGATGTACGACTTGGCGCGCAGCGGGTCGAGGCCGAGCACAAGCCCGACCAGAGTGGTGATGCTCCCCTGCCCGCAACCGCCGTGACAGATCCAAAGGCCCGAGTCCAAGTTGACCGCGAACGAGGGGCCCGCGTCATCGTGGAGCGGGCAGCGCGTGTACAACTCATCGCCGGAGCGCGAGCCACTCTCGATGCCCAACTCCTCGATGAGGGGAAGGTACTGCTCACTCAAGGCTCAAGCCCCTTCGCGTGCCGGGGTCGTGGGATGCGGGCGGTGCGGGCGGCGGGGCCGAAGTCGCCGCGCCGACGATGACCGAGGCGGTCGGAGCCGGAATCGCGCCGGGGCCTGACGGCACCATGCCGCCCGCGTCGAGGTAGCGCGCCAACTCTGACTTGAGGCGCTGGTCCACCGGGTCAAGCCACCGTCCCACGTCGCCCCGGTCGATGTCGAATGAGATTGTCTTCTGGCGACTGATCGTCACGCCGCCTCGGTTCTTTTGGAGACTGAACAGACGAGTGACGGCACTGTTCATCTTCGGGACGGCAATGGTCGCCACTGCGTCTGCCCACTGACCGATGGAGTCGCCCATGTACACGTCCTGAAGCGTCGGCGGCGTGTGCACGTCTTTCTGATTCCGACCGGCGTGCTCAGCGCCGATCACGGCCACTTTCTCCTGCATGGCGAGCACCTTGCACCCCTCGATGTTGTTGGAGTACTGAGCCCACTTCGACTCGCCCTCCGCCTTGAGGAGTTTGATGCCGTCGATCACGACCAGAGCGGGCTTCAACTCGCGGACGCGGGCCCGCACGTCTTGGAGAGAGAATGAGCCCTGACCAATCTGGTCGACCACGGCCCAGTCGTGACGGACTGCCATGTCATTCTCGACCAGAGCGCGGAAGTCGGCCATCTGCTTCGGCGAGGCCGTGCCCATCATCAGGTCGGTGTTCGACGGGACGCCATAGCCGAGTTGATGGCCGAGGATGGGGATGGCGCGCATACCGATTTCGGCCTCGGACATCTCCAGCGAGATGAACAGGACGGGGTGTCCCGTCCCCCAAGCCTCCGCCGCCGTGCGGATGAGGAACTCGGTCTTGCCGACGCCGGGCTGGGCGATGATGGCGCCGAACATGCCCTGTCGCCACCCCATCCGCATGCAATCGATGACCTCGATTCCCGTCCGAAGTCCGACGAACACATCCTCAGGACGGGACGCATTCGCGGCAGAGCGCTGCTCCACCTCTTGGAGGAGTTTCAGAGCGTCGCCGTCGAGGAAGGTCAGAGCGGTGTCATCGGCGATGCGAAGGCCTGACAACTCACGGATGATGCGCTCCACAGCATCGACCGGCTGCGTGTCGATAGCCCCGCTGTCGGCCTCCTTGAACATCACCTCACGCGCCCGGCGGGAGATGTAGGCCTCGCGCAACTGGAGAGCGTGGTGGCGCACGTCGCCGACAACGAGGGGCGGGTCGAAGGTCGGGAACTGAGTCTGAATCAGCCCGATGGACGGCGCTTGCGCCGTCGTGCCGTGGTAGCGGAGAATCCACTGCCAGACAGGGATGAAGTTCGCGAACAGGTCGTCACGAACGCCGACGCCGAGCGCATAGTTGATGTCGTCAACGGTGCGCAGGCTCGCTATGAACTCTGCCTCGATTTGGGCGGACAAGGGTGCTCCGATGCGCTAGAGGAATACGTCAGGGCCCGATACCTCGGGCATGCCTGGCGCGTCCTACGTGGCGCAGAAGCGGTCTGACAGAGTACGGGACGGGAAGGGAAGGTGGTAGCGGTTCATTTCGACTCCTGCGGGGGTCAATCTCAACGTCGTGCGTCTCTCATGACGGCAATCGCCGCCGTCAACTCGTCCATCGCGGCGGGGAGTTTTGCCGCGTCAGGGCCCCAAGCGGCCCGGTAATCGGTCACAGCGTTCACGGCCTCTTGAAGCCGGGGCATCGCCGCCAGAGCGCGCGGCGACGGGTCTTGCTCGTCCACTTCGAGGTAGCAGAGCGCCTCGGCGACAAGGTCATACGGGTCGATCAACTCGTCACGCTTGTCGGCCCGGCCCATCGCTCTGATGAATCCGTCGATGTCGCCGCCCGAGTTGAAGTCGATGTAGCGGTGGATGGCAAGCATCATCTGCGCGTCGCTCCAACCGCTCTGCTCGGCGTACTCGCGAAGGGCGATGCTTTCGCGCACCCGCCCGTATGAGCGGTATTCCTCGCCGCGCAGAGACTTGAACTTCAAGTCCCAGAAGGCGACCGGGTCACGTCCGGCGATTTGGAAGCCCGTCGCGAGTTTCATGCGGCTTCCTCGCGACCGACCTTGCGCCAGTAGAGCGCCAAGAGCATCCTGAGGCTGTTGCGGGTTGACAAGTTCAACTTCACGGCGACGTGGGCGCGATGGGCCTCGACCGCCTTGATGCTGATCCCCAAAAGGTCTGCCGCATCTTGATGGGTGTGACCGTCCATCGCGAGACGGATCACAGTGACCTCGCGGTCGGTCAACTCGGTCGCGTCCTCTTCAGTACCGGCGTGACCCCATCGCCGCTCAATCGGGCCGATCAGGGGCGCCAACTCGTGCAGCAGTTCGCGCAGAGCGGTCTCATCCACCTTTGGCAGATTCATCGCGCGTTCCTGCATTCGAGCCCGCCGCAGAACTCGGTTTCACCCGGCTCGCAGTCACAGTCGGGTTCGAACTGCTCGAAGGTGTCGTCATCCTCGATGCCGTGAAGGTCGGCAGGGTCGAAGTTCACGAGGTGATGGAGGGGGCATCCGGTCGCGCTCGGCACGTGAATCGGCTGTCCGCACTTCGGACAGTCGGCGGGAGCGTCACCGTCGCAGTCAAGGCAGACGGGCGGCTCCCAACCGAACACCCGTTCCGCCTCGGCGATTGCGGCCTCCACATCGAAGTCGTCTGCCTCCTCGGCGGGGTCGCCCATCGAGTAGTCAACCTCATCGCCCTCGACCTCGTTGTAGAGGTAGTCATCGGGGCCGGACTGGTCGAGTTGAGACCAGATGGTGAGGCGCGTCTCCTCGTCAACGTCCTCGAACAGCACGCCCATCTCGGCAAACGATGCCGTGGGGGCGACGTTGTACGGGAGTCCGAGCGCATCCATCTTCCGCCGGTAGTGCTGACGGCAAAACAGCAGGTCGCCCCGACCCAAGCCCTCGCTGAAGAATCCGCCGCGCTTGCACTGGTTGCCGAAGCGGGATGAGACTTGGCACCGGGCCGTCTCGGTGAGGTAGGTGCAGTACCGCTTGCGGATGGTCGCCGCGTTCCCCGGCGCCACAGAGATGGCCCGTCGCCGGGCCTCTGAGAGCGTGCTGCCGAGGGAGATTCCCATCTGGGCGAGCCGGACGATGATGTAGCGGTGGGTGCGGTTTCGGCCCACCCAGACGTACTCGGGGTCTACCAAGTCCATCTTGACCGCTGCATCGAAGGTGAGCGCGGAGCCAGACCGTGAACGGCCTGACCCCGCAATCCGTCCCAAGTGAGGAGCATAGATGCCGGAGGTTGTTGCGCCCTCGTCATGAAGTCTCGGCGGGACGGATTCTGATTTCGTTCGCATCTCTCGCTCACTCACTTCAATACCGAGTTCATACCGTCTGGCGCAACGAGGTCAAGCCTAGCGCGGCGAGTCTTGCTGGGGAAGGGGCTTCAACTACGAGGTAAAAACAAATTTTTCGGGGTGGAGTTCGACCATGTTCCGGGCCCCGCGCGAGGGGCAGAGGACGGCCACGCTCGGTCGGACGGGCGAGACATGTACGCTTCAGGGGCGCTTCAGGGCGCTTCAGGTGAACTACACAATTTGATGGCTTTCATAGGCGGCGGACACGGACGCTTTTAGAGGGAGGATCGGAACAGGGTCGGAAGTCCGAGAGGAGATCGGGGATTCCGATCCCGATCTCTCTAAAGGCGTTCGCGTGGCTCCGTCGTGCTGCCTAGATTCGCCGGGGTGGGTAGACGAGTTGCGAGGTACGAGGTACTATTTCCTCGCTGGAAGGGATTGCTACCGTGGGCTTCACCTATGTCTCGGCGAATGACGACGACAAGCACCGCACGCTGCGGGGGCTCGTCAAGGCGGGCGGGTTCTACAAGAGCCCGGCGCAGGCGGGGTTCATCCGCGCGAAGTTCCAGACCCGCATCAACGCCTACTACGGCGACGGCATGGACAAGCAGATTGCGCCGGTGTACGACCGGGGCGAGTCGGCGGGCCTCAGCCTGACCGACGGTCAGATTTACGTCGAGGTGCGCGGCTCGATGCTCTTCCAGGCAGGGGACGGCTGGGATGAGCATCAGGGCCGTCAGACCGGGTACGGCGGTCACCGCCCGGTGCGCTGGGGGTACATCCTCGACGGCGCGGGCGTCCTGACTGAGCTGAAGTACCACTTCAAGTCCGAGGGCGGCGGGCGGAATCGCAACTGGGTCATCGACCGCGCCAAGACTGAGGTGCTCTTCACGCGCGGTTGCGCGGGCACCGACCTCTGGGCGACGGCTGACAAGGCGCGGGCGGATGAACTCGCCGCGCGGGAGGAGCAGCACGCCAAGGCCGCGAACGCGCCCAAGGGCCGGATGGTCATCGCCGGCAAGATCATCTCGGCCAAGTGGCAGCAGAGCCAGTACGGCCTGACCCAGAAGATGCTCCTGCTGACGAACATGGGCTGGAAGTTGTACTGCACCGTCCCGAGCGGTGTGGAGCCCGAGGTCGGCACCGAGGTGAAGATCAACGTCACGGTGGAGCCGTCGAAGGATGACGCCAAGTTCGCCTTCGGCTCGCGCCCGGCGCTGGTGAAGTAGCGTGGCACTCGCGGGGATGCGTGACTTCTGTACGTGCGGTCACCACCGGGCCTACCACCGCACATTCGCGATGCCGTCCCGCGCCGCGTGCGTCCCGTTGCGCGTGCGAGCACTTCTATCCCGCGACCCGTCATGAACCTGCCGTCAAGGCGTGGAGGGTTCCCAAGCCGGAGCCCGAGGAGGAACTTGTGAGCCTCGACCAGACGTGGCAGTTCCCGTCCAAGCGCAACCCGGCGACCGTCTACACGGTCGTGATCAGGGCGACGGACGGGCGCATCTCCTGCGGGTGCCAGGGGTGGATCATCAAGCGGCCCAACAAGCCGAGTCGGACGTGCGAGCATGTGCGCGACGTCAAGGCGCAACTCGGGCCCGGCTTCGGGTACGTCATCGAGGACGGGTGCGAGTACGTCGTGGACGCGGACGATGCCGAGTCGCTCGGCATCCAACTCAACAGCGGAGGGGTGTGATGGAGCAGACAATCGGGACGGTACTCGGCGTGTTCGCTTGGGCTGCCATCATGGACAGCGCCCGCGCCGCCGAGCGCAGCCATTGGAGACGGGCGCGGGCGAGCCTCGCCGTCGCTGTCGCCATCGTCACCGGCGTGGTTGCGTACGGAGTTGCGCGATGACCTACTGGATCAACATCAAGCCGTTGCCCGCCAACGCGACGCTTCAGGAGGTCATCCTGAAGATCAACGAGATCATCGGCGAGGTCAACGGCATCGGCGCGGCGACGGCTGACGAGGAGGCATGATGGAATTGAAGGTCGGTGATGTGATTCGTCGGCGGATCGCCGACCCGACGCCTGACGACTCGGCCCGTCAACTGGTGCTTGTATTCGAGGTGACGGCCATTCAGCCGAGCGGCGAGTTTGCCGCAGACCTCGTGGACACGGAGGTCGCGTGATCTACACCCTCCATGGCGAGGTACGCGCCGACACGCTCCGCGCCAAGGGATATGGCTTGAAGGCAGAGCGCCAACCCGAGTACCGGCTCAGCCTCGCGGCGAAGCAGGTGATGCTCCCTGCGCTCCGGCACCGGCCATTTGAGCGCGTCCCTCTCGGACGCAACGAGACGTGGGACATGCGCATCGACCGCTACCTGAGAGGGCACGTCACGCGCGGCCAGCACCGGCGGTTCGAGTTGCTCAGGAGCGTCCCCAAGACGCTCGCCCGAGTCCACGCTGGGCCCGCCATCTGGAGGCGCAAGGCGTTCCGCGCCCTCGACGCGGTGCGAGGTACGAGGTAGAATCGAAGGCAGGAAAGGAGCCCTCATGGCAGCGAAGTATCCCATCCGTGAGACCACGTACGCGAAGTCCAAGTTCACCGTGTACCAGCAGGGCGCGGCGGGCGGCGCGAGCCTCACGCCCTTCGACTTCATCGCCATCCAGGCACCGCGCGGCGTGGCGGATGACGTCATGCGCATCTGGTTCGGCGTGGAGCCGGGCAAGGAATCTTGCGGCCACTGCGGCCCGGACTTCAGCGTGTACGAGGACACCGACGCGGAGTTCATCAATGGCAGCACGCGCACGACCTCGACCATCCGCGCCGACGCGCTGCCGTACATCCTCAACGGCGTGTGGAAGCCGAAGCGCTGGAGGCTCGCCGATGACGACGAGTAGCCCGCCCCGCAAGTCAAGGGTGAGCGAGACGTGCGCGCTGGAGTGCACGTGCGGCGGACTCCTCGCCGAGGACAACAACCGGAACGTCATCTGTCTGCGGTGCAAGGCCGCGAACGATGAGATCAACTATGTGAGGCCGGGCAATCATGGGCGACGCTAGTTGGACGGGCTTGACGCTCGAACGGGACACGCTCAAGCAGGGCGGGACGGTTCGCCACTGGGCGCGCTACGTCCACCCCAAGACGCTTGAGCGCTACGGCGGGGCCTATGGCGACACACCCGAGGAGGCAGAGGCGCTGGCCCGCTCCGTGTGGAGTGCCGGTCAGGCGAGCAAGGCCGGGCCGACGCGCGATGACCTCATCGCTGCCCTCCGCAAGTTGGAGTGGACGGGCGACGCAGGGTGCGAGGGGATGGGCTTCATGGGCTCGGGCCCGCCGATGCATCGCCACCCGATGTGCCCGCTCTGCCGAGGTCACGAGCCGGAGTTCAACGCCAAGGCACCGAACTGCTTCCGCACGAGGGCAGATTCCGAGCGCCTCGGCATGAGCAAGGGGAGCGGCGTGAACATCGGGCACGAGTCAGAGTGCCTGTACGCCCGCCTCGTGGCAACGTCATGATGGCCAATCGCATCCCCGAGAGGGGCGATGACCCGTGGCCGGGCCCGCACGTGCGCGTCATCGTGTGCTGCGAGGCGCTCGGCGCTCGCATCGGCGAGTCGATGCTGATCGAGGTCGCGCCGCGCGATGAGCCGACCGTGCCGACCAGCCACGCCGCGAACAAGCGGGCGGAGAAGGCAAGCCGCTACACAGAGCCGCGCTTCACCGCATTCCAGTTCGGTCTGTACTTGGTCAAGGCGGTCGAGGAGCCCGTCATGGGCGGGACGTACGCCAAGCCCGAGGCCATCGGTGAGCCGCTATCCTTCTGCCCGTACTGCGGCAAGCCTGTCGCCCTTGAAGGCTACGAGCCCGAACTGCACAAGATCATTCGCGAGCGCCGGGAGGCCCAGCATGAGCGCAACCAACGACCGCTCCCGTAACACGATGCCCGCCACCATCGAGGAGGGCATGAAGGCGGCGGCGGAGGCGAACAAGCGCAAGCCTCTCAAGTTGGTCGCCGGGATGCCCGACGCCGAGCCGGGTCGCAAGGCGATCATCGTGCCGGGCCCGGCGGGACTCACCGCGCCGAAGCCGAAGCGCTCTGCGCGGCGCTACGACTTCCTCAACGTGACGGAGAGTGGCCGCCTGTGGTGCTCTGTCTGCGCCAAGACGTACCGGCCGCCCGATGGAGTTGCGCGCTGGGACGGGCCTCTCGTCTGTCCCGAGGGGCACGACAACGATGCGCTCAACGCGGAGGCCGCGAACGAGCAGTACAACCCGCCCTCCGAGTGAAGCCGTCCAAGGACTTCCCGCACCGCAAGAGTGCGAGCGCGAATGTGAAGGGGCGCATGCGGCAGGAGCGCCCGCCGGTCGCGTGCTACCTCTGCCTCAAGCCCTTCGACCCCGCCGTCCACCATGAGAGTCCGCACGCGCCGACGATTGATCACATCATCCCGAAGGCGCGTGGCGGCGGCAACGTGTTCGAGAACGTGGACTGGGCGCACCGCCGGTGCAACACGATCAAGGGCTCGCTGACGCTCGCCGAGTTGGCCGAGCGGTTCACGCGCGAGCCGGATGGCGCGTTCAACTGGTCGAAGCCGATTCAACGCCCTCACATCGCCGCCCGAATCCGAGGTTGGCTCTGATGGCCCGCCGCGCCGACGCCCGGCACCCGGTCATCGCCCGCCTTGACGCTGCGGTAGAAGCCCGGCGCGCCCATGGCCCCGCCCCGGCGCACTACTGCGCCGATTGCGAGGTCGAGTTGTTACGTGCCACACTGGCGCTGATCGGCGAGGCACTCGTGTCGGGACACCTGATCTATGTGGAGAATCCGACCCACTAGACGGCTCAGCGAGGTACGAGGTAGAATTACCTCGTTGGAGACCCCTGCCCCGCCCTCCGCACTTCCGGGCCGCGCGAGCGAAGCCGACATGGAGAGACGAGCGGACGGCGACGCGAAGGGGCAGGGCTCCCGCACGGACTCGCAGCCTTGAGGAGGCACCGCGTGGCCCACGCCGCCAACGTCATCAACGGCACGATCAAGCCGGTCGCGGCGAGCGGGCCGGGCGCGCTGCCGGGCTACGAGTTCCGGTGCGGCGACTGCCCCGAGGTCGCTGCCTTCAGCGTGGAGGGGATGACGCGCGACCACGCGCTCTCTCACACGAACTTCATGGCGGGTCAGGAGCGCGAGGCGCGTCTGCTCGAATGCTGGGCGGACTACAAGGCGCGCTATCCAGAGGTCGGTGACAATCCCTCAGCGCTGTTCAGGCGCGGGTTCGAGCAGGAGGCGTCGTGACCAAGGCAGACCGTCTCATCGCCATCGAGGAACTCCGCTTCTTGGCCGCCACGCCCGCCTATCGCGGCGGGGCGCGTGCCGAGGCGATGCTGCGGGTCGCCGCCGAACTGGAGAAGAGGGCAGCGTGAAGGTCACCGTCACCGCAACTCGCGCGGGCCTCACGGCCCCGCAGCGCTTTGTCGCGCGGTCGCTGGTCGGCGCGAGCGCCATCACCGTGCTCATCCATGGCGCGGCGCGTGGCGGCGACTCCATCCTCCACGACATCGCCGGGCTCATGGGCGTCCCGCGTGACATCCACCCCGCGAACGATGTGCCCTCGAACCTCTCCGCACTCGACCTCACGCCCGCCGACACAGTCAACGATGGCGCGCCCGCGCTCGTGCGCAATCGCACGATGGTCGACAAGGGCGAAGTGCTGTGGGCCTTCCCGCGCCTCTACGTCGAGGAGCGGCGGAGCGGCACATGGGCCGCAATCCGCTACGCGCGCAAGGTTGGCAAGCCCATCTGGCTCGTGTGGCCTGACGGACGGTTGGAGACGGCTGACGGGGAGGCCTGAGATGGCGACCAAGGGCGAGCGCCGGGAGGCGAAGCAGCGCAAGAGCAAGCGCATGCGCGTTCACGGACTCGCCTACGTCCGCATCGTCACTCGCATCTTGAACGAGCGCGCAACCGGGAAGCGCGGCCCGCGCAATTGAGCACGAGGACGCTTGCCCGACACTTGGTGAGCGTCGAGGGCAGCGCTGAGCACGGCACAGTCGTGCGATACAACATGGGCTGTCGCTTGGCTTGTTGCCGCGAGGCGAACCGCCGTCGCCAGCGGGAGCGCCGAGCCCTCCGCCGGGCGCGGCTGTCCACGGCGACGGTCAAGCACGGACGGGCGAGCACATATCAGAACTGGGGCTGTCGCTGCTATCCATGCGCGCTCGCCCACTCGGATGCTTGCCGGGCATACCACAAGAGGAAGGCTGGTTGATGATGGAGGAGTTCGTTTTGGGCGTGGTCGCGGGATTGGTCATCGCAGCCGCGCTGATCAAGTCATTCCTCCGCGCGACCATCGAGGTTGTGATCGAGCACATCGAGCGCCACAAGGACTCGGGCATCTGATGGACTGGCAAGAGCGTCGATACCGCTTCACAGCCCTCATCTACCTGCTCGTGTTCAGGTCGCTCCCGCCTCTGCCGTGGCCACCTCGCGCGCCGCACGGCGGCTGGAGGGCCGATGAAGTCCTCACGATGAGGAGCGGGCCTCGCATCCGCTTCCACCCCGGCTGCTGGCGCCCTCCGACCGGCGCTGCACGCGCTTGGGGGAGCCGGGGCGGGTGGAAGGGCAACTGAGCCGGTAGACGACACGCGACGTACGAGGTAGAATCGTCTTGGAGAGGAGGGCGACCGTGGAGATCAACGACCTGTTCGCCTTCGTCAACAAGTGGCCCCGCATCGTCTGCACCGGCTGTGCCCGGTTCCTCCTGCGGGGTGAGCGCGGGTTCGCAGCCTTCGACCCCGGCACCGGACGGCCTCACACGCCCCACTGGTGCTTCGGTTGCCGGGTCGCGTTAGGAGCGTCGTCGTGAACGCTGATGCCATCGCCGAGTTCGTCGCCAAGTGGGATGCTGCCGCTGCCCGCATTCGTGCGGACTACGCCGGGCTCACTCCCGCTCAGCGCAAGGCTGGTCGCTCCCGCTCCCCTCGCATCACCGAGATCATCCATGCCAACCTTGGCCTACATCATCCTGCGGTTCCGCAGATCAGCATCGCCCGCCTCGGCTACCCGCCAGAGGCGTGCCGTGGCTATGAGGACGCGCCTCTGGCAGACCTCGCTCGCGCCGGAGTGATCCACATCATCTCCGACCGCATGCGTCGTCCGGGCGTCGTGACGTATCGGGCCCCGCGATGAGCGACCCGACGTTCAAGGCACTCGACGCCGAGGGCACGCCCATCGTGGAGGGCGCTCAGTACCTGAGCGTGAACGGGCGCGTGTTCAAGGTCATCCGCCAGACGTGGAGCACGAGCGAGCACGTCACCTGCCGGGAGGTTCGGCGTGGGAAGCGCGGCTGGTACGAGGCGCGCGGCGGCGACACCGGCACATACGCGAGCGGGCTCATCCCCGTCTCCGACTTGGAGTTGAAGTACATCTTCACCCGCCTCGACGCGCAGCGCCTCTTCAGCGAGCGGGCTCACAACGGGCCCGCCGGGGAGCGCAACCGCCGACAGATTGCGGAGCACCGCCAGAAGGTCGATGCGGCTCGCAAGTCCGTCGCCCGAGGCGAGACGGTCTGGGACATCAACAAGCGGACGCCGTGGAGGAACAAGTAGTTGACAGGGGACGGCATCGTGGAGGGGCTTGTGCTGATCGGGCTGACCGTCATGGGATGCCTACACGCATCAAGGGGCTGGTGGAGTGCCGCAATCCTCGACCTCTCCTTCAGCGTCCCGGCTGTGATCGGCATCCTGATAGGGGTGGGGTACGTCAAATGAGCGATGTGATGGAAGCGGCCCTGCGCGGGATGAGCATGGTGTTCATCCTGCGATACGCCGAGCAGCCGAAGCAGAACTGGAAGCGCTCTCAGTGGGAGCGCCACACGAAGATGATGGCCGACGCCGACGCCCTGTTGGAGCGCTTCAAGGACTTCGTGATGGACGAGTCGCACATCGTCGCCGCGCTCGGCGAGCGTCCGGCGCAGGTCGCCGAACTCTGGAAGGCGCGCAACCACTTCATCGCGCAGCACACCTACCCGGAGAACGGCGACGACACCATCGGCGACGACATGGATGCGCTGCTGAAGGTCGCCCTCGACCTCGGGCGCCAACTGGAGCGGCAGGAGGCAGGTCTGTGACGCAATCGACCGAGGCGACGCACGGCGAGTTCATCCAGCTCAACGGCGGGCCGCACGACGGCGCGCGCCTTGGCGTGAAACTCTGGCCGCCGCCCGAGGAGATTCCTGTGCGGGGCAGCGCCGGGCGCTACGTCCGCATCCGCATGTCACAACTCACAGACGAGCAACAGGAGGAGATGACGTTCATCGTCCGGGGCGCGGAGTACGAGTGGAGGGGCGATGATGAGTCCGCAGAAGACGGTCTATAAGGCTGAGGACTGGGATGGGCGCAAGACCTACAGCGCCGAGCGCTTGCCCCTGATGGTCCACCCGGACGTACGCATCCGGCTGCGCAACCACCTCATGTCCAAGGGCGCTCCGCGCGGGATGGGCTACTCCGAGTTCATCGACGCGGCAATCGACGCCGAGCAGGGCAAGACCATCACCGAGGCGGCGCTGAAGACGCTGATGGACGAGCGCTACGGCGTGAACGTCGAAGCCGAGGCACAGGCCATCGTTGAGGGGGCGCGGGAGATTGCCGCCGAGACGTTCGGCAAGACGCTGACGCCCTTCGAGGAGGTCATCGCCCGCACCACATACGCCTTCGTTGCCGAGACATACGAGCAGCGGCGGCGGGAGTTGATCGATGACCTCGCCGCGTTCATCTCTGATCTGCGCGTGCGATTCGACCCGCCCGGATACCTCACAGACGAGGAGCACGAGAAGGCGCAAGCGCAGCACGAGGCGGCAAACCTCGCCGCCGACGAAATCGAGGGGATTCTGCACGAGGCCGCCAAGCCCAAACCCCTCGACGTTCAGCGACATACGAGGTAGTATCGAGGAAACGGGGTTTGCGCAGGGAGGCCAGAAATGGCTCGCAGTTGGAACCGGCCCGCAGAGGGCCTGACAGACGCCGAGTTGACGCGGGCGGAGCGCCGGGAGGATGAGGCCTTCCGCGCTCGCCGTCACATGCGGGCGCGGGCCAAGTACCCGCGCAGTACGCGCCCGATGCCGAGCGCGAAGCGCCGCTACCACGGCGGGCCCGTCCGTCTCCGTCACCGCACCGTCACGGTGCCGCGCCTCGGCTGGCGCGCGAAGGGCATGATCAAGTTGACCGTCCACGAGTTGACGCGGGGCGGCGAGGTCATCGGCAGCGAGGCGATGGGTCGCATCAAGGGCTCGCGCTACGGTCACGGCCTGACCCGGTGGTATGACTACCTTCACCCCATGAACTCCAAGCAGCGGGCCGTGCTTGAGAAGCGCGCTCGCCGGGGCGACCGGGGCGAGGTCTACTAATGCGCCTGTACCACCACACGAGCGGCTATCACCTGCCGTCCATTATCAAGGACGGCTTCATCAAGCCGACCGAGAGCAATGTCGGCGCGCCGGGTCGCGCGGCGGTGGAGCGCGCGAACGCCTTGAAGGGCACTGGCATCGACCAGCGGAGCGTCCACGACGCGCTGCTCAAGGCCATGGCGGAGAATGAGCACTTCGCGCCCGACGTGGTGTGGCTCACCGACCTCCGCACCCGGCGTCAACGGTGGATGGATGGCTCCGCCGTCGACAAGGGCGAGGTCTGCATCGTGGTCGAGGTCGCCGACGCGATGCCGTGGCTGGAGTGGGCGCAGCAGTACGGCGGCGTGGAGGACTGGTGGGTCAATGCCCTCACAGAGGGCAACCCGTCCGATGCCGCCCATTGGTTCGTCGTGCCGCGCCCGGTCGAGCGACGCGAGTGGATTGACATCCTTGAACGGGCCGACGCTCCGCACGCCTCGGCGCACGACACGCGGAAGCAGCGCTGGGACGCTGTGCTCGACATCATCGATGGATGCGCCGATCTCTCCGGCATCAACAAGGCGTTTGCGAGCCTCGGCGAGCCTCATCCTGATGTGGCCCGGCTGCTGAGCAATCTCATCAGCGGTTGCACGCCATACCTCGTCAACGCCCAGATGTGCGAGTTGATCGAGGCGGAGATGGACGCCGTGGCGGACAACCACCGCCCGTCTTGGCCTGTTCGATGAGGGCGGCGAGAGCATCGGTCTGTTCCTTGAGGAGCCGCTGATGGTCCCCATACTCGCCCTCGACGGACAAATCCAAATGGTCGGGATCACATCCATATATGCATTCGCCGGTACAGAGGACGGCTTGGTGGTGATGCCGTATGACGGCCGCAACAACGGCGCGAACGCATGCTCCATCCCGGCCGGAGGCTCCATCCGCATCGCGGCGGAGAACAATACTGCGATCAACATCAAGGCATTCAATGACGTCGGGCTTCGCATAGATGATGCAGACTCTGATAAAATCATCAGTGGCGCGGAACTCGGGATGACGATGATCCTGAAGTACCTCGTGACCGCCGCCGCCATCGCCCGGAGCCGGATTGTCGTCATGGACGAGGGCGAGGCAAGCCGTCCCGAGCGGAAGCGCTGGCAGCGCGCCCGGCGAAAGCCGCCGACGCTCCGCTGGATCAAGTTGCGCAAGGTCGTCCGCGAGGCGCGCGACAGCGACCCGACAGGACGGCACCTGACGACTCGTCACATCCGGCGCGGTCACTTCCGCACCGTCCTCTACGGCAAGGGTCGGTCGCAGGAGCGCCTCGACTGGTTCCCGCCAACCATCGTCGGGCCCGAGGGTACGCCCCTCATCGTCAAGGCCGGTCGCGTGTTCAGTTTGGAGCGCTAGTTGAATGCCGTTGATGCCGCCAAGGTCTACATCCAGTCGGTGCTTGACGGGCTCCCGTCAGACCAATCCTTTGATGCCCTCAACCGCGTCGAATTCCAGCAACTCATGCGGGCGGTGAAGGAGGCGGAGGACTGCGCGCCGCCACCGAACAACATCACCGACTACTGGATGGCGCACTACACCGCCGACAGCGGCCTGTGCTCCCTCTGCGGGAACTCCGGTCGCATCGACACGTCAGGCGCGAGGTCGTCAGCGGGCGTCATGGCAGGTCGCGTGAACTTCTGCATCTGTCCGAATGGACAGGCCATTCGCAAGGCGAGCGAATGAGGCCACTCCCCTACGGCAAGGTCTGCGACAACTGCCGCAACCGCGTTCCGTCGCCGCATCCGATGGTCGTGGTCGCCCCGCCTAGACGCGGTACGAGACGCGAGGTAGAATTGAAGGAAGCCCCGGCGATTGGCACCGCCGAGGATTGACGGGAGAGTGGGCAACCACGGTGAGTTGCGGATTCAGCGCCGGGCGGGGTCACGGCCCACTGTAGGCGCGAAGCGACAAGACCGTGAACCGTCACGCGAGTCCGCCCTGAAATCCTAGCGGGACAGGGCGGACTCGCACAGACCGGGGAGGGGCGATGGGCTTAACCCTGCGGCCCGTCGCCTCTCCCTCGTAAGCGACGCGGGTGCCGGCCAGCGTCGTGCGTGCATCGGGCAGGAATGGATGGAATTGATCTTGAACTGCCCGGTGCACGCGTGATCTTCACCCTTCGCGAACTGTCCGCAACCCACGCTTCCCTCACCTTCGATTGGGAGAACAGCGCCGCCTTCGAGGAGGCCTTGCGCGTCACGAAGGCCACGCCGGGCCGGACGTGGAAGCCAGGCTTGAAGCACTGGGCCATCCCCATCGACCATGCGAACGGACTGGCCACGAAACTCGCCGCCCTCGGCGACGTGTTGATCGAGCCGGTGTTGAACGCGCGCCTCAAGCGCATGCGGGCGGCGGCGGACAAGGTCGCTGACCTCGCCTTCCTGCTCGACCTTCCCGACTGGGAGCGCCCGCCGGGCATCGTTACGCCCGACATCCGTGGCTACCAGAAGGTCGCCGAGCGGATGCTCAACACGATTGAGGGCGGCTCGCTCCTCGGCGACCCGGTGGGGACGGGCAAGACCCTCGACGCGATTCTCACCCACCAAGCGGGCGGCCACATCGTCGGGCCCAACTCCATCCTGTGGGTTGTTCCCTCGGGCTTGCGCCTCAACATCCGGTCGCAGTACAAGATTCACTTCGGCCTTGACGATGCACAGGTGGACGAACTCGTCACCGTCATCGAGGGGTCGGACAAGAAGCGCCGCGCGCTCTGGGAACTCCCGACGCCGATCAAGGTGGTCGGCTATGAGTTGTACCTCCGGCATGACTGGGGGAAGCCATGGGTGCCGCGCGACTGGGTGAAGGTGTTCGCCGACGAGTTCACGAAGGGCAAGAACTCACAGTCACAGACTCACAAGCGTCTCCAAGCGATTCGCACCGAGGTCGGGCTCACCGGCATGACGGCGACGCCGCTGGAGATGCACCTTGAGGACGTCTACAACCTCGTGGGCGGCATCCTCCGTCCCGGTCTGCTCGGGAACTTCACCGCGTTCCGCGACAAGTTCCTCCAGACAGACCGTTGGGGACACGTGGTCGGGACGAACTGGCAGACGCTCCCCGAGTTCAACGAGATCATCGCGCCCTACATCGTCCGGCGGCGCAAAGAGGTCTTGATGCCGCAACTGCCCGAGAAGGTGCCCGTCATGGTTGACGTGGAACTCTCGCCGCAGGAGCGTCGCTGGTACAACATGATGTGCGATGACTTCTTCCTGTGGCTGGCCACGACCGGCAGCGACTCGAAGGATGACCCGCTCGTCCAGACGCTCCGGCTGCGCCAGTTCCTCAATTCACCGAACATCGTCCACGACAAGTATCCGGTCGAGGGCTCCAAGATGGATGCGCTGTTCGAACTGCTCGAACCGCATGACTCCGATTCGGTGATGATGTTCAGCCAGTGGACGAGTACCGCCGAGCGCATCTATGAGGCGCTCGCCGCGCGGACTCGTCACGAGGTCGTGTACCTCCACGGCGGCACACCGGTGAAGCGGCGTCAGGAGATCAGCGACCGTGTGAATGCCGGAGAGCAGATTTGGGTGGTGGCGAGCGACGCGATGGCGTACGGGTTCGATTTCTACGGCGCGTCTGCTCTGGTCCATTACGACTGTCTCTGGAACCCCGCGAAGATGATCGAGCAGCGCGAGGGACGACTGCACCGGGGCGGACAGTCGCGCCGCCCTGTCGTCTACACGATGAACGTCCTCGACACCTTCGAGCAGGTCGTGTACCACGTCATGAAGGGCCGTGAGGCGCTCGGCGACGCCGTTCAGGACGGCACGGAGACGGCCCTGTTCCGCCGCTGGTCACGCAAGGATTGGAAGGCGGCGATGCAGGGCGAGATTCCCATCGTCGGTGAGGATGACTCGGACCACTAGAGTTGGACTACCAGCAATCGGAGGTCTGAGTGATCACTTCGCCTTTCGTCTACATCCCTGAGGGCATCGTCGGGCCCGGCGCGAGCGTGCTGCCGGACATCGACCGCATCATGCAAGATGTGACGCTCGCGTTCGCTCGCAAGACCGGGCGACGCCTTCAGTGCGTCCCGGCGCGCCTCGTGTGGGGGCCGATGCTCCCGTTTGGACAGATTCGCGACCACGCCGAGAAGGTCTGGAGGACGGTGAATGGCGTCCTCGCCGTTGACGAGGAGGTCGTGAACCCCTCGTTGAAGGTGGTCTTCATCTACGGCATGCCCGCCGATCAATCGGGTTGCGGCGCAGACGATTCGTACACGATTGGGAACTCCCGCCCGGACATGGGCGGACTCGCGACCATCGGGTGGGGACGGGTCGCCGACGCGCAGCACGCGAGGTTCCACGGACGCACCGCCAATGAGCGGCTGGAGTACATGGGGTGCATCGCCCTGACGATGCATGAGATCGGGCACGCGCTCGGTCTGTTGCATCCGCCTGAGCCGCCCGCCCTCCAGCTGAACTCGTCCACCATCATGGGCTATGCGCAGTCGGCCTTCGCGCTTGGCTCGCCCGGCGCGAACCCCATGCTCTTCACCGACGCCGAGTTGACGACCTTGATCGCTCACCAAGCGTTCGAGGCCAAGACCTTCGACTCGTTTGGCGACACATCCCTGATGGGGCTGTCGCAACTCGACGCCGAGGCGTTGATCAACGGCACCGTGAGCGCGGCCTTCGCTCTTGTGATGGGGCGTCCGGTCGCAGACTATCTGGAGGCATGATGCAACTCGCAATCGAACTGCTCGGGCGCAAGGACTTCGATGAGCCGATCATCTGGGGCAGCGGGCCCGCCAAGTTGCGCGGCACGCTCACAGGTCTGAAGGGCGTCCGCGACGACATCCACACCAAGGATCACAGCGGATGTGACTTCGGGTTCCCTTGGAACTCGCTCATCCCGCCGGTCGCGCCGGGCCGCGTTGTGTTCACGAGCACGCCTGACGACTGGTGGGGCGCCACCTTCGGGTTCTCCTGCATCATCGACCACGGCGACGGGACGCGGGCGCTGTACGCGCACTTCGCCTACCTCAACGTCAGCGTCGGCGATGTGGTCGACTACGACACCATCCTCGGTCAGCAGGGCGACACAGGCTGGTCATTCGGCCAGCACGTCCACCTCGGCATGAGCACGGACGACAACCCGTTCTTCACGAAGGATGCGGATGGCGGCACCTCGCGTCTGCTCGACCCGTTGGACTACGCCTCTGCCGTCGTGACCACGGTTGCCGATGTGTCGAGCGTCGAGTACCCGCAGACGCCGGACGCGCGTGCCGTGGCCGCTCACTCCGCGCAGTACCTCTCCGACAGCGTGGAGCGCCTCGCGAAGATGCTTGAAGCGGGCGTGCCGACGTTTGCGCTCGCGACCGAGTGGGATGCCGCCGCCGCCGGACTCGCGAACCTCCGGGTGGCGATGGACGGGCTCACCTAGACTCCGATACGAGGCGCGAGGTAATATCTCGGGTAACGGGCCCCGCTCCCGTTGAAATTGGAGGATGAATGGTACAGGATGTGAAGCCGAAGGGCAAGCGCGGTCGAGCACCGGGCTTCCGATTGGCCGACGATCACAAGGCCGCCATCAGCGAGTCTGTGTCCCGCTCGCCCGCCCACCAGAGGGCGAATCCGAGCCGGTCACGAGTTCAAATTGACCAAGTGGTGCCGTACTGGATTCGGGCCAAGCGCTCGGACAAGTCCGCCGCCGAGGTCAAGGCTGCGAGCCCGCACGCGAAGCGGGACGACCAGCTGGAGTCGATGCTGGACAAGCGCACCTGTCACCTGGACGGTACGCGCCTGACGCTGACGACTACGCGAGCGGGGGAGCCGGAGCACGGCACCGCGCGTTGCACGTCGGAGTCCAAGTCTCATACGTTCGCTTGGGTGATCAAGCCCGGCGCGCGGATGACGGTGGAGCCCAACTAATGCCTGAGGAAGTCATTGCCGTAACGGGCGAGGTCGCTGTCGCAATCTTGGCGTGGGACAAGGCGCAACTCGCCTTGGCCGAGGCCAAGAAGAATGAGGAGGCAACCTACGTCCGGGTGATGGCGGAGGCCGACAAGTTTGTCGGCAAGGAAAGCGGCTTCACCGGCGTTGTCCTCACAGGCGGCGGCGGCGTGAAGGCCGGGCGCTACTTCCAGATGCGGGGCGGCGGCGTGGATGACTCCGCGCTCGCCAAACGGCTGAAGGAGAGCCTGACCGTGGAGGCGTACCAGAAGTACGTCACAGAGGAAGTCGTCACGACCACGGTCGTGAAGATCAACGAGGCGGCGCTGAAGGCGGATGCATCGCTGCACCCCGAACTCGCCGCGATGATCGCGGAGTGTGAGACTCCGCCGACTGCCGTACAGACGCGCTACACCCCTCGACCGGCGACGGCTGAGGACGTGTTCAAGGCGCAACTCCAACTCAAGGCACGTGCGGGGCTGGATGGCTCCGGCGTTGAAGAAGGGACTGACGATGGCCGTGAAGAATAAGCCGCCCGGCGATGCCGCCGACGCTCCGAAGGATGATGCACAGCTGACCGACGACAACGACCAGGACGCCGACACGCCCGCTGCCGCGGACGCCGGCAACAACCTCGACGCGAGCGAGGCGGGCGAGCCCGTCGAACTCACGGAGCCCACCGGCGATCACCGCCGGTTCGCGGACGATGGCGTGACGGAACTCGACCCGGTTTCGGGCGAGCCCATCTAGCCAGCGCCCCTCAAGTCACAAATTGCGGGGAGAGGGAGCGGCGCGGATCACGCGTGGTTCACGCGCTTCCTCTCCCGGCTCAACCTCGGCACGGAGGTTCGGATGCTCAAGATCACAGGCGAGGCGCTTGTTGAAGTTGACGAGGCGCGCAACGTCGCCTACGTCACCGATGAGCACGGCGTGACTCTCATCCGTCTCAACCTCAAGCCCGAGCAAATCGTTATCATGAAGCGGGGCGACCTGCTCGACATCCGCACGCGGGAGGCACTGTAGTTGTCCGACACGATGAAGGCCACGCTGGTTGGTCACACCACCAACCCCATCTCTCAGACGCTCGCCGTCTGGGACGCATCCAAGTCCGAGGAGCCGCTGGACGAGATTCTCCAGCGCTACCGCAACCTCAACCTTGACTACGACTTCCGGGCGCGCAACTCCCTCGACGGCGAGCGCGCCGAGGCGATGTCGCTCTTCCAGCGCATCCTCGATGAGCGCATCCCGGTCGGTGAGTTCATCACCTTCAACTTCATCCTCGAAGGCGTGCCGGTCAGTTGGCGCGAGCAGGCAGTCCGTCACCGCGTCGGCGTGAAGTACGGGCCGAACTACGGCGTGGACGTCATTCCCGAGGAGGGCGCGAGTTTCTGGTCGCAGTCGATGCGCATCCAGAACATGGGCGTGTTCGCCGACAAGGGCGCGTACCACCTGCCCGAGACGATCAAGACCGGCTCGCCCGAGGCAGACGTCTTCATCACGGCGATGGAGGGCATCCAGTCGGCGTACAACGAACTCGTGGCGTCGGGCGTCCCGATGGAGGACGCGCGCCAACTCATCCCGCTCGGCGCGACCCACCGCATCGCGATGAGCATCAACCTCGCCGCCCTCTCGCACATCATCGGCGAGCGCTCCTGCTGGATTCTGCAGGGCGGGCTCTGGGCCCCGGTCATCGCCTCGATGGTCAACGAACTCGCCACGAAGGTGCACCCGGTGTTCCGCAACCTCGTCACGCCGCCGTGCATCGCTTCTGACGGTTCGTACGACACGTGCGCCTACGTCGAGGAGAACATCCGTCGCATGGACGGGCGCGACCAACTCCCCGTCTGCCCGATGTACTTCCAAGAGCGGGAGCGCTTGGCCATCGCGACGGGCGACCTGATCCCTGTCATCGAGGCGGCGCACGCCGAGGCCGTGAAGGAACGCATCCCGCAGTACGCGGCTCTGTGGGATCAGCCGCAACTCGCCGAGACTTGGACTTGGACGCCCCGCGCCTAACGCGCCGGACGAATCGCCCGCAGGAGGCATCGTGGACAACAAGCAGCTCATCAAGGCTCTGCGAGTGTTGGCACTCGTGCAAAGCCTGCTCTTTCTCGGCGCTGTCATCTTCGCGTTCACGCTGTTCCCGGCGGACTGCCTCTACAGCGCCACCTTGAAGGAGAGGGTCTGCGAGCCTCACCCTCTCGCGCCGGTGAAGTACACGCTCATCATCCTGTTCTCTACGTCAGGCCTGATGGCGGTGTTCTTCACGAGTTGGATGGCGTCGGTGCTGGAGGCTCTGATCTCTCCCGTCCGCGTCCAGCCCGCCGCTCAGACCTATGTCGTCGGACGCGGCTTGGTGCCGGAGGAGGAAGCGTGACCTTCAACCCTGACCTCAACACCTTCAAGCCTGACCTCAACTTCCCGACGCTCGACAAGTTGGCCGAGCCGTCCGGCCAAGCCGGAGCCCGCTGGCTCTTCAGCGGCGAGGGCGGCGATGTCGACCTGATCGACTGCTTCGGTGACGCCGGGGCCTCGCCCATCTCGAATGAGCGCATGGAGGACTGGATCAACGATGGGCTCGTGGCGGGCGTGCCCTTCCGTCAGCCGCACATGCTCTTCAACTCGCTGCGCGACAACGAGTACCCGCTCATGCTCGGGGAGCGCCTCGGGCTCGGCCAGAACGTCCGCGTGTTCTACTCGAACAGCGGGCAGGAGGCCGTGGAGACGGCGATCAAGACCGCACGCCGGGCGACCGGGCGCGGCTGGGTGCTCGGACTCCCCGGCGACTTTCACGGGCGCTCACTCGCGAACCTCTCCATCCAAGACGGGCCCGAGTACCACCACAAGGGCTTCGGCTACCCGAACCCGCAGATGGGCGTCGCCCTCGGCATGATGGAGCACGGTGCGGTGAAGGTTACCAACCCGCACTGGGGACAGGAGGCCGGACACGGCGAGCGCGAAATCTCGCCGCGTCAGGTCGCGGCCCTCGTCATCAGCCCGCTGAACGGCAACAACACTCTGGAGGAGTGGCCGGAGGAGGTCTGGGCGATGGCCAAGGTCATCCGCGAGGCGGGCGGCGTGATCATCTTCGATGAAGTCCAGACCGGATTCGGGCGCGTCGGCGGCGTGCCGTCCATCATCAGCGCGTATGGCGGGAGCCTCGTGCCGATGAACCCGGACATCTGGTGCTTCGGCAAGGCGGCGGGCGCGGGTTGGCCGTTCAGCATCACCGTCACGCGCGGCGACATCGGCGACGTGATGGATCACGGCTCGCACTTCAACACGATGGCAGGGAGTCCGATGGGTTGCTACCTGTCGAAGCGCCTCATCGAGGAACTCGAAGGCGGCATGCTGAGCACGATGCTCGACAGGGCCCGCGACCTTGTCGACCAGTTCGGGTCGAAGGGCCTGTACAACTACGGGTACATGATGGCGATTCGGACGGATGACCCGAAGGGGTTGTGCGCTCGGGCTCGCGAGGAGGGGTTGCTGCTCATCACGGCACGCGACACGCTCCCCGTCCGTTTCACGCTCCCGTACGACATCAGCACCGAGGACTACATGGAGGTGACCCGCCGTCTCACGCTCTGTCTGTAGTTGGCCCGACGTTGGAATTGAGGTTGAAATGGCCGGTGGAATCAAGTTGGGAATCCCCATCGCGGTACGCGCCGAGGGCATCGACAAGGATGACTTCAAGCGCACGTACCGCAGGGAGGGCTTCAACGCGACGGCGCGGAAGTTCGACATCTCATCGACCGTGATGGCGAACCTGCTGAACTACTGGGGCATCAAGCACGTCGGGCGGGTCGCCAAGCCCGGTGTGAAGGTCGTGCGGAAGCCAAGAGCGCAGAATGGCGCTACGGCTGACGGAGCGGCACAGGGCATGGCTCCGCCCTCCAAGCCCGAGGCGAAGGCCATGACGCCCTCGCTTGCCGACGCGCTGGCGGCGGAACTCGCGCCGATGGTCTCGCCGCTCGTGCTCGCCGAACTCACGCCGAAGGTGTTTGACATGGTGCTGGACGGCCTCATCGCCGCCTTCACCTTGATCAAGCAGGAGGGCTCCACTCGTGACTAGTCCCCGCGCGAAGTGTTCCGCACTCCTCCGCCCGTCGCTGACGGTCTGCGACCGGCCTCACGCCGAGCACGACCGCATCCGGTCGCACGAGTTCCAGGCAAAGCCTCATCACAAGATCCACATCGGCTTCCCGCGCCTCGATGTGATGTACTGCGGACGTCACAAGGTTCACGAGGCGCTGCCCGATCAGACGGACTCGACCGTGCGCGAGGCAGCGTTGGACAACGCGCTCTGCACGGTCTGCTTCAAGACGTGGCTGTTCCTCCGCGAACGGCAACGGTTCCTGCTCCAGCAGCAAGTCGCGGCAGTGCGACGCTAGGAAGGCCTCTCATGTACCTCGTGCTCGAAGGCGTAGACGGGGCGGGCAAGACGACTCTTGCCGCGCTCCTCAGCAACGAACTCAGCATCCCCGTCCTCAACCTCTTCACAGGGCATGAGGAGGCGCTGGGGATGCGCGGTCATCTCGGCTCGCCGATTCCCGGCATCGCCGACTACGCCGAGGACTTGGCCACGGCTGACATCCTCAAGCGCCTCGACGCGAGTGCCATCGGCGACCGGGGCATCGCGTCGGCAGATGTGTACCGGCGCTTCCGTAACATCGAGCCCATCGACCCGGCAGTGTGGGACTACTACTGGCGGCGCATCGTGCCGCGCGAGACGGTTGTGGTGCACGTCAAGCGGGACATCGACAAGTGCATCGCCGCCCGCGCCGATCGGTTCAGCGACATCCAGTTGGCGATGATCGACCTCCTGTTTGACGCGGTGGTCGCCATGATCCCCACGCGCATCCCCGTCATCGAGGTCTACAACGATGGCACTCCCGAGGAGACGGTGCGAGAGATCACCGACCGGCTGTATGCCATTCTCGGCAAGGACGAGGGCGAGCAACCCACAACTTGATGGCTCAAATCGTACACGCGGGCGGGTAGACGCGGTGCGACGTACGAGGTATTATCTCCTCGCTGGGGTACTTCCCCCGGCGGCGCGAGGAGACTGAAGATGGGGATGCTTACCGGCGAGGCACGTGAGAAGGCTCAGGCCGCGCTTGACGCGACCTACGCGCTGCTGGACGCGGCGGAAGCCGTCTGCCGGCACTGCAAGGCCGCCAAGACCCGCGCGGCGCGCGAGGGCAAGCCGCTCGCGAACGTCCGCTGCGGCGGGCACAAGACCCAGCGAGGCCTCGTGTACGTCACGAGCCCGCTGAGCGAGACGTACTGGGCTTCATAGCCCGGTCGCCCCGCGTGGGGGTGGCTCTGGAGTAAGCGGGCTGGTCTCCAAAACCGGCTGTAGCAGGTTCGATTCCTGCCGCCCCCGCCAGAACTCTTCAGGAGGTTCCCGATGATCGTCTCGTTCAAGCGCGCCAACGGCACGACTGTCCGGTTCAACGCCTCCAAGACCCGCTCCGCGCCCTGCCCCGGCTGCAACAACACCGGGGCCGCCACGGTCGGGTGGGACGCTCAGGGCCGCGAGCAGGAGCGCCCCTGCCCCTACGAGTGCGGAGCGCAGTTTTGATGGCTGGCGGATTCTACCGGCACGGCGCGACTCCTGTCAAGACCGTCATGTTGACCGTCTGCTCGACGTGCTACCACGTCCACGCCCTCGGGCCGGGCCACCTCTGCCTCGCCGTCCTCGGCGGGCGAGCATGTGGATGCTACGCATGAAGTACAACTGGAAGGCCGGGCCCTGCGCGAAGTGCAACCACGCGTTCCGCTTCACGAACCCTTGGAGCAACTCCTGCTCCTACTCGGGCGCGATGGGGACGAGCACGCCGCGCTGCGGATGCGACCACGGCGACGAATGGAAGGTGGCGGCTTGATCATCAACACCAAGTTCTCTCCGGGCGTCGAGGTGTTCGCCCTGTCGAGCCGTTCAGAGTTGTTCGGCGCGGTGGACTGCGGATTCTGCGGGAAGTCCGGCACGATCATGGGACTCGACGGCGCGACAACCCGGTGCCCGAAGTGCCTGGGCACTCGACAGGACAAGGCCTACAAGCAGAAGCACAGGGTGGTGCGCGTGCACATCGCGGCGATCAGGGTCACGGATGGCGGTGCGGAGAGCGGCTGCGACATCCAATACATGGAGCGCGTGTACGGCGGTGAAGAGGAGTCGCACTCTGCGTCAGAGTTGTACTCCTCGCAGGACGAGGCCGAAGCCGCCGCCCTCGCCGCCAATGACAAGGAAGGGTGGCCCCGCGATGACGCGTCCGTTTGAGGTCGATGACCGTGACCGCCAGTTCCTCCTCGCCCCGAAGGATGCGCCCTTCGCGCCCATCGTGCCGCTGAAGAACTACCAGTTGCGCGACGAGACAGGTAGGCCGTCGCTCGCCATCGTCAACGCCATGGACATCGCGGCCAACCGCGATCACCCGTCGCACCAGATTCCCGTCTACCTCGGCGGCATCTACCAAGACACGCCGAAGGGCGGACGCCCCTCCATCCTGTACACAGACCTTGAGGCGCTCCTCGCCGCCGGATGGATGGTGGACTAGATGAAGTGCCACGACTGCGGCAGACCCGATGACGACCACGCGGATGATTGCCCCACCGTGGTCGGCATCGTCATCTCTGACGAGGTCAAGCGCATGTACCCCGCCGAGCGCTACGGCGGCTCAGTCGTCCCGCCGCGCTGGCAGCCCGGCGACCCTCTCCCGCCGGACGCGACGAACGTCATCAGGGCCTTCGGCGGGCCCGCCGAGCCGAGGCGCTACATCCCGCGATGCGACTTCCGCGTGTGGAGCGGGAGCGGCGGCGACCAGTGCGTGTGGGAGCGTGGGCACGACCCGTCCATCCCGCATCGACTCCAAGATGCCGACTACCCGGCGACCGGGCCGAACGCGAGGGAGTACGACTACCATGGGCGATGAGACGTTGGTCCACGCCAACGAGGGCGGCGACTACACGTTGTGCAACGTGAAGGGCGCGGCGGCTGTAGCGGCGAGCCTTCCCGTCATCGAGTTCAAGGCGGCGTTCCGCTCCAAGCGGTGCACGCGCTGCCTCGACAAGATCGTCCGCCGGACGCGCGAGGGGCTCCGCCGGTGACGCTGAAGCAACTCCTCGAAGCGCTCCAGTCCATCGAGCGCGAGCACCCCGAGATGATGGACGAGGACGCCTATGTGTCGCTCCGCTCGGGCGACCGCGACAGCACCAGCCAACTCATCTTCACGTGCGAGGTTTACACTCGCCCGAATGGCTCGAAAGTGGTGATCATCGAATGAACGAGACGCTCTGCGACTGCTGCGACCGCACGACCTGTGCTGTGAAGGAGTGCACCACCCCGACCGACCGGCTGCGCGTCGCTCACATCCGCGTCAACAACGGGACGCCCGAAGCGCCCGAGTACGCCGAGCATGACGTCGCCTTCTGCTACCGGCACAACCGCTAGTGGGACACTCGAAGGGGTGCGCTTGGCTTGTCGACGTCACGCACGCCTGTGACTGCGGGTTTGTCAAGATTGTGCACGATGGCATCGCGCGTGCGCACCCGTTCACGCCAGCGCCGCCGACGAACTCCGTCAACCTGATCTCGGACGGCCAGAGCGTCCGGGCGGTCGTGAACATCAACGGCGTGGAGTCCATCTCATCGCCTCTCCCTCTGCCGCCCGGACTCTTCCGCACCTCCCTTGACGTCAACGCCGATGTCGCCGCCCTCAAGCGGCGCATCGCCGAGGTCGTGGAGTCCAACGTCGCCCTCGTGAAGGTCGCCAACTCCCGGCTGACCGCGATTCACGACTTGACCATCCTCCTGCGCGAACTCCGCACGGCCATCCTGCTCGACCCCGAGGAAGCGGCGAGCATAATCGACGCGACGCTGAAGGAGCACACGGATGAAGTCGGCGAGGGCCTTGAAGAGGAGCATTGGAGGTTGCGCGTGCTCGCCGCCGGAGCCGCGCGCCTCGCCTCATGGGCAATCGTCAACTCCAAGAAGGGGTTGAGCATCCACATGGAGACCGGCCTCACCGAGGGCGAGTTGGCAGAGTACGCCCGCGCCGCCGAGCGGGGCGAGCCGCTTGAGTTCCGCGACACGGCGATGGACGAGTTTGACGCGTTGAGGAGGGACAGGCCGTGACCCGACATGACAAGGCAGAAACCAAGCGCATCCGCGCCGAGGCAGAGGAACTGCGCGGCCTGATGGCGGCAGTCGGATGCACGCTCATCGGCTGGAGCAGCGTCAACTCCTGCTCCGGGCGGAAGGATGGGCGCTGGTACACATTCGAGCAAGTGCACCTTGACGCGATTCGCGAACTGGTCGCGCTCCGCGCGGCTGCGGCGGCAAAGGAAGTGACCGCATGAAAGAGCGTGCCCTGACTGCCCTCGATTGGTGCCTGGTGGCGCTGGTCTACTACCTGTGGATTCCCGTAGCCGTCGCCCGGTTCGTGGCGGCGCGGGCATCGACGGCGCTGGAGGGCTGGGCGCTCCGCCGCCTTGACAGCCTCGGGCCGATGGCGGGCCGGTCGCCGACGCCGGTGGACGGCGATGTCTTCCGTCGCATCGAGTCCGCGCCGGGCGAGCGGCTGGGCGACATCGTGCCCGGCACCAAGCCCGTCGAGGAGCGCCCGGACAACGTGATGTCGATTCGGCAGGAGGACGTGTCATGACCGAGGAGCGGCGTTGCAAGGTCGTGTGGGATCACGACCGTTGGAAGGGCACGAAGTACTGCGAGGAGTGCCCGCACAAGAACCTCATCTGCCACGATGAGCACGGTTGTCACGTCAAGGGGTGCGAGTGCACCGTCAACCCGAAAGACGAGTGCGGCATCCTGCTCGTGCTCGACCCGTCCGGCGCGACATGCGTGTCCAGTGTTGCCGACTGCTACGCATCGCGCGATGAGCACTGCGCCGAGGATGAGGACTCGCTCCACATGTGCAAGGGCGGCAACGTCCACGGGCACAAGTTCGAGGCCCCATGGGTGCACTCGGTCGCGCCCCGATTCACGCACGGCTCAACTCTCAAGAGCGCCTCGTGACGCGCCGTCGCACCCTTGTCAGGGTGATCGGCAAGACCGATGTCGACAACCTCATCGCTGTCGTGGCGACGTTCAGCGACAACGGGTTTGTCTTCCCCGCCGCCCGCATCGCCGATGAGACGCTGCGCGAGGCGGCGCTCAACTCGGACTATCCGTTCAGGATGTTCGCTACGGCAGACCTGGATGTCGCGCACCCTGACGGCCTGTTGCTCGCGGACTTTGAGGCCGCGCCCGAGCCCGACGCCTGATGGCTGCCCGCTGGCGTTGCCCGAACTGCGGTCGCCGACTCGTTCAATACTACCGGGACACCCTGCCCAAGGGCATGTTCTGGCGCGACGATGAGCCCGATGAACCCGGCTAGGCCGCAAAGGAGTCTGTCTTGTTCTGGATCATTTTCGTCATCGTGATGTGCGGCTTCTTCATCTGGCTTGACTCGCCGTATGGGCCTCACGGTCGCGCCGGGCTCGCGATGACAAAGAGGAGCCGCCTCAGAGGTCTGGAAGTTGACCCCCGAGGCGGCTCAGGCTCCCCCGGAGGGGGTGGAGGAGCCCGTTCAGGCTCTGGAAGGCAGTTCCCTCGCCGCCGGGACGAGGGTCACGAGGGCCTCGCGTCCGCCGATGCCGCCGATCACGAGCGTGAGCCACTGCTCGACAAGGGCATAAGGCGTCGCCCCGCTGAGCATGCCCGACGTATGACCGATGTAGACCGCCCCGGCGCTCACGAGCGCGACCAGACCGAGGATCACCCTCGGATCCATCGAGCCCTTCCATGCGCTCTTAATCAGAGCGACAACGGCACCGACCATCACGGCGAGTCCGATGGCGCTGCCCGACGCCGGTGCCGCATCGGACGCCTCGGCGAAAGGGTTGACGTTCGTCGCATGGAAGCCCGCGTTGCCGGTCTTGGCCGGCAGCGGTGCCTTCGGCGGGGCGGGCAAGACGGCGGTGGCGGTCGCCTTCGGCGGGACTTGAGCGCCGACGTTCCCCGGCAGCATGCCGAGCAGCCCGATCGTGAGTAGTGCGATGACGGCGACGGCGAGCCAATTGCGTATCATGGACATGGTGCCCTCCTTGGGCGTTATCGGTTCCTCTGCTCACAGGCCTCGGCGCGACCCTTCCAGTAGTCGCGGTCAGCCTCGGCGTCTTCAGCGCGAGCGCGCTGCCAGTCGATCATGGACTTGGCCTCGTTGACGAATGTGGAGCGGTTGCCATTCCGCGAGTTCAGCAACCCGAGGGCCAACGTGACGACCATCGCCGCCACGGGAACGATCACGGCAACCTGCTCCTGCGTCACAAGCCGTGTCCATTCAGGTAGGCCCTCCGCGCGTTGAGGGCGGCGTGGACGGCGAATGACCCGTACGCGACCGGGGCAATCTGGAGGCCGGAGAGGGCGAGCCCGAGTGCGAGCGCGATGAACCAGAAGGCCGTCGCGTACAGGCTCATGACGCGGAGCGCACGCAGCGGCGGGAAGAAGCCCAGCCAAGCCGCGCTGATCCCGGCGAGTTGCGTGGAGGCGATCACGAGGGCGAAGGCTCCCCACCAGATTGAGGAGATGAGGCCGTCGAGTCCGGCCAGAGCGTCGGGCGAGGGGACTGGCCCGCCGGGGAGCAGGACGAATCCCCACCAGCCCATGACGAGGGCTGAAATCGGCTCGCTGGCCGTCATATTGACGTGCCGCCCTTGAGCCGTGAGCCTGTCGATCATCCGACGCCCGCTGAGGTAGTAGACCAAAGTGGATCGGGTCGAAACGGGCCGTGCCGCCATGATTGCTCCTTGGAAACCGTTTGCCGCCAGCCTCGAAAGGTTAGCGTCGTGACTGTTGGCTGAACTATCGGGCCGCGAGGCTCGCTTGCATCGCCGCAATCGCCTCTTGGTAGCGCCTCATGATGGAATCCGGATTGGCCACGCCGAGGTCGAATGACACATCCTCGACGGGGTTCTGGCCAGAGTGCGAGATGGCGACTGACACAGCGGCGATGGGAAGGTCAATCGCCTCGGCGCGCAGTCGCGGCTCTGCGAAGGTCACCTTCCAGCCGACATTGAAGTCCTCACGGTACACGCTGTTCTGACTCGCCCGGAAGGGCTTGGCCTTCACGGTCACGATGGAACGGCGGCGACGGAGAATCTCCAGCCCGCCGACTGTCGCCCGTTGATCAACTGTGGTTGCGAACGGCGCGTCAATCACCTGCTCCCAGCGCATGTCGCCCGCCGAGATGCTCGCCGTGTCCTCGACCTCCGTCACGTTGCGAGCGCCGCCGGAGCCGTCGCCCGCGACGAAGTGATAGTTGCGATGGTTGGTGTAGTCCTCGCTGAACTCCAAGCCCTCGACGTTGTCCCACGCGACGCTGAAGGGAATCTCACCCGCCGCGCTCGTGTGGTCGGCAATCTCCGTCACGTCATACTCGTACCCGTCAGCGGTCATCGTGACCTCTTGGCAGAGTTCAGCCGCCTCGCAGACGGACTGTGTGACGGCGAGGAGCCCCATGCGGTTCGCCGGGGAGTAGACATAGGAGCCGCGCGCGTCATCGGCGGCGACGGTGAAGGTCTTGCCCGAGAGGTAGGCAGTCCCCCTCCGCGCCGCTGCCGCGCTGGGGCCAAGGTACGCCTCCACGTATGCCTTGGCGACCGTCTCGCCGATGCCGTCAACGTCGTCTGCCGTCGTCTCGCCGACGATGCGTTGCGAGAGCCAGTATGAGGTTAGGTCGGGCCCGCCGATCACCCACTTCTTGCCGAGTGCGTTGACCTTGCGCAGCATGATGACGCCGATGAACTCGGTCGCGCCGTTGCGCACGACATGGATCAGCTGGTGTGTGGCGAGGAGCGTGGCCGTGTAGCGGTCGTCCAGCGGCAGGGTCATGACCCAAGCGCCGCCGCCCCGGAACATGCGCTTCCAACTCGCCGCCTCGACGTCAGCAGGGTTGATCTCGTCCACGTACGCGAGCGTGCGGAGGTTGCGGATGAAGAACTGATACTCAGGCGTCTGGTAGGTCACTTTGGCCGCCGGATGAAGTGCACGATCAACCACACGAGCGCCGCCGCGATCACAGCGTCAAGCGCCGGGTACAGGACAAGGAGCGCCCAGACCTGCTCGCTCAGCGTGTCGTCGGGCGCGTCATTGGCGAGCGCCGCGAACTCGACCGCGCCGCCGACGATGAAGATCAGAATCCAGACGGCGCGCCACTTGCTCATGATCAGGCCTCGGGGATGTTGAACTGCGCCATGAGGGACTCGATGCGGTCGTGCTCCTCCTGCGTCACGGCAGCGTCAGCGAGCATATCGGCGAGCGCCCCGCGCACGACGGCCCAGTTGCCTTGGTCCAGCCCGACTTGCGAGTCAGGGTAGTCCCTCGCGAGGGCACGCGCCTTCTGCTTGCCCACGCCCACCGGCGCGTCGGCGAACACGGCGAGGCGGAAGTTGCCGATGTTCGGCGCGGGCGTCGGCTCGGGCGGCGTGTCGGGGTTGGCCTCGTTGTAGGCCTCATTCGCCGCGACCGCCGCGATGTACTGCTCCTCGCTCAAGACTTCCGCGCCGAGGAGCGCCTCATCTGACTCAGCGACCCACTCGCTGCCGTCGTTGCGGTATGACGCGTTGCGGACTTGCTTGCCGTCGCCGAGGGCGGCGGGGACTTGCGCGAACTTGATGAACATTGCCATCTCCTACTCGTCCAGCGCGCAGACGTACAGCGCCGACATTGCGAACTGCCCGGCGACCGCGCCGCTGATGATGATGCGACCGTGAGGGTTGAGGTCAACCGTTGCGGTCGGGACGTTCGTGGTGTGCGTGTACAGCGTGCCCGCCGTGTGGTCATAGCAGTGCCATGTCACGCCTGCGTCCGGCGTCCAGATGTCATACCAGCGCTGAGCATTGGACTGCGTGCCCATGTCGGTCGCCGTCTCCGCCCCGCTCTGACGAGTGACGAAGAACAGGTTGCCGGTCGTGCTACGTCGGATGTACACGCCCTCTTGCGTCGTGCCGGAGATGCCTTGCATGAACCCGACCGCGATTTGCGTGATGTTGGCGTGACCAGCAGCGGTCGGGTTGAACTTGAACCTCATCCACGGCGAACGGTCGGGAGCGACGAAGATGTTCACAGCCGCCGTGCCAGCGGGGATGGTCTGCGGCCCGATGCCGAAGCTGGACCCCGCACCGCCCGCGCCGGTGTTGAGCGTCGTGATCCCGTTCGCCATCGACGCAATGGGATTGATGGTTACGGTCGAGCACCAAGCCTGCACGCCGCCATCGAGGATAGTGTTGTAGGCGTTGGTGTCATAGATGGGCGAGGACATGCGGGAGTGGAAGCCGATGACGCCGATGCGACCATAGGCAGAGAGGCCGGTCGGTGCGGCAAGGGCCCCTCCACCGAGGGCGAGCATCTCGTCAAACGCGGGCGACTTGAGGTTGCAGAACGTCCGCGTGTCGGCGAATGAACCGACAACGCTCAACGTCGTCACCGTGTAGGAGCACAGGCTGATCTCGTACAGCGTGCCCGGCGTCTGCGTCAGGGCGGGGATGGTCGCCGTGCCGTCAGCGCTGCTGATCTCCGCGATGCGCACGGTCTGCGTCGCGCCCCACGTGCACTGCAGCACCATGCGCCGTCCGGTCGTGCCGACAGACGGCTGAACGACAGCCGTGTCGAGCGTCGCGCTGTTGCGATACGGGTGGCCGTCCACCATCGCCCAGCCCGACGCGATGCGGATGTCGCTGCCGTTCACGCTCGGCGCGAGGGAGTTGAGAATCCCGAAGATGACGCCGCTACCGCCCATGAAGGCGTTGAACATCGCCGTGACATCGGCCTCGGAGTGCGGCGACTCGTCGCCGCCGCCGTCCGCATCCCACAGGAAAGAACTCTCAGCCATGCTACACCCCTATGAGTTGACGGAACGAACGCATGAGCGCTTCAGCGCTCCCGGTCGCGACGCCGATGGTCACGCTGTTGACTCCGGGCACGAGCGGCCACATCTGCGATGCGTCGCTCCGGTATGAGTACTTGTTCGCCCCGGCGATGGTCGCCGTCCGGTTGAGCATGTCGACCAGAAGCACGTCGGCGGCAGCCATCGACAGCACGCCTCCGCCCGTCAGAGCGAACGTCTTGCCGGTCGTGTTGTTCGTGAAGTACGGGCCTGTCGAGGCGACGGCGGCGGTCAGGCTGAACCGGGGCCAAGCGTCAACGTCGCCGTCATTGGTGAAGTTGAAGGTGACCGCGCTCTGCGTGATGCTCCACGGGATGCTCCACGGGATGGACCAGCCGCCCGCCGGGACGGTCTGGAGCGTCTCGTTCAGCGCGCTGACCCGGATGGCGGGGTCGAAGCACTTGAAGGCGATGTTCGGCGTCTGGAGGCGCGGGACATTCGCTTGATGGTCGCTCAGGCTGAACTCATCCACGACCGCATCGACCTCGTAGCACTGCGCGTCGGGCGCGTACATCAAAATGCCCTGCCCGAGGCGCGGGTTCAACTTCGACAAGAGCGCTCGGCGCGCCGTCTGGAAGGTCGCGGCGGAGTGACCGTACACTCGGGCCCCGAGGCGGATACTGCGCGTCCGCATCCGGCTGTCGATGTAGGATGCGCCGTCGCGGAGCGGCGTCTCAACGTTGCGGTGCTCCATCGCCGGGACGCCCATGCCGTTGATCGTGCTGATCTTCACGCCGGTCTGCCCGAGCAGGTCAACCGTCTTGCCGCCCGCCGCGAGCGTCCAGTACCGGGAGTTGGCGCCATACCAGAGCAGGGTCATCGTCTCGTTGACGAACTCCCCGAACAGCGGCGGGCGAGACGCGACCAGCGCGTTGAACTGGGCAATCTGCGTCGCCGTCAGCGCCGCGCTGCAGCACAAGACCGCGTCATAGCGCGCCTCGAAATCGCTCGCAGCCGCCCGGCTGCCGATGTCCACAGTCGTGGGGAGCGTCGGGATGTTCGTGTTGGCGGTTGACGTCACAGCCGAGCCCGCGACCGACAGCCCAATCGTGGTAGCGTCCCACTGCATGTAGATGAAGCGCCCGACGCCCGCCGCGAAGGTCGTGTCGATGGTGGTGATCGTGCTGCCCGCACCTGCCGCATAGCGGCGCAACTCCCACCGGGTCGCCGCCTTGTTGTAGACGAGTTCGATGTAGTTGTTCGCGTCGGTGTACCACGACCACATCACGCCGGTCGCGGGCTGGGACGGGCCGCCATAGTTGTTGTCGGGCGTGAAGTAGATGCCGACCGCGCCGGTGGTCGGCGTGATCTGGCTGCTGCTGACCGTGAGCCGCTGACGGTGCGTAGACGCGACGCGGACGGGACATGCCGTGAACGGCGACGTGAACTGCCCGGCGACGCGCGTGATGAGCGTGCCGGACTCGGTGGTGTCGTTGTCCGTCCTGCCGAAGGCGTATGTGAGGCCCGACATTACGGCGTCCCCGCCGGGCCGGAGTCGCCCGCGCTGATCGAAGGCGTCTGCTCGACCGTGATGTAGATGGGCCCGTTCGAGATGATGCCGCCGCCGACCGCTTGCTGGTCCACGTTGTCGATGCCTCCCGCCTGGACCACCTTGCCCGAGTTCACGCCGATGCCGCCCTCGCCGATTTGACCGACGCCGCCCGAGGCGACGGTGCCAATCGCGCCGGGGCTCACAACGCCGACGCCGCCCGTCACAAGCCCGACGCCGCCCGCCGCGACGTTGGTCTTGGCCTCGCCCGCGCCCGTCCCGGCTGCTGCGGGGTCGGACGGCGGCGCGGGCGGCGGCGTGGCGGGAAGGGGCTTGTCGTAGACCGTTCCGTCAGGGCCGATCACGCGGCCAGTAGAACGCCCCTCCTTGTCCAACTCGGTGGAGGAGCCAGACGGGGCAGTGGCGAGAATCGCAAGGGCAACGGCTTGCTTCACATCGCCGCCCTGCACGCCCGCCGAGCCGCCCCAGAGCGCCTTGGTCAACTCAAAGCGGGCCTTCTCGCTGTCCTTGCGCATGGTCTCCCACGTCGCCCGGTTGACATCGTTGAGTTTGATGCCGTACTTCTCGGCCTGTCGGACTTCATCTGCCCACAGGCGGTCGAGGGCGAGGAGTTCATTCTGCTTCGCGTTCGCGGCGGCGATGCCGCCCTTCAGGTATGCCGCCGCCATCTCGTTCTGTACCATGTCGGCGTGCTTCTTGGCCGCCTCGGTCGCGGCCTTGGTCGCAGCCTCCATCTCCTTGATGCGCTCGGTGTACGGGGCGAGCGCGCCGTTCACGACCTGCTCCACGACACCGAGGCTGCTGATGGCCTTCTCGAAGTCCTCTGTGTGCTGGCCCGCCAACTTGGCCTGAGCCGCCTGGGCAGAGAGGTTCACCTTCAGGATGTTCAGGTTCTTCACGTACTCCTGAAGGCGCGTGATGTCGGCGTCGGAGAGGGCCCCGTCAGTGTTCATGTTCAGAGCGCCGAGGCTCAGGTCGCGCAGACCGCCAACCTCCAAGCCGGGGATGCTGAGGGAGCCGCCGGAGCGCGAGGCGATGAACTCGGCGAGCGCGCTGGGGTTCATCGGCAGCGACGCTTGGAACGCGGCGGCTTCCTTGCCCGCACGCTCGGCGTCCGCCGCTGCCTTGTCGGCTTCCTGCTTCGCCTTGGCGATGGCATCCTTCTGCGCTTGCGTCAGGTACGGGTTCTCAACCGGACGCCCGCCGTTGGTCTGGCTCGCTTCCTCGGCGTACTGCGCCCCGGCGGAGTTCAGCAGACCTTCGGTGAGAGCCTTGACCCTCTCCTCGTCCGCAATCTTGCCGGCGACCTGACCGACCATGAAGTCCCAGCGGTCATTCGCCTCCTCGATGCTGAGGCCCTCGACGGTGGACTTGAGGAAGTCCACGCTCATCGCCGTCGCCATCGCCTGAGCGCCCATCTGGGCGAGGGCCTTGGTGTGCTCCTGCTGGACTTGCACTGCCCGGCGGATCACGTCAGTCGCGTTGCCCTGTGCGTCAACGTAGCGCCGCGAGGCCTCCAGCAACTTCGGGTGCTTCCCGTCCGACAGGTCTGCCATCGTCAGACCGAGCGCGGCGAGCACCTTGTTGACGTCGTCAGATGACGTGATGTTCTTGGACAGTTGCTCATCGTACTGGGCCAACTCCCGCTCAAGGTCGCCCACCTTCTCGCGGTACTCGCCCGACGCCTTGCTCGCCGCCATTGTGCCGCCGGTCGCGTCCAGTTGCGTGGAGTTCAAGGTGCGCTGGGCGCGCTCGGTCGCGGCAAGCGTCGCCTCCAGCGGCGTGAGCCCCATCGCTTGGAAGTCCTGCACAGCCTTGGTCGAGGCCTCGACCGCCTCCTTGGCTTGGTTGGCATTGCTTCGCATGACCAGATAAGCGGCAGCCCCGGCGACCACCGCCACGGCGAGAATGGCCCACGTCGCGGGGTTGCCCACGATGGCCGCCGAGAGTCCCCACATCGTGGCCGTGAGATCCATCGCTGCGAGCGCGCCAGCCGCCATCGCGACGCTCAGGGCTGTGAGGCCCGAGACGAGCGCGCTGA